CCGTCTCGCCGTTGCGTTTCTTCTCGGCACTGGCGGCAGCCAGGGCATCGGTGCTGATGGCTTTGAGATTCTTGCTGATCTCGGCAGAGGGGCGGCCCAGATCGCCCAGGCTCTGCGTGATGTCGAGCTGGCCCTTCAAACGGTCAAAGGTCTGGCCGTACTGGGAGGTGGCTTTATCTGCCTTTTTGGTGGCCAGTCCAGCATATTCCAGCGCTCGGGCCGTGATGTCGCTCTGATCGCCAAAGGATTTGAGGGCATCTTTGGCCTTGTTCCATTTGGCCGAATTGGGCGCGGTGCCGCCAGGTGCGTACTTCTCCACCTGATCCAGAATGCGTCTGGCCTCCTTAACGTAGGTCTCAAACGCCTTGATCGGCGCAGCAGACGCGGCTCCGCCTGCTCCTGCATCGGGCCGGACCTCGGGCACCTTGGCCCCCAGCACGGGCAGCATGTCACCGGGACGCACGATCCAGTTGGGCGTGCCCAGTTTACCAATCGCCACATCGCCCACGGGGTTCACGCCGGGGCTGGTGGGGTTGCCATACTTGTCGAATTTGCCACCGTTGGCCGCATAGGTCACGCGGTTGTTGCCACGCACCATGCCGTCGCCGATGTAGATACCAGTGTGATTCTGGCCATTCTCCGTGTAGAACACCACATCGCCCTTCTGAAGATCTTTCGTGCCGCTATACCGCTGAGCAAAACCCGCCTTGAGCAGGTTACGGGCGGCATCGGTGGCCTCGGTTTTGCCGTCCCCATTGCTGTCGGTCTGGAACAGGGCATTGATCTTGCCTGCCACTTCTGGTGTGGCCTTGCCAAGCACGAGCCGCACCCACTGGGCGCAGTAATTCACGATGCTGTCGGCGCTGACCTGTCCCAGCTTGCCCGCCCCGGCCTCGACCACCTTTGCGCCCAGGGCGTCGGCTCCCGCCGCCGTCAGGGCCACACCCGCTGGGCCACCGGTCTGAAGCGGGCCAGTGAAGGTGCCGTTGGCCTGGGCCTCCTGCTGCACCTGAAAGCTCAGGTCTGCCACTGCGGCTTCCAGCGCAGCCACCTTGGCTTTCTGGGCGTCCAGACGGGGCTGGAACTGCTCTGACACTTTGCCCGTCGCGCGTTGCTGCGCATCCGCCACGCTCTGCGCAGACGCCAATTGGCTTCTGGCCGTGGCCAGTTCCTCTTCCTTGGCCTCCTTCTGCTTGAGCAGATCCGACTTGCCGACGCCGTTTTTCAGGTCACGCGCCTGATTGAACTTGCTCAACACGTCGTTCAGGCCCGTGAGCATGTCGTTGATACCGTCCAGCACGCTGGTTTTGGTAGACGCAAACAGCTCGCCCACATTCACCCACAGCGACTTCCATTTGGCCGAAACCTCATCAGATTTCTGGCTGATGGTGGCGGCCACCTTGCCGTAGGCTTCCGCCGTTTTACCTGCCGCGTTCGCCTGCCCTTCCAGGGTGGCGGTCAGGCGCTCGAAATTGCCGTTAGCCAGACCCGTCACGGCGGTCAGACCGCCCACGTCGCCGAACAGCCGGGCCATCGCCTCGCTGTTGCCGTCGGTCTTCTCGATCACGTCGCGCAGGAATGGCACGAGGCCCTTGGCTGCCAGCGCCTGGGCATTGAACTGGATACCGAGATCTTTGGCGGTCTCTTTTGCCTGCATGCTGGGCTTGATGATGTTCGTCAGCGCCGAGCGCAGGTATTCGATGGCGGAGGACGGCTTGATGCCCTGCGCGGTCAGTGCGGCCACGCTGCCCAGCACCTCGTCCAGACTCAGGCCGGCCATTTTGGCGGTGGGCAGCACCATACCGAGACTCTGGGCGAGTTGCGAGAAGCTCATCTTGCCGTCGTCGACGGCCTTAAAGAGTTTATCGCTGACCATTGTGGCGTCAGACGCTTCCAGTTTGTAGGCGTTCAACACGCTGGTCAGCACGTCGGTGGCAGTGGCAGTCTCCGTGGCTCCAGCGCGCGCCAGTTCAGCGGACTGCTTGAGCAGCGCCAGGCTGGCCGTCATGTCCTCAGTGCCCTTGACCCCTGCACCCAGCACGTCATACAGACCCGCGTTGAGATCCGTGTAGGTGGCCCCCACGTCGCCGCTCATCTTCAGGATCGCGCGTCCAGTGTCCCCGAGCTGGGCGGTGGTCTTGTCAGTCAGCGTAGCGATCTGCGCCAGCCCCTTCTCAAATTTGGCGTACTCGTTGACCGCTTTGGTTGCCGCCAGCGCCGCGCCGCCCACCACCAGGGCAAGCCCACCCACAGCCAGCCCAGCAGGGCCAGCAGCAGAGGCGATGCCCTGGAAGGCATTGATGGCCGCGCCGCCCTGGGAAGCCATCATGCCCAGTTGACCGGGCAGCATCCCGAAGCTGTTGACGATGTTGCCGGACAGGCCACCCGCATTGATGCCGCCCCGGATGGTGTTCTGCTCACGGGCGAGGCGCTGAATCTCGCGGTTGACCTGACCAAGCTGCGTGGTGGTCAGGTTGCCACTGCGGGCCATCGTCTGCAAACTGGCGGTGATCCGCGCACTTTCGGCGGCATAGACGGCAGATGCGGCCCGGAACTCGGTGGAATTGCGCCGCACGCCCGCCGTGGCCGTGTCGAACGCCGCCCGCATGGCTCCAGCCTCGGTCCTGATCCGCTGGAAGGCGTCGGTGTTAATGGAGCGCAGGCTGCCCGTCAGGCGGGTCAATCCAGCGTCCAGCGCCTTGAAGTCGGCTGTCCCGGCTGTGGCCCCGGCAGACGCCGTGCGGAGACGGCCTTGCAGGGCAGTGAGCTGGGAACCGAACTGCGCGGCGTTTACGTCCCCGCGCTTCCACTGGTTGTTCAGGGCTTCCAGCTCGGCCAGGAGTGCCCGATTAGCTGCTGAGATGCCCGGCCCACCGCGTCCGCCGCCGCCACCGCCGCCCCCACCACCACCGAGAGCGCGGAGCTGGCTGATCAGGCTCTGAAGGGCCGTGATCTGGGTGTTGATTTGCGTGTACACCGCATTCAGCGCCGTGGTGTTCACGGTCACGCGGTATTGCATGTTCGCGCCGAGGCCGTTCAACATGCCCTTGAGGGTGGTCAGGTCATTCTTGATCGCGTCGAAATTCGAGAAGCTGACTTTCAGCAACACCGAGCGGCCCTGGAGGCGGGCCAGCTCAGCATTGACGCTGGTCAAATCAAACTTCAGGCGCACCGTTCCAGTGTTCTGGAGTTTGCCCAGCGTTTGCATGATGCCCTGTAAAGCCGTCTGTGCCCGTGCGAGGTCTGCGGCGTTGCCTGCCCGTCCCGCCAGTGTTGCCGCTTCCTTGCGGGCCGTCACGAGTGCCCGGACTGCCGCCGCCGCCTCGCGGTCTGCCTGTGCGCCTAGCCGCGCGGTCAGGACCGACTGGGCTGACAGGGTTTTGAGTTCTGCCGTCACGCCCCGGATGGCCCCAGCCTGCTCTTTGTAAGCCGTCCCCAGCAGTCGGGCAGCTTGCGCGCGGGCCTGAGCGTCCCGCTCTGACATTCCCTTGAGGGCAGCCAGATCAGCCTTAACCTGCTCAATCGCAGTCTTTGCCGCGCGGTTGTCGATGTTCAGCTTCACACCGTTGGTACGCTCAACAAACTGACGGGCCTTCTGAAGATCACGCTCGATGCCTGTCAAATCTAGGCCCGTATCGATAAAGAGGCCGCCCACAGATTGACCTTTGGTCATGGTTTAGTCACCTCCAGGGCAACGAAAAACCGCCCGGAAGGGCGGCGTGAATGGTTATGAACCTGAGAGGCGATCTATTCAATGTCTATTTCTAGATTTGTGCTGCTGCCCGTGCATTGATAGGTGGATTGAATCAACGCACCGAAACTGTTTTGCGCCTCTATTGTCCCATTCAGACGGTAACCACTCGTCACCGTCAGCACGTCACGGCCTATCTCATTCCCAAACTTTGCGGTAGATGGGGCCTTGAGCTTTTCGCGCACGCCGCGCTGGCAGGCCACCAGAAAACTGGTTTGGTAGTCAGGCGTGGAGGGAGCAAGAGAACCCCAGATCGCCAGCGCGGCCAGGACGGCGATTGGAACCCCGATCAGTACCGCCGCCCATTCCCAGAAGCCCTTACGCTGGCCCGTGCGTCGCACCTGCGCCCGGTAGGCTTCCTCGGCTTCAATGCGGGCGTTTGTCTCAGGGTCCAGGGTCATGCCCCCAAGATAAACGCCCCAGCGAGTGCCAGGGCGCGGGTGCGGATGTGGGCGCGTCAGTTCAGCTCCAGCACCCGTTCATCCTTTTTTGCTTTCACGTCCAGCAACGGCGCGGCATCAATGGTGCGGGTCTGGTCAGGAGCGCCCACCCACTTCTGATGAAGCTGCTCCAACATTTCTTTGATCCGGGTCACGCGCACCGGGCCGTAGAGCTGTCTCCCCTCTGGACTCTGGGCAATCTGCGCCACTTCATCCATGCTGTACACATCCAGGGCCGTCAGGGCAGCCAGGACTTTCGAGGCGGCGCTGTCGAAACGGGCCGCAGCTTTGGCGTAGTCACGCTGCTTGAGTTCCTGCTCCCGGGGAAGCAAGGGCAGCGAGGGCACCTGAATCACTGTGCCGTCCTCCAGTTCCAGATCCTCAATCTCGCGGGGCAAGGGCGTAAAGGGGCGCTTAGTCAAGGGAGGAGTCACGGCCCTTGCTAGCACGGGCGGCGCTGGAGGTGCGGCAACCTCAGCGACGGGTGGCGGACTGGGTGGCTCTACGGGCGGCGGCGCGGCATCCGGGACGAACTGCTGATGGTGCTGCTCCAGGCGTTCCACCACCAGTTTCCGGGTGATCGGCTCCCCGGCCTGGGCGCGTTCAACGATCTCCTCACGCAGCGGCGCGGGCATCGTGCCACTGGCAAGGGCGTAGAGGGCAGAGGGGGCAATATCCAGTTGTGCAAAATTTGCACTTCCGAAAACCTCGGCAACCTTGATGAAGTTATATGCGGCGCGGCGACTCCAGTCGAATTCAGCTTTTAGCCAGCTATCGAATTCGCCGTAGCCCAGGGCATCCCTGACTTGGATCAGCCGCTGGCCGATCTCCACAATGTCCTGTGCGGCGCGGCGGGCCAGGGTGCGAATCTCCCCAGTGTGTTCCTGCACCATCTCGCGCACCTGGGGCGTCAGATCGTCGTAATCGAACAGGGGTTGCAGATCAGTCTCCGGCATTCTTGACACGTCCTCTGGGGGGAATGATTTCGAGCATCATCGGCTGAATGCTGGGCAGCCTTTCGGCCACGCGCAGGCCGTTGGGCTTGAGGTTGTCTTCCTTGTAGCCCTGCTTTTCCTTGCTTCTCTGAATGCCGTTCTGCGTGCGGGTCAGGTGGTTCTGCCAGTCCATCCACATATCGATGGTGGCGATGCTGACTTCACCGTGCGAGTTCTTCAGGATGCTCAGGCCGCACATGGTCATCACGAAGCCGCGCAGGTAGCGGATCATGGTATCCACGTCCTTCAGCTCCACATCCAGGGCGACGGCCAGGTCTTCGCGGCTGAGCAGGTTGGGCAGCGCCTTCTCGATCAGTGCCAGCCCCTCAAAGTAAGTGCGGTTGGGCCGCAGATTGACCCCGGTCTTTCTCAACAGCAGCCGCGCCTGCACGAAGTGTTCTTCCTTGCCGTAAAACACGCCGTAGAGCATGGTGGAAAGCTGCTGGACGCTCATCCAATTCACGGCAAACGCGCCCATCACTGCGCCTGGCTCACGGAAAACGGAGCGGACCACCACCTGCGGAACCTTGCCACGCTTGTAAGGGATTTCCAGGGGGTGATGATCGAACATGGCCTGCTGCTGGGGCTTCTTGATCTGCTTCTTGTTTCTGGGTTTGCGGCTCATGGTGCCTCCGAAGATGTGCAATGACGCCCGCCCGCCACTGGGGCGGGCTGGGAAGGGCGGGTGTCAGGCGGCGTTCAGGTGGGCGTGCGCCCCGGTGCGGACCTTGGAGATGGTCATTTGCGGCCCTTGGTGTGGCGAGGCACGATGCCACGGGCCGTCAGCACCTCGGCGGCCAGCACGGGCAGATCGAACGGCTCAGAAAGAGCGCTGTGAAGTCCGCTCCACTGGAGGCGGTACGTGGGATTGTCCGCCCAGGCATCCAGCCACGCGTCGAAGACCTCACGCACCATCGCCTTGAGGTGCTGGGCACTTGCCTCCCAGATCACCTCGTCCTGAAGGCAGGCTGAGCAAAGCAGCCAGTCATGATCCCGAAGGGTGATCACCGTGGCATGCGGAGCGCCGCACATCTCGCAGGTGATCCGCTCTGCGCTGGGAGTCGCCTCCTTCCCGGTCACGCCGCCACCCCCTGCGCCAGTTCCAGCAGGTAGCTGGGGGTGGGGATGATCTCACTGACCAGGGTCAGGGCCGCGCCTTTCAGAATGCGGTCTGCTTCCAGCACAGGCACCTGCTTGCCGTCCACCGTGGCGATCATCTCGCCCGTCTGGCGGCTCAGGGTGACGCGGTAGGTCCTGACGCTGACCACCACGCCGCACTCGCGGTCAATGGTGTGGGCGTCCCAGGTGCGGGAGATGGCGGGAACTTTTGCGGGGGCTTCAGCGTAAACTGGCATACGAACCTCCTTGGGGTTCGCAGAAAGGGGGGCCATGCCGTGAGAAGTAGGGCCCTTTTCTGCTGCCCAAAGGTTACACCTATAGGTTGCATAGTGTCAACCTATAGGTGTAACATGCATGCATGGAAGCCTTAGACATATATGGAGACCGCCCGTACACTGGCGGGATGGTTCGGTGGCGCGTAGGCGAATTTCTAGAGCAGCACGGCATCACGCCCTACCGCTTATCGGAGAAGACCCAGGGGAAGATCAGCCGGAATGCGATCTATGAAATCTCCCGAGCCGACACGAAACAGGTGAAATTTGACACGCTGGACACGCTGATTAAGACGCTCCGCGAGATGACTGGTGCGCCTGTAGGGCTTGCCGATCTTCTGGAATTCACAGACGAGTGACCCCGCCAGTCTTCAAGTACACCGCCCACGCTGAGTACCAGTTGTTCAACCGCAACATCACGAAACAGGCGGTGGAGCGCACGTTGACTCAGCCTGAGATGATCAAGCTGGATGGTGAAGACCCGGATGTTTTTATTGCGAGCCGTGAGACTTCGCCGGGGACGGTGCTTAAAGTGTGGTATCGCCAGTTGGAGGGTGGGCCGGTGGTGCAAACTGTTCTCATCATCACGCTCCGCCGGGAACGCCCGGACGCGCCTAAGAAACCCAAGGGAAGGAGGAACCGCTAATGGAAATCCGTATCGACACTGAAGCCGACGCCGCTTACATCCGCCTTCGCAAGGGCAAAGTCCACCGCACCGAGGAACTCGGAGAGGGCTATATGCTTGACTTCAGCCGTGCTGGAAAGGTCATTGGCATCGAGGTTCTGCACCTGTCCAAGAAGTCTGCTGGCGTGCTGGGCGTGGATGTGCCTGAGCGCGTATGGAAGCTCGCACTCTCAGCCTGATCCCCTCCCGCTCCCGCTTCGGCGGGCTTCTTTCTGCATTCACTTCAAACCTCCTGCCCCGATCAGGGCCAAGTAAAAGCCCCAGCGAATGCCGGGGCGTTGATAGACGAATATGCGCGGAGAGAGCCGATTGAAGCGAGTGGCGTTCAGTGGTCCTTGTGGGTCTCAAGCCTCACAAGCGAAAACGGCAGGCCAGTGGATTGACGCAGAGTCTGCGCAAAACCCTGTGTTCCAGGTCCCAGAAACAAGAGACCTGCCGCAACCACAACCTTGAAAGACCGGGCAATCCGCACCAGGAATCTGCGCAGACTCGGTAAGGCTGTGGCCGCCAGCGCCAGAACCGCCACAACTAAGGAGAAGACCTCCGGGCGCTCAATCAATGAGGCGGTCAACAGCGCGGTGACCACCGTGGCAAGCGCGTAAGCTGCGCCAAATTCCTTGTATCGCCACTCGTGATCCAGCGTCCAGAGAATGGGACTCGTGGAATAGAAGATCAGGAACACAAGCAGCGCAGGTGCGCAGACGAGGGCCGAAACAGCCACCGCCTCACTCTCCGATTGAATACGTCCATTCAGGATCAGCAGTGTCAGCGCCGCCAGAACCGCGAGATACACCCCCAGTGCGACAAAGAACACCAGCATCCTGAGCAGATCGACACCAGGGTGGTTTGCCGAAATGCGTCCTACCAATCCCGTCCGCCGATGCGAATTCTTGGTGTGCTGGATCATGAGGTATCACCGTCCTTGAAAGGCGAGGCGTCTTCTGGGTCTCCGGTCTTCCATTTTGACCTATACCACTCTCTCACCCTCAAAGCAAGTCCGCCTAGGATGAACCATACAAAAGTGATCACCGCAGCTCTATCACCAACCCAACCTATGGCCGAGATTAAGAAAATGGGCGGATCAGCAGTGCGGAAGAAATTGGAGACCAACTCAATCACAAATGTGGTGGCAAGCGATCCGATGGTGATGCTGACCGCCGCAATAAAAGCCTGGGCGGTGTCGATCAGCAGGGCCATCAGCCATGAACTGGTCATGAAGCGCCAGGCAACATGAAGGGGCTGCGTGTTCAGGATGACTGATTTGTCATTCGTGATACGAATCACGTAAAAGCCCGGGGAGAGCCGCTGGAGCTGCCGCTTGAAGTCTTTGGCCTCATCGGCCTTACGCGCCTTGTCTTGTGCCATTGATGGGAAAAAGGATAGCGTTCCCATCTTCCAGAGAGCCGGGAGGCTGTTCCCCCGCTTTTGCAATAGGCGGTTCCCAGTCACTTCAGCCCTCCCGTCAAAGCCACCCCATCCCAGATTTGAATGAGGGGCCGTCCATCCCGCCCCGCAGGCCAGCGCGTCCAGACTGGCCCATTCAGCAGGCCCAGCCGCATGGCCTCACCCAGTCCCTGCGCCACCTCGGCATGCACGGGGTACGGCGTGGACCGACTGACCGGCCCACCCTCTCCCCTGCGCCGGAAGTCGGGCAGGATGCGGCTGTTCAGGTCTTTCGGGGCCTCTGCGCCCCAGGACAGGGCCGCGCCCCAGACCTGCCGCTGCCACTGCCGCCCCTCACTCTCGGCGTGCGCGTGCAGGGCGTACTTGATCTGGTCTAGCGGGGCGTCGAACCACTGGACAGCAGGCTGGAGAAGGCCGAGGGCCGCGAGGGCACTCGGCCAGTCGAAAAATCCGGGTCACCACCCTCACCTGAGCGCGGCGGCTGCGTGGCCGTCCACCACGCGGGGAAGTGGTCCGGCCCGGTCAGGTCCTCGAACTCGTCATAGGTCAGGCCGGGCAGACGGCGGTGGACCAGCAGATAAATCGCGCCCGTCTGCTCCTCCACATCCATCTGTCTCAGCGCCTGCACGATGCGGATTTCCCGCCAGGAAGGCGCAAGGTACGGGATCAGGAGCGGGCCGTAAGGGTCACAGAACTCGGTGTTCGGAATCCCGAGGGACGCCTCAATGGAACTTGAACGGGCGACATGCTGCTCCTGGGTAGTCATGAACGCAGCGGCCTCGCCAGAAAGCCGAGTTGCCAGCGCAGTTCCTGAAGATGCTCTTCTCTTGACTGGCCCGGAACCAGCACGCACATGGCGTTCAGAAAATCATCGGTGGACATGGCCGCTTCTCTGGCCTGTCCGCCGCGCTTTTCAAGCTCCTGCGCCATTTCCGAGAGGGATTCAGGGGTCAACATGGTTCCTCCATTACAGCTTCCCTCTTCTGACCAGCATGACCGTGATCGGCGTGTGCAGAAAGATGCCCTCTTCAGCCAGTCTGGGCACCCTGGCCCGCAGGCCACCGCGCGGCACGGTCCAGCCGCCCTCACCCTTCTGCATGCCGTCCAGGGTTCGGGCGCGGCGCAGCGGGGCATGGGCGATATAGGCGCGGGCCTCGATGCGGTCCGCGTGGACGGTGCAGCCCAGCAGCAGCAGGTGTGGCGTGCGGCCCCGCTCGCCCAGCACGATCAGTTTGTGGCTCAAGTCGGGGACACCTCCGGGAATTGGATTGGTGATGCATTGGCGCAGGCTGCCGGAGTTGCACCGGCATGGCCGTCTGGGGCCTGCAAAAAAAGGGCCAGCCACTGTGACTGGCCCTCTGGGGGGAGAGAAGCTCTAGTTGATGGGAATCCAGGTGGGCGTCGCGTCATTCAGGTTGGCCCAGTACGCGTTGCCGCTCAGGTTGCTGCTGAACTGAACACGCTGGGTGCTGCCCGCCGCCGCCGTCCGCACCGGGGCACCGATGTTGACCATGCCCAGCAGGGCAAACCCGTCCGGGTACAGCCACAGCAGCCGCTCACGGTTGTTCGGAGACTTCTGGGTGCCCTTGATGGTCAGGCGCAGGACCGTGGGGTCATCCAGGCCCGCCAGGGTCTTGATCATGCTGGTCAGGTCTTTGCCGTTCACGCTGCGGATGGGCGTGCTGCGCCCGTGGACCTTGATGGTTTCCTCGTCGTCGGCCAGGGTGGGGCTGCTTTCCTCGGCCAGCGGGATTTCCACCAGATTGGTGTAGGTGCTGACCGCGTTGATAGCGATGGCCGTCGCGGCGGGCGCGATGGTCACGGCACTGGCCGCGCTGGTCAGGTCCGCCGCCGCCGTCACGGTCACACTGGACGTGCCGAACCTCAGCACCGTATTCGCGGGGATGGTGACCGCGCTGGCGCTGCTGAGCTGCATGGTGGTGGCAGCAGCAGCCACGGCGGCAGTGTTCGTCACGGCGACTTCCGGGATGAAGACGGTGGCGTCCAGGGGGACCAGGAAGGTCCGCAGATCGGTGCCGCTCCAGGTCTGGGGAGTGGAATCGGCAGGAATCGAAGTCGGAAGTTTGCTGATCAGGGTCATGGTGGTCTCCCAATGAAGAACCCCGCTGGAGCGGGGGCAAGAGGCTTATGGGTTTCAGACAGGCGGAGGTTCCGTGTTCTGAATGAACGTCACACTCAGACGTTGTCCGGCGTAATGGCTGGAGGTCTCGGCGTCATACATCACGGGCGTGGCATCGGCCAGTTCCACCCGCTGAATGCGTAAGCCCGGCCAGCGGTCCACCGAACTCGCCTGACGCCGGAACCACGCCATGAGGTTGTCGAGCTGGCGCTTGCCACTCGCGTTGCCGCTGGCCCCGTAGAGCATCACCAGCACCAGGCGGGTCCGCTCCTGGTAGCCGTAACCAGTGCCCGTCTCGCTCTCCCCCTGTTCGGTGACCACGGCGTAGATGCCAGCGGGCTGCGGGGTGGGATTGAGATAGCTGGCGATGCTACCCGACTCGTCACGGGCCAGGGCGACACCCAGAGAAATCAGGAGCTGGTCTAGCGTCACCTGAGCCTCGCGCCGCGCTTCTTCACGGCTTCCACGAGACGCTGGCGCAGTTCGGCGTCGCTGAGGGCTTTCGAGACCCACGGGCGCGCACCTTTCGGCCCAGTCCGCTTGATCGGCGAGCCAGCAGGCGCTGGAAATTCAAGCGCCCAGGCTTCAGGTGGCACTGGGGCCACGCTGTTCAGCGCGCCCGCCCGCTGGTGGAAGGCGTCCACCGCTTCATGGCCGAGAGAGCGAACGAGCGCACCGCCCTGCATCGCGGGATATTCCCCGGGTGCAGAACTCGGGCGGGGCAGGCCGGGATGCTGAACCCCACTGCCAGAACCGGACATCTTCTCCTTGAGGAAGCCCGCCACCGTCTCCCCCATCGCCACGCTGACTGGACCGAGTTGGGCAGCAAGGGCGGCTTGCAGGCGGCTCTGGTCAATCACCAGGCGGTTCATGGGTCTCCAGTGGCGGCGGTGGGCCGTCAATCATGGTCACATCACTTGCCAACACGGTGAGCTTGATGGTGCTGAAGCTGCCGTATTGCTCTTCCAGGACGTAGCCTCGCAGAAGGGGGATGGGGTGACCATCCACCCTGACTTCCAACTCGTCTCTCTGTGCCAGGCCAGCCTGGCCTCGCCAGCGGTAGATTTCGATTTTCGCCATTTTCATTCACCCCCTCAGCGCGTTCTGCGCTTTGCCCAAAACAGCCCACGCGCACCGCTGAGTCCCTATGTCCTCTGCGTCCGCCAGAGGCCGCAGCCGAAGCGGTGCAGGCAGTTCTCCGCCTGTCACCACCAGCAACACCCCCGGCGTGGCCAGCGGCGCGGAATGGTGGATATAGACCTCCCACACCGGCACCGGGATGTCCGCCCCAATGCCAGCACGGGCGCGTTCCGTGGCGTCCAGTTGCATGGCAATGCAGCCGAAGGTGCCCAGGGGAACCCCTGCGCCCGGCGTATCTGGTGTCGGGTCATCCGGCAGTGGATTGACCGGGTTGCCGTTCTCGTCGTAGTCCTCCGGCGGCAACTCTCCCGCCCCCCCGGCACTCACAGCGTCCTGCTGCGCGTAGATGGTCACGAGCTGACCGAGTTCCGCATAGAGGATGTCCAGCTCCGGGCGGGCCAGGGCCTGAAGTTCGGCGGTCAGTGACCCGCTCACCGACTCGTTCCAGGGAACAGACGGCGCTGTGGATACGTCCCAGCCTGTTGCAAGGCCAGCTCGGCCCGCTCCAGCCAGTACTCAGCGCTCGCCAGCAGGTTGACCTGAGCGGTAGACCCATCCACCTGGGCCTTCTCGATCTCGATCTTGCCCACCTTGATGCGCTTCGTGGCGGCTGCCGTGGCGGCCTGACGGATCACCTGCACGTCCAACCCGAGGGCCAGCGCGACGGCATACGCCTGGATGGCCCGGAGCAGGGCGCGGGCCTTGATGGTGCCCGCCTCCGGGACTGGGCCAATCAGGTTCGTTTCCGCCCAGTCACTCGCCTCCTGAACGTCATCCACACTGACCGTGACCGCCTCCGGGAAGCGTTCTGCCATATCCGCCGGGGTGACCGGGGGCATGACCTACTCGCTCTCGGTCAGCGTGCCGTTCTTCAGCCCGGCATTGATCAGGGCCGTGGGAGCCACCCGCACCGGCCCCCCACCAATCACGCGGTGGCCTTCGGGCTGATCGGGATCGGTGTACGTGCCGCCGTAAGCCGCCACCTTCTCCGACACCTGCACAATCAGGGTCAGCAGCTCATCATCCGGTTCGGGTTCTTCCCCGGTGATGGCGGCCACCACGGCATCGTCATCCTCGTTGGCCAGCCACTCCGCCAGTTGATCGGCGGTCTGACCTTCCGGGATCTCGATGCCCAGGCGGTCCTCAAGCTGCGAGGTGAGGATTTCGAGCTTCACGGCGTCGGGTTCAGTCTCCGCGCGTTTGGCCCACTCCTCCAGCACGGGGGCCAGTGGCTCCCGTTGCGTGGCGTCGATCTGCACACCGAGCAGCGCGTTCAGCGCGTCGGCATTGTCCTGTCTGGTTGCCATGTGGGCCTCCGTTGAAACAGCGTCAGGGCCAGCGCTCAGGCTGGCCCATCAGGAGAGTGGGCTTCAGGCCCCGGTGCGGGTCAGGGTCACGGCGGCAGCGATGTCCGGCTTGCCGAAACCGTACTGCTCGCTGATCTGCACAGCCTTGATCTGACGCTCGATCACCGCGTCGTATTCCACCAGGTCCATCGCGGGGTTGTACGCCATGGTCAGGCCCAGGGCGGGATCAATCGCCATGAGCTGCTTGCTGCCGTCCATCACGCTGCGGGTGGGCGCGAATTTGGGCATCATCCCCAGCAGGCGCGGGAGCGTACCGTTCTCGCGCAGGTTCTCGGACTGCATGCCGTTGTTCGCCGGGCTGGACAGGAAGTCCAGGGCGAACAGCGCGCCCATCTCGGTGGTGTCGCCGGTCAGGATCATCGGTTCGGCCCCGAAGTCGCCCGCCCGCTGGATCAGCTTCACGATGTCGCCGATGGTGTAAGCCGCGCCCGCGCTCGCCACGTTGGGGGCCGCGTTGCCGCCGTCGCCGTTCTTGAGCATGGCCAGCGCCGCACGGATCTTGGTGGTCTCGGTGCGCCGCGCCAGGCGGGTGAGCCAGCGGTTGAAGGTGGACACCGATGCTCCAGCAATGGCCTCGTAGGTGGCCTCCAGCCGTCCGCCGCGCTTGAGCAGGATGATGGTCTTGCCCGCGCTCTTGATCACCAGCACGGGGAACTCCGCGCCCTCGGCGATCCGGGCGGGATCGGTCTCGGCGTCGTCACTGTCGGTCAGGGTGTCCATGCCCATCGCGCCGGTGGTCACGGGCACCATGTCGGCCACCAGATCGGTGATGCGGAGCTGGTTGGGGCGGTAGTTGTTGATCTCGCGGAAGCGGCCCTCGATGTACAGGGGGAACAGGATCTTGTTGTCGGGGTCCGTGAAGAACACGTCGTTGACCGTGGCGGCCTGGTGGCGGCCACGGGTCTCGATGCCCTGGGCGCTCAGAATCTCTTTCCACACGGGGACGGCGTGGCCTTGGGCGTCCTTTTCCTGACCGCTGATCTCGCGGCCACCGAGTTCCAGGTGTCCGGCCTCGGCCATGCGGGTCAGCTTGTCTTCAAAGCTCAGGCCCTCGGCCTTGGCCTGGCCCTTGAGGTCCAGATTGATGTCGCTGATTTTGGTGACGTATTTGCTCATGGGTGTCCCTCCTGGGGGCCAAAAATGCGCCCCGGTCAGGGGGCGCGGGGCGGTGGGTTGAAGGGCTGAACTTAGAGCTGAATGTTGGCGGTTCCAGCCACCACGGCATTGACCAGGTATTCCTTGCCGCCAGCCGCGACTTTGGCCTTGCCTGCGCCGTCCACCACGAGAAGCTGGAAGCCGGTGGCCAGGGTGCCCACGGCAGGAATGTCGGTGAAGCCCGATCCGGGCAGGGACACGGTGCCCAGGCCGTCAGATTCGATCTTCAGCACCTTGCCTGCGAGCTTGTCGCCGTCTGCGCCGCGCCCCACGGTGGCGGGGGCGGTGAAGGCCACGGCGTCACCGACAACGGTGCCGGGCGCGATGTTCATGGTGACGATGCTTTCCTGCTGATTGAACACGAGTTCGTTCACGCGCATAAAAAGTTCCTCCTATAGGAACGAAAGGGCGGGGAGGGAAGGGCGACGGCAGGCTCAGTTGCGGTTGAAGGCGCTGCGCTTGGGTTTGTTCACCTCCGGCGTGCTGGTTTCGGGCACGGCGCTCTGGCGTCCGGTGGGGACCAGGGTGTCGCGGCGGTCACGGTAGGCGGTCACGGTGGTTTGCAAGTCGGTGAGACTGGCCTGACCGGCCAGCTTGACGATCTGCGCCGCCGCGCCCGTGTTCCCGTCCACCGTCACGGCCAGCGTTTCGAGTTCGGAGAGCAGAGCCGCGCGGTAATCGGTCACGGCTCCAGCGCGGGCGGCGGCAGCGATCCAGGCGTCGCCCGTGCCGTTGATGGCCTGTTCGGCAGTGAGGCCGAAGGCCGCACCCAGATCAGTCATCACCGTGGCGACTTGTGCGTTGGCTTCTGCCAATGCAGCGTCAACAGCGCCAGCCTGCGCGGTCTGCGCCAGAGCGGTTTGAGCGGTGAGCTGCCCACTCAGGAATGCCTGAAGGGCTTCAGGGGTGGCGTCGATCTCGTGGACCGTGCCGTCGTGCGCGGTCAGGGTGACAGTCTTCATATCAGGAGCCTCCGGGGGCGTGGGGGTGGCGAGGGCGTGGGCCGCTTCCTGCAAGGCCGTGGCACGGACGCACAGGGCGGCGTAGTCGGGATCGAGGTAGTCGTGGGAGGCGTGGACGGTGCCCACCGCTTCCCAGAGGCGTTGACTGGCGGCCACCACCTCCGTCTGCGCGTCCTTCGGCAGCAGCAGGGGCGCGGCCAGCAGGGTGTCCAGGCGGTCTGCCTCGGCACTCAGCCGGCCATACGTGGGGTCCGCCGCCCGGCGCTGGCTTCTCGCCTGCCGGGCCTGCTGATCACTGGCCTGCTGGAGGTGTTCGGCCACCACGCTGCTCAGGGTGCCCACGCGGTCCGCCAGTCCAGCCGTCACGGCCTCCTGACCAAACCAGACCGCGCCGGTGGCCCAGCGCTCAGCCACTTCTGCCTCAGAGCGCTTGCGGCCCAGCGCCACGTCCGCGATGAACAGGGCGTGGATGCGGTCCACCTGCGATTGCCAGTCGGTCAGGATGTCGCCGCTCATGGCCTCGGTGGGCTGCCCCAGCGCCTTGCCGGGGGTGCTGCGGACGTAGGTGACCACCAGCCCGGCCTCGTCCATCAGCTTGCTCTCGTCCACATGGGTGCCGATCACGCCGATGCTGCCCATCTCCCCTGCCGGGGTGATGACCACTTCACGGGCCTGCGCGGCAATCCAGTAGGCGGCAGAACAGGCCGTGGTGTTGCAGACGGCGGTGGTGGGCTTGATCTGCGAGGCCCGGCGCACCGCTTCCGCCGCCACGTCGATGCCGCTGACCGCGCCGCCCCCGGAATCGATGTCCAGGATGATGGACGTCACGTTCGGGTCATTGGCGGCCCGCTGGACATCCTCAGCGAACGAATGCGGGCTGGCCGCGCCGCACAGTTCCACCATCATGTTCCCGCGCGGCAGGATCGTGCCGTACAGGGCCAGCACCGCCACGCCAGGGGCCTGGGCCTGGGCGCTGTCCAGCACCTCGGCGCGGGTGTCGCGGGCCGCGCGCAGTTTCTCGATCTGTTCGTGACCGGCGGGACCAGCCTTGAGGTAGGTGTTGTAATCGGACACGAGCTGGCGGTGGCTGGCCTCGCGGATGGCCCACGCGCCACTGCCGAGCAGGGAGGTCAGGCCGGAGAGGCGGGTGGGGGAACGGGTGGGGTTCTGGGGGTCCATGTAGCCTCCTAGGCGGTGCGGATGTCGGTGATGGGCAGGCTGACGCGGTAGCGCCGCGCCTGCCGGTCATAGGTCAGGGCGCTTCGGGCGGCGGTGTCGCCGTTCAGCAGGGGCAGGTTCGGGGGGGCGGGCACCGTGCCCTGCCACCATTCCGGGGCCTGCTTGGCATCCCCCTCGGCGATGTCCCAGCGCTGGGCGGCCTTGCTCCACCAGCCGTCGCCGAACACCTGCTTGCCGAGTTGATCGGTCTGCATGCGGGTGTACTCGGTCTGGGCCTGGGACAGGGCGAATGCGCTCTCTGCCGAACCGAAGCGCACCCACACCTGGGCGGGAATGCCCTTGAGGCGCAGGTGCAGGTTCAGGCCGTGTTCGAGCTGCCGGGCCAGGACCATCTGGATGTTGGCGGCCTCGGCTTCCACCATCGGGTAGGCCACCCTCGCCAGCGCTTCGGTTGCGCCGTCGAGGTGACCGCGCAGGAAGGGCAGGGTGCGGGTGCTCGTCCACAGGCGGCGGTTGTTCTCCAGCATCAGGTCTGGGAGACCGGCCAGCGACTGGGTCAGGTTGGTGACCTTGACCTCGCTGCCCGTCGGCCCCACGAACAGGCCACGCGGCGCGTTGTCGTACACCAGCGCGGCGGCCTGCTCGTAGTACGCGGCGGTCAGGGTCTCGAAGGCCGGATCCATCCGGGAGTTCAGCCCCAACTGCTCGGGCGTCGGCTCCGGGAAGGTGGCGGAGACGAACGCGAGGACGCGCATCATGTCCACCACCCGGTCCACGCTCTCGGTCAGCCGCACCTTGCGCTCGGCACTCTCCAGCGCCGCGATAAACAGCGGGATGCCGTACGGGTCCGCGCCGTCGGTCAGGATCGGCAGGTAGCGGTAGGTGAGGCCCGGCAGTTCCACCGGTTCCGCGCTCAGGGCCTGCTGCTCGTAGAGCAGGCCGGACTCGGTGCGGCGGATGAAGATGTCTTCTGCCGGAACCACGGCGACGTTCTCCACGCCCCGGCGGGAGGCCAGCGCGTACCACTCCAGGCTGGTGGCCCCGGTGCGGACGATCTCCCCCACCTGGTTGTTGTTCAGGCCGTCCAGCCCGCCGCCCTCGGGAAAGACCCGTTCGGCGAACGCCTGGATTTCCTGCTGGGCGGCCTGCACGGCCCGCTTCCCGCCCACAAACTCAAGGGAGTGGCCGGGATTGGCGATGGCGATCTGGTCTCTGAGGCTGCCGTTCATATCCTCGTCGCGCTGGGTGAGCCAGCGCATCAGGCGGATCACGCGGCGGCGGGAGTCTGCCGGGTAGCCGGGGAAGGTGCCTTCCAGGCGGACCAGGGTGGAGCCGAAGCCCGCTTCCAGTCCGGGGGAGGAGTGGCGGCCCAGCCCGCTGTTGCGTGCGCCCCGGAGGGCAGCGGCAGCGGCGTTGGGTCCCTGGGTGGGCGGTGGGGGCGAGGCGCGGGGGCCGAGGGTGAGCGGCGTGTTCAGGGCCGCCCAGAGGTCATTCATGCGTCCGATGGTGGATCACCTCCTTCGTGCCAGGCGGCTGAGGGTGTTGAGGGTGGTCACGGCGTTGACGACGGTGCCCTGAGAGGCAGCGGCTGGCTGGGACAGGATGCGTTCAAGCCAACTGTCCGCGTCCGCGATGTCGAAGGGTTTGAATTCGGGCAGGCGTTCCAGGGCGGAGAACAGCACCCCGTGGGTGCCGCGCACTTCCTTGAACTCCCCGCGCTCGCGTGCGCCGAGGGTGACCTGCCAGCGCTCCCGCTTGCCCCCGGTGGCCGTGCTGGCCTTGACCTGCTCCAGCCGGGGCTTGCGGGTTTGCAGCGTGATGCTGGGGTAATCGTCGGACTGGACCAGATGGTTCCAGGTGGCGTCGTAGGCCGTGATCCAGATGTCGCCGCCCTGGTTGCTTTCCAGGGCCACGCGGCTGGCTCCGTATTCCACGGCCTTGACCAGCGCGCGGGTGAGCATGCCGTCCACGGTGTCGCGCCCTTCCCAGGAGTACAGGCCCACGATCAGCCGATTGGGCAGGCGGCCTCCCACGCGGATGCCGTTGCTGTCGCTCTTGTCCGTGGCGGTCACGGCGGGATCACAGACCACGATGATGTCCTCGAAGTCTTCCAGAGGCGGCTCGTCGATCAGCAGGCTTTGCAGGCTGAAGTTGGCGTAGAGGCTGCCCTCCAGCGCGCCCACCTCGTTCTGCTTTTCCTCGATGAACTGCGTCGGCCCCATCTGGTTGAGTTCCGCTTCCAGCATGGCCAGAGGCCGCGCCTGGGGCCAGGTGCTCTCCCCTGCCGTGATCCGGTAGATCGGTCTGCCGTGTTCGTTCGAGCCTGCCTGCGCAAATTCCAGACCGCGCACGGCGGGCCAGGGGCCGGACACGAAGCGGTCCATCAGGAAGTCGGCGGGGTGGTCCGGGCAGAGGTCCGCGAGGCGGGTGAAGACGCCGTGCGGGTTGATGATGTTCTGGAGGCCGAGGATCACGCGGTTGGGCGCACCGGCTGGAATGATGCTGGAGGTGATCGTGCGGATCTTCTTCTCGGTGGTCCGCATGGTGTCTTCTTTGGCGTCCAGATCGTCGAGGATGATCACGTCGGGCCGCGCGCCTTCCAGCAGCAGGCCGCGCACGCTGACGTCCAGTCCGGCGGCGTCCACCACCACCCCGGAAGCAGTCCGCATACGGTCACGCCGCCAGCCCTTGCTGTTGCCGAAGCGGTTGACGCTGCGCTGGGAGAGCAAGGGATAGTAGCGCTCGACTTCTGGCGATTCGAGGACTGCGCCGATGTTCTGCACGGCGTCATCGGCCTGGTCCTGCGTTTCCTTGACATAGAGGATGTAGCGGAAGCCTGCCGCCGCCAGCCGGATCACGGCGCGTTCGGCGTTGGTGGTCTTGGAGAAGCCGCGCGGCCACACGTAGAACTCGGTGGCGCTCTGGTTGGGCTTCATCCGCCAGACGCGCTCCCAGAACTCGGTATGGTACTCGGCCAGCGGCTGGGTGTACGTGCGGGGGAACAGCGCTTGAAGCCAGGGCAGCGGCTCTCCAGGGGCGGGCAGGCCGTCACCCAGGGGCCGCTCAATTGAGGGCGGGGTCTGGGCTTCCAGCAGTTCGAGCAGTTTCCATGCTCGGCGCTGCCTGGGTTTGAGTCTGGCCAATTCGAGTGGCGAGAGCATGGTTGACCTCCTCCTCGCCCGTGGCGTCAGACACGATCTTGAATGCGCCGGAAATCTTGAACAGGTCCCGCTCATCAGCAGCCACCTTGATCATCCGGTCGAGCAGCACCTCTCGGGCGCGCTTGGCCTTGGCCAGGTAGGATTCCTGGATCTCGGTTTTAAGGGCGGCGATTGTTGATGCGCCACCTGTAGCGTCGGGTGGGTTTTCTGCCCACCGCATCAGTGTCGATCTCGCTACACCTGTCTCGCGTTCGGTGCGGCTGAGGTTGTGCCCGTTGGCCGCCAGCAGGGCGAGGATGACGGCGCGTTCCTCGTCCGTATAACTCCTGCGGGGAGGCTTGACCTTCCGCTTGGGCACCGGCTTCCCGGCGGTCTTCTTCTTGGATTCGGGCAACCGGGATCACCTCCTACAGGTGTGGCTTAACGTTAAGTTAGGCCCGTTCAGGCCAATGCCAGGTGCCGACAGCCTTCGTGTCCTCGTCCTGCTTGGCGCTGCCCACCGTGAGGACGCCGGGGTACGAAGCCGAGGCGCTGGACGGTACGAGGTCCGGCTTGCAGAAGCCAGGAAACACCGGTTCACCCCCGAAAGCAGCGTCACTGGAGCGGGCGTTCTGGAGATCATTGCAGCCGTCCAGATGCACCGTGAGGTTGGCGATGCCTGCCTGTACGGGATCAGGGCTAGGCCAGCAATTCACCACTGTTGCGGCACGGTGATCGCCGTTAGCAAGGACGTAATGAACGATTCTGCCGATAGAGGGGGCTTGATTCATGGTTCTCCTTGTGACTCCAGGTCAGGAGGCCACGTCCATTCAGGAAGCGGCCTGACCTGGCTTGCGAGGGCGTGCGTGCAATCGGACAGGAAGATGATCTCCCCCGGCTGGGCACCGTTGCAGCCCACGAACGAGTGGCAACGGGTCTCCCCTTCTGCGTTGCCACCGACAACGAGTACGGAGGGCGAGAAGACCGGCCTCTCGGTGTCTCCGTTCCAGGTCCACGCTCCCGGACCTTTGACGATGACCGTGTGGTAGCCGCCGCAACCCTCACAGCGGAAGGACAGGCCCTCTCGCCCGTCGGCGTACTGGACAGCGTGGGTTTTCAAAGGTGGCTCCTAGCTTGACGTTAAGTTCAGGGCTTTTGCAGCCAGGGCCGCGTCTTCTTGAATGCGTATTCCTCGGCGAAGGCCAGCTCGTATTCGGGCGGCAGATCAGCCACCTGACCAGCACACCACTCGTTGACATGGCTCAACCAGCCCCAGGGCCGCGTCCGCAGGTGCATGCGCCAGGCGGACAGGCTGAACAGGTGCGGCACACTGGCCCAGAAGTCGATGGACGGGCGGTCTGGTCTGGGCATGACACCCCCTGGGAAGGCATGAAAAAACCGCCCAGTGAAGGGCGGCGGCTGGGCGAGATTCAGAGTCAAAGCGAGACGATAAGTTCAAAGTACGGCATTCCGCCAGAATTGTCAACGCACGCTCTGCCAAAGCGCTAAATCGGAGTCAGCGAGCAGCGCAAAGCTTCCAGAGCGGCGATCAATCCGGGGTAGCGGTCCTGAATGCCGTCCTTAAGACGCAGATGCGTGTCATCCGTCCAGCGCCACACCAGATCGTCGTCCCCATCCGGCCTGCGCCCGGCCCCCTGCTCGTCCACGATGCGGGTGTGGGTGTCCAGCACCCAGGCAGCCAAACTCGCCCAGCCGCCGCCCACACGGATGCCGGTGCGCCGCTCGGTGGCCCCAGCTTCGCTGGCGTCCACGGTCAGGCCCAGGCCCCGGTCATCCCAGTACAGGTCCAGGTGGAAGACGTGGTCTCCCCCACCGTCGGGCAACTCCAGTGTGAAGGTGTCGCCGTCCTGGTAGTGGCGGCCTCTCAGGGTGCTGCGGCGCTCGCGGGTGATGCGGGCGTGGGCCAGCAGGTACTCGCGCTCCCCAGCCTCTGCCTGGGCGGCGTAGTGCTGGGCAAGGGTCCACTGTCCGGCACTGGTGTAGCGGGCGCACAGGCGCAGGGAGCTGAGCATCTGACTGTGGGACTCGATCAGCGTCTGGGTCAGGGGGTCCGGGTTCTCTCCCGGATTGGATCTGGCATGGGCCGGGGCGGGCATGGGGAACACCAGCGCCCTGGCGATCAGGTTGTGTTCCTGCCGCTGATGGTGCGTGACCACGGCAGGCGAGATTTCCAGGGCGGGCAGCGTGGGGGAGAGGCGCTCACGGCGGGCCTGAAAGCGCTGGGCGGCGCGGAGGGGGCGCTGTTGCACTTCCTGAAGGGCGTGGGCGGCTAGGGCCTCGGTCAGCTCGGCGCGGTGTTCCTTCGGGGCACTTCCGGCCATGCGGCGGGCGGCGGTCAGGGTGTCGAGCTGGGCTTCGGAGAGGGCGAGCTGGGCGGCGTCCAGGCGGGCGATATAGGTCAGGTGTTCAGGGGTGTTGTGCCAGTCCTCGGCTTCCTCGCGGGCTTCCTGGGCAGCGGCAGACCGCTCGCGCTCCACATCAGCGTACTGGAGCAGACCCCGGTAGGCGCTGCGGGTGCGCTGTTCATTCACCAGCAGGGCCAGGGTGTCGGAGTGGAGGGCTTCAGGTGCGGTCATTCGGTCCTAGCTTAACGTTAAGTTGAGCCATCTTGCTCCTCAAGGCGAATCAGGTGCGGGGTCCAGTCCGCCGTGTCCAGCGCACACAGCACGCCTGTATGGAAGGCTCCAGTATCGATGAACCATGCCACGGTGCCGTCCGGGGCCTGAAGGCTGACGGGCCGTTCCATCGGGGTATGCCCATGCACGGAATGGGAGACGCCAGGGCGCAGGCGGTGGAGCGGGGCCTCTCCGGGACGGCCCCACAGGTGAATGTCCTCGTCCTGGTCACTGGGGTCAGGGCGCATGGCATGGGCGAACAGGACATGCCCGCGCTGAATCCAGGGCCGGGCGTGTTCCAGCAGCCACTGAGCGTCATCTTCTAGGTCCGCAGAGTCGCCGCCGTAACTGTCAAGGGTGGCCTGACCGCCATTGTCCAGCCAGTGATCACGCGCCCGGCCTTTCAGGACGGCAGTGATCAGCATCTCCTCGTGGTTGCCCAGGCAGAGTTGAGCGCGCCCGGCTGCGGCAAGTGCGCGGACCAGCCCCACGACGCCTCGACTCTCAAAGCCACGGTCCACCAGATCCCCGATGAAGACCACCGGGCGGTGCGGGAAGCGGTCCAGGGCCAGGCGCAGCAGATCCAGGCGTCCATGAATGTCGCCAATGACGATGGGAAGCGTATTCAAGGCAAAACCTCCTGGATGGTGATCGTGACGGCGTGCAGCATGCTGAGCTGCTGAATGACGGTGAAACGGCGCACGCAGCCGTCCATGCCCGCTTCACCGTCGGAGTCGTCCCAGATGACGCCCAGTGGGATGAACAGGCCGCGCTTCTGACGGCGGTGCTGGCGGAAGAGGGCGAGATTGGACTTTGGGCGCACCAGGGAATCCAGCAGATGCTTGGGGGCCACGTATTTCGAGTCCACATCAAGCGGCGCAGGCGTGGCGATCACCACATCGATCTCCACACACCGCAGGGGCAGTTCTGGCATCTGACCAGTCCGCTTCAGTTCCAGGGCCACGCGGGCGCAGAGCAGATCCCGGGCCTGCGCCCGCCTGTGTTCAGACGTCCGGAGCATCTCGTTGACGCTCATCAGCCTTTGCCGGGGCAGGTGCAGGTGGATGCGCCGCAACCCACTCACGGCTGGGTACACAGCGTGCCCTGTTGAACATGCCAGAGGTGGCGGTCATGCCCGGCCAGGGTCAGCGAGTACCGGGGGTTTGCGCCGGGCTGCTCCACTGCCAGCCAGCCCTCGGTGTCCAGGCGGCGCAGGACCGAGCGCACGGCGGTCTCGTGGTCCAGCAATTGCAGGTAGCCAGGCACCTGCAAGCGCGCCTTGCCGGTCACGCCTGTCAGCCCGGCTGGGCCTGCGTCCAGGGCAGCCAGCAGGGCCGCTTCCAGACGCAGGCGGGGCGGAATGCCCGCGTTCAAACGGCAGCCTTGCGGGCGGCGAACACGTACTGACCGCTCCCCGTGCATTCCACCTGATCCGCCGTCACCAGTTGGACCAGGGCGTCGTCGAGCGCGCCTGATTTGATACCACTCTTGATCACGCGGTTGAGCAACATGGTCTTGCTCATGGGTCTGCCGTGGTTCTTGAGTGCGCCGCGCACGATCTCCACTTCCTCGCTCGTGGCCTTTACAGCGGCCTGGGGGACTGGCGGCAGGTCACGGGGCAGGTTGACCTCGCGGGGCGGCGGCGCTGCCTTGCGGGGTTCTGGGGCATGGGGCGTGGCCGTCTGAGGCTTTGGCGGGTGGTCTCGGATTACGGTCTGGGGCGGAGGAGCGGTCACGGTGGCAGCGGGGATCTCAGTGGCCTGTTCGGGGGCGGCGGTGTCGGCGGGCAACTCGGGTGCAGGCACGCCCGGCAGGCGGTAACGGCGCGGAGAGCCGTCGGCAACCACGTCACCACGCGCGAACATGCCGCTGATCTGGCTGTTCACCGTGCCGGGATTGATTCTGGGTAGACCCTGAGCAATCTCACGCATCAAACTGTGCGGGTGGGCCTCGATGAAGGCGAGAACCTGATCGTGGTTGGTGGATATGGGCGGCAGATCGTGACTGTCCCCTGAGCGCTCGTCAGATCCGGGGCAGGCGATTTTTTGCGGTTCAGGCTCAGCAGCCTGCGCGGTGGGCGTCTCGTCGCGACTGGGCTTCCTGGGGACCCTGAAACTGACTTCCTTGCCGCGCTCAGGATCAAAAACGGCATCGGGGTAATCGACGATGAACATCTTGTTGCCCGGCTGCTCCAACTCCAACCCGGCCTCCACGGGCAAGGCGACTTCAGGTGGGACGTTCTCAGGTGTGATCACCTCCGTCAGCTCAGGCACCTCTGCTGGGGCCTCAGCGTCCCCCGTGGGGGACAACACTGGGTCAGGCGACAGCGCTTCAGGTGCAGCGTCGCCGAACAGTTGGGCGGCGTGGGCTTCCAGGCCCGCCAGCAGGTGTTGCGCGCGCACCGCGTCCTGAATGCGGATGGTCAGGCGTTCGATGTTCTGGAGGCGCTCTTTCAGTTCAGCGTTCAGGGCGGTCAGCGGCGCGGCCTGCGTTTCAAGAAAGGCGATGCGGGCGGACAGGCTTTGGGTGTGGGTCATGCGGCTCCTTGGGGGCGGGGTGGCCAGAATTCGAGGCCCGGATGCTCACGGCCAGTGTTGATCTGCATCATCTGCGGCGGGGGTTCTCCCACCACGCGCACGCTGACGCCGTCCAGGAAGGGCATGCAGACCAGCGGGCGCAGCCACGCGCCGATCACCACCCGCCGGGGCAGGCAGATGGGGCGGCGGGACTCCAGATAGACGACATGCAGCGGCACGGCCCCCTGACCGACGGCGCGCAGGAGTTCGGCGTCGCAGGTGCAGGCCAGCAGGGCCACGGCGCGGGGGATGGCGGGGATCACCTCACCAAGCCGCCTTGCGGTTCCACAACAGCCAGCCCAATGACCACCGGGGCTGATCCGGGGCACTTTCCCCGGCATTGGCCACCATGAACAGGAAGCGCTTCTGGCTGATCTGGCCCACGCTGAAGCCCCACTCGCGCGAGCTGCCATACGGGTAGTTCCAGACGTGGACCGTGCCCAGCATCAGGCCCACGCTGGGCCGCGACGGCGTACTCGTGCGGAGTCGAAACTGGGGTGCGCTCAGCGACAACACGCCGGGGGCAAGGCGTGGCCGCGACAGGTTGACATGCAGGCTGACCAGGGGCAGATGCAGGGCGTATTCAAAGGAACTGAATTGACCAGTCCGCTTGTCGTACCCATAGCGGTCCAGGTACAGCACGGCAGGGCCGATACGGCGCAGGCTATGGCGGCTGACGTTCTTCATGTCCCTTGCGGTGCGCTCCCGCTGTGCCGGAGCGTCCCAGTTCTGGCGCAACCAGGTACGGAAATGGGCGCGGTAGGTGCGTTTCGTGCCCACGAGCTGGTAGAACTCCGCGCCCTGATACTTCGGCGCAGGGCCGCTGAAAAAACCACCCTCAGTACGGGGATCATGGAACGTGGTGGTTCCGTGGCTGTCGGTGACCCGGACCGTCCCAGGCTGGGGCGGGCGGCTAAGCAAGTCGTGAAGTTTCATGGGTGTTCCTCCGGTTCAGGGCACTTGATTCGGGGCAATGCGGCGCAGCTCGGCCAGCCGTTCGCGCTCGGCTTTCTTCTTCAGGCGGGCAGCGCGGGCAGCAGCACAGCCACAGACCTGACGCCAGGGAATGCGGCACTGGCAATGCGGACAGATGGGGCGGGTGTCAAGCGTCACGCGGCCCTCGCAGGCAGGGCGGCGTCCATCCGGGCCAGCACGGCCATCAGGTCACGGGGGCGAATCACGCCGGAGGCCAGCCACACCCGGACGGCATACAAGTCAAACCAGTAGCGCCCGTACAGGTCCTCTCGGTGGGGCGCGCCGGCCTTGACCCACTTGAACACCCGGCTGTCCGACACCCCGATCAGGTCCGTGAACTGCGGCGCAGTGTGCAGTCCGGCGTAGCGGCGGGGCAGGGCGCGGCGGCCAAAGCGGCGGTTGAGTTCAGGCAGATCGGCGGGGCAGAACAGCAAGGCGAATCCGCCCTGTCCCTGCGCCCGCACCCAGCGGATGCCCGCCAGTTTGTCCGGGTGTTTCGTGGTGAGCCGGAACAGCCGGGCCTGCGACGCTCCGATGGCGTCCGCTGCCGCCTGGGAAGGCAGCCACCCCGCGTAATCCGCCTGCTTTGGATGGGCATACATGGCCCGGACCTTGCGGGCCTCGGCGGGTTTCACGCAGGGGCAGTGGCCCCAGGGCGTCACCTTGAAGTCACCCTTGCTGGCCCGGTACCGCAGCGCCTGCCGGGTCACGCCCACCTCGATGGCCAGCAGGCTCAGGCGGATCAGCCCGGATTTCTCGGGGGCCAGGCCACGCTTGGCAATGCGGTACTCGATAGTCCGGCTGTTGACGTCCATCGCTCGCGCGATCTCACGGCCCGTCATGCCCCGGCGCAGGCGAAGGATGATGGCCGGGTTCGTCAGGGGTCTGCGAGATGGCCTGGGCGTCATGGCACTGGACCGCCCGCATCCACAAACCCCTTACGCGTCACCTTGACCCTGCGCCCATCCGGGTGATGCCAGACCAGGCCCTCCCAGTCGGGATGCGCGGCAAGGTAGGCCCGCAGGCCCTCAAAGTCGCGTGGCGCGTCCGGCAGGGGATGAGCGCCGTGCTGGATCAGGACATGCTGGTCGCCGTGAAGATCAGTCTCTTTGCCACCCTGCACCTTCGGCCCGATCAGCTCGTAGGTGCCGTCCAATAGGCCGGGGCAGGTGCGCCACGCCTCGCGGTGCCATCGGCTGGCCGGATCGGTGTCCAGCACGGGCACCCAGCCGGGCCAGTGACCGGTGGTCTCGTCTGCCGCAGGCTGGGCGGGAATGAAGTCGGCGGGCGGGGTTCTGCCGTGTTTGGCGTCGTAGCGCTTAAACAGTTTGCCTGCCTGGACCATGCAGCACGTCCCGTCGTATTTCCGGGTGGCCACGCCTTCCCCGGCCAGCACCCATTCGCTGCCGGGAACGACGTCATTGGTGAGTTCACGCTGGCCGTGATAGTTGCGCTGAAACAGGCTGGGGGTCTTCTTCATGGGCTTCTCCAGTCGGGAATGGGCGGGAGCGTCCCTTCCAGGATGTCCAGGGCACGCTCCAGGGCTTCAGCGGAGAAGGTGGCGTGATGCTCACCCAACTGCGGCTGATAGGTCTTGTCCAGCAGGGCGCGCAGCAGGTCAGCCGCCGGGCCAGCCGCCGAGGGGACAGGCGGCACTTCGAGTTCGTCGAGTCGGTGCCTGCCGAGGCCAGTGAGGCAGTACTCGCCCACCGCAGCCCGTTCCAGAAAGCCGTGTTTACAAAGGCGGTGCAGCGATGTCCGCAGTTGATCGTCTGCGATGTGCCGGTCCCAGTGCTGCTCATACCGGAAGGCGATCTGCCGGACCCCGAGTGGTTGGTCCAGGCAGACCAGCAGGACGTCATGCAGCGTGCTTCTGAACGACACGGGCCGCTGCGGCGCAGGCTCGGCGCGCTTGCGGGGGTAGGACATGCGGAACTTTCCGGGCACCTCCTCGTGCAGGCTGTTGCTGAGCAGGTCCATCAGGGTCTCCCAGAGGCCGAGCAGCAGCTTGATCTCCTCGGCGGGGGCGTTGCTGGCATGGCGGGCACGCAGGTGGGCTTTGAGACGGTCCGCGTGATCGATGAGGCGGACTCCAGTGGGGGGCGGGGCCTGGACGGTCACAGGGTCACGTCGGGCGGAATCAGCATCAGCCGCTGCACGGGGCGGAACAGGTTCCACCACGGGTGGACCACCGAGCAGCGCACAGAGACCTGGCCATAACACTCGGCCATGCCGCGCAGCTCCGCGTCCAGGGCGTCTCCGAAGTCCTGGCCTTTGCGGGGGCCTCGCAGGACGCGCTCCAGATCCAGATCGGTGTACAGGGTGATGAGGGCGATGCTGCGGGCCTGCTCGGCATCGTCACAGGCTGAGAGGACATCGCGGTAGGGCGGGCGGTGGTCCATAGCGACACCTTTGCGTGGTTTACACGCCCAGCACCCGGCGCAGGTGCAGGAAGATGATCAGGTACTCGGCGACACCGCGCGGACGCCGTCCCCGGTACTCAATGCGGGCCAGCAGTTCGGTCCACTCGGGCGTGACCTGCGGGCCGAACACCGGGTCATCCAGCAGGGCTTGCAGCCCCAGCGGGCGGCCCGCGCCGGTGAGCTGTCCGGCCCAGTCCACGCCCGTGAGCAGCTCGGAGACGCTCAGGCCGTAGACGTGGGCAAGGGCGCGCAGGCTGTCCAGGCCGCGCGGCGTGCGGCCCCGTTCGAGATCGCTCAGGTACGGCACGGTGTGTCCGGTAACGTCTCCGACATCCCGTAGACGCAGGCCACGCGCCTGCCGCAGCTCGCGCAGCCGCTGGGCGAGGGTCATGTGCCGCGCGGCTCAGTGCTGATCTGTACGGACACCAGCAGATCATTCAGGCGGGGGCGGTTCTCATCCTGCTCCACCCATGCGCGGCCCTCGGCGGTCAGGACGTATCGGCGGCGGCGGGGCGCAGGGCCGGTCTCGAACTCGCTCCAGATCAGGCCCGCACGTTCCAGACGGATCAGGTGAGCGTACAGGCTGCCGATGTTGACTGCGTATTCCTGGGAGAGGGGGAGGGCGTACTGGTGGCCGGTGAGCAGGGCATGCAGCACGCGGGTCTCTGCCGGGATTCGCCGGAGTCGGAAGCGGTTGATGATGCGGGTGAACATGTGGGCCTCCAAAGGACGCGCCCCAGCCGGGAGGCCAGGGCGGGGGAGAGGGACGGACTAGCTCAGGACGTGCTGGTAGTCATCCCGGCTGGGCGAGTACCGCACGCTCAGGACGCGGCGGTCACGGCCCGCGTGGAACACCCAGGAGCCGACGGGCAGGGCGGTGGGGAGGCGGAGGACGGGGGCGGTCTGGTGGGTTGCCATGCCGTGGATTGAACGCCTGGTAACGGGCACGAAGAATTCCGCCAGATGGCCGTTTACCAGTCCGGGTGTTCTTCCGGGGACCAGCCCACATCCTCCTCGGTCACGGTCATGCCGTCCGGCAGTGTCGTGGGCAGTTCAGGCGGCGCGCTGCTCAGCCGGGTCATCAACGCGGCCAGGGCCTGTGCGCCGCCGAGGGCGCGGTGGGTCTCGGCCTCGGGAGGGACATCCTGCTGGAGACAGGCGTTGCGAAGGGAGGTCCAGCGCCACTCGCCGTGGTAGTCGCTCCAGTGCCAGCCGATCGGGGCGTAGGCGTTCATGGCGCAGCGCCAGAACTGCGCGTCGGTCAGGGGATTGCTCAGGCCGTGTGCGGCATTGCTGGTGGCGCAGGCGCGCCGGTCAAAGTCGGCACTGAATGCGACGCACCAATGGCCCTGCATGACCGGGCTGAGCAGCGCCAGCACCTCCGGCCATGACGGCGCGTCACGCAGGTCCGCCTCGGTCAACCCGTGAACGCGGTGCGCGCCCTCCTCGATGGCCACCGTGGGGCGCACGAGGGTGTTCACCAGCGGCGTGCCGTCCAGCCGGACCACCGCGATCTCGATGATCTGCCCGGCCAGGCCAGTGGTTTCCGTGTCGAGGATCAGCATGTTCGGCGCGGCGGCCCAGCGCTGGAGTTTCTTCAGCCCCTTGCGCCAATGGGCCTGTGCTGCTGACAGGGCTTCGGCTTCCAGGGTGGCCACCTCCTCGGCGAAGTGGGCCTGGAGTTCCAGGCGGCGGGCGTCGCGGGCCAGCTTGCGGGTCTTCCTGGCCTGGGCCTCGCCCGCGCGGTCTATCGGGGCTGCTGCCGCCACGGCGTACAGGTTGCAGCGCTCGTACCCTTTCCGGGTGCGGTACTCGTACAGGGCCAAAACGTCCCCCGTGGGGGACAGGCCCAGCCGCTTCAGACCGGTCTTGTGGTTCAGGCCGTCCGGGATCTCGCGGTGGACGGGAAGGGTCACGCCTGCCCCATCTCCGTGCGGACTTTCGTGACCGACTCGCGCCGCGCGCCCACCAGCGCCGCCTGGGTGGACTGGTTCAGCGTGCCCGAGGTCAAGCGGTCCAGCCGGGTCAGCCGCAGCGCCAGCGACCCGGTGCGCAGCATCTGGGCATGCACCAGCGCCAGCCCGGACTCCAGTTCGCTGGGCAGTGCTTTGCGCGTCAGGCTGCCCGAGACGGACACAGTCTCAGCGGGGCGCAGTTCGTCGAGCCAGTCGGACGGCAGGGCGTCCAGGCCCGGCCAGGTGGCCCCCACGGGGAAGGTCAGGGTCTCGTGTTCGCCGAGGATGGCAATCATGCCATTGGTAACCGTCCAGGCGTGATCCAGGTCCGGGCCGGAGAGCATGCGGGTGTACGGGTGGGGACTGGGGCGGGTGGGGACGGTCACCAGAGGCTCCTTTTGGGCGGGGTCAACAGGCCAGCCACCAGCAGGTCAGTGGAAGCCGCGTCGGGGGAGGCCCGCAGTTGGGCGTCAAATTCCTGGCGGTTCATCCGCGCTTCTCGTTGGTGAATTCGCTGTGGAATTTCTGGAACTGGTATTCGCCCAGGCCCTCGACGAAGGCGCTGCGGCTGCTGACTTCCGCAATCTGGTAAGCCTTGCCAGAGCGTCTGCCGTACCAGGTTTCTCCCTCGGCCACCGGAGGCAGGGCGGCTTCGCGGGTGGCCTGTTCCTCCGGGGTCAGGTACGCCCCGGGCATCGGGGTCACGGCAGTCATGGTGCCACCTTTCCCACCCTTGATCTGACCCCCGACTTCCTTGTCCAGCGCCCGGATGATGTACGTCCAGGGGTTGTCCGAACCGGCGGTCTTGCGGGCCTCGGCGATCACCTCGACGGCCCGCTCGGGGTTGATCTGGGTGATCCAGCCCCGCCGCTGCCCATAGCGCAGGCCCGGCGGGGTTTCGTCCATCAGGTCGTTGAGCTTCTTCTGGCCACCCAGAGCTGGGACCAGCAGGGCGCGGGTTTCCTCCGGGTCATGCGGCTCGTCAGAGGCCGGGACAGGCGCAACCACGACAGGCGGCGCGGCGGGCGGAACATTTTCAGGAGCAGTCATCGTTGCCGATTTTTCGTTCGCCTGACCCTGATCTCCAAATAGGAAGCTCAGTTCGTCGTCTGTGATGGACGCGTCAGCGTCCCCGCCGTCAGGCGGCAGCACGGCCACGCTTGCGGATGGGCTGTCTGCCTCGCCTTCATCTTCTGGGCGCGAAGCGATTGTGGTGGTGATCGGTGCGTTGTTGATCTGGCTTACCTGCGCCTCTGGACCCTCGGGCGCGGGTGCGTTACCAGTAACGTTGTATTCACCACCTCTCTGTAAAGTCTCTGGAAAAGTCTTTGTGGTGTTCTCTGTTATAGGTAACCCCGTTTCGGCGTTTTCGGTCGCCCCCTTTGGGTGTTTTGCAAAACTCCCATTCGGCGTTTTGGAAAACTCCCTTTCGGCGTTTTGCAAATCCCCCTCACCCGCTTCCGCTTTCGCCTTTGACCGAGGTTTGGCTTCTCCGTCCTTAGCCTTTGGGCGACGGGTCAGATCGGGGCGTTTGGTCCGGGTACCCGGCTCGGCATTGCGCTCCTCCTCAGACTTCTTTGAGGTCTCGTTCCAGAGAGTCAGGAACACGTCCCAGTCCAGACGCAGGTGCGTGGTGCGGTCCCCGGCGAATTTGTAGACCTGTTTGATGACGATGCCCTTGCTGGCCAGAATCTCGCCTGCACGGATGGCCTGCTTCTCGGTCAGGCGCACCTCGGCCCACCACTGCGTCCATTGCTTGGCGATCCACAGGTGGCCGTCCTTCTGGACGCGCAGCTTGACGTTCCCTTCCCTGTTCGGGAGATGCCAGTACACGATCTGACTCAACAGCAGGCCAGCGGCGAGATCGCCTGTCATATCGACGTAAACTTTTTTGAAATCGAGGGTGTCGCGGCTGTCTCTTTCCCAGCGTAAAAACTCGGCTGAATTCAAGGTGGAACTCCTAACGCTCCTGGCCCTTCTCTCGGGGCCATTCGGTCTCGGTTGACCGAACCCCATAGGGCGCGTATCCTATGGGTAGGCGAAAGCCACCGCGTAAAGGCGGCAACTAAAACGGTGTGGATAACCTCTGTGGATTACGAGCTGGCCGGCTCCCACTGGGGTTTTTCCCTTTTGGTCTGTTGCTCGGTGACCGCCGGGGTGCTTACAACATAGCGCGAATGGCTGGCAATGGTGGCCTGAAACCCACTGCCGTTCACGGTGCTGGTCCTGCCAAGACCTCCCGCAGCCGCCCCTGCTGCCATGCCCGGAGCTGCGGCCCCCATTTCGTGCGGAGCCACGCCATCTCCTCGTGCAGCTCCGCCCGCGACATCCGGCGCACCGCGTCGTCCCTGGCCTCATGGGCCTGGGCAGTGAAGGTGCGGTGTCGCCAGGGGGCTTGTGGGTCCGTCAGCAGGGCGACGATCTCGGGGGAGGGTGGATCGGTGTCGCCTTCATCCGGTGGGTCTTCGGTGGGCGAGTCGGGGCGGATCACCAGGTAGCGCGATCCGGCGATGTCCTGCCAGTCTGTGGAGTAGCTGATCCAGCCTGCCTTCTCGGCCACCACTGCGGCCTCCAGCATGTCCGGCTCGCCTGCCTTGCGGCTCAAAGCCACGAAATCGCCGTCTGCTGTCCCGACGGTGAGCTGTAAGCCATGCCCCAGCGTGTGCGCCCGCTGGCGTCCGTCCGTACGGCTGGCGGTGAAGAGGGAGGAGAGGGTCAGGGCGAGCTGGCCGGGGTCAGAGCTGGGCATGGGCGGTCCCGTAGCATTTCAGGGTCTTCCAGACATCCAGTTCATTCATCAGGGCCTCGCGTGCCCCCTGCCGCTGCTCTTCCTCCAGGGCGCGCAGGAGGTCCGGTGGGCCGTCAATGGTGCGCCCACTGTCCAGGTAGGCGTCGGTGGTCAGCACGCAGACCAGCAGGGCCTCGTGATCGCTGGGCGTCAGGATCAGGGGCGTTTCCGGGAGGATGCTGGCCGTCTCCAGCACGTCGCGCAGGCGCAGCAGATTGGGACGGTCCAGTGGGGGCGGCAGGGGAGGCCCGCCGTTCAGTCCGCTGAGGCCCAGGCTGACGGCGGCCAGGAGGGTGGGGAGGTGGGCATTCACGCTGACACCTGCTGTCTGCAACACTCGTCCATCTCGGCGAAGACGTCGTCCCATTGCTTGACTCGCGCCCCCAGATGGGTCACGCGGGCTGCCGCATCCATCGGGCCGAAAATCTCAAAGAGCCTGCGCGTGCGGTTCAAGTCCTCCATAGGACCGTGATTCAGCAGATAGGTTTGTCGGTCCTCAGCAAGCTGACGCTGTTCTTCAGCGCAGACAGTTAGAAAATCGCTCTCGATATCCGAGAACCATTCGCGTCCCATAACCACCAAGTGAGCAAAGCGCACCTTGATCCGCTTTTCGGCGGCCCTGACCAGTCGATTTGGGCCGCGTACAAACCTGATCAATCTGAAGTCGTCGCCATGACCGTGTGCGGCATTCACGCTTTTGATTGACTTGGCTCGGTTCAGAGCATCCTTACCGATCCCGATCTTGTATGCCCCCAGATGTTCTGAGTGGCCGAGGTAGAGGTCCAGATAGTCCTCTCCTGGGATTTCCAGTGGATAACCGTACTCCAGCGCTCTGGCGAGGATGTCTCGCACCATGACGTCGTAAAGCTTCTCGTAGGGTGGCAGGGCCTGTTGTGCCCGCCCAGCTTTGAGCAAGCTGCCTAAGCGGCGCAGACGCTCCTTCGGATTCACAACTCACCCCTGAAGAGTCCGCCGTCCGTCTGATAGGAGGCGATTTGAAGATCCAGGAACTTCACGGCGTCATCGAACTGGCCTACAGTCAGGTCCCGGTACCCGATGACTTCATAGCGGTCCTTCAGACGCCTCCAGGCATCACTGAAGTGGGCGCGTTGCCCACCCATGAGCTTGGCGAGCTTGCCGACGCGGCTATGAATCTCGCGGGGCTGACTGCCACTGATGGGCCACTCGCCCAGCGTCTGAGTGATCTCAGTGCGGATCTCCGCCTTGACCTCCTCTTTGGTGGTGTGGGCTTGTTGCTGAATGGCCACCAGCACGTTCCCGGCGAACTGTTGCAGAAAATCCATGCCGACAGGCGCGGGTAGAGTGGGGGCGGCGGCGGGAAGCGCGCGGGCCTGCTGATCCTCCAGGGCCTGGCGTTCCACCGTCTCCATCTGGTGGGTCTTGACGACGAAGTAAGACTGGGCGCAACTGATCTCCGGCTTGCGCGGATCGCCGTTCATGGCGAAGAGGTAACAGCCATACCGGCTCATTCGGAAGTCGAGCAGATCGCGGGCGCTCTTGGAGCCGATGGCGACCATTTTCGAGGCGGGTCGAAAATGGTTCTGGGCGCTTGCACCCGCGTTTTCTGCGGCTGCGCTCGCGCGTTCGATCAAGCCCGGAATCTGCTCCCAGTTCCGGTACCCGAGGATGGGGGCGAGGCCGCGTGCGCTCCAGAACTCCTGACCATTCTCGTCAAACTGCCGTTCGCCCTCGATCTGGCTTTTAATCTGGGTGATCCGTTCCTGTATGCTTTGCATTGAAAGTCCTCCAAGTAGGCGGCCCCTGGGATCTCACCCCTGGGGCCTTTTCTATTGCGGTGGCTTGTTGGCCTCCGCCGTCCTTACTGGCTTGCCCCGCTGGCCATGACCGCGAGCAGCTCTTTCGCATAGTCCCGGGCCACCGCGTCTGCTTCAGCCCAGGTCAGCGCCTGCACGTCCTGCACCTGGAAGAACTCCGGCTGCCGGTGGTGCTGCGAGGCCCAATCGTCGAAGGCCCGGCCCACGCGGTCCAGCAGGTCCTGGTGTTCGGCGGGACTGAGGTTGCCCAGCCAGTCCGACGGGCGGCGGGCGCTGAGCGGCCTGTCCCGGTGCATGTCGTAGGCCGTGATGCGGGCGTCGCCGATCAGTCCGTCCAGATCCGGCAGGAAGCTGCTGGCGAGTCCTGGAGCACAGCGCCCGATGTATACCCATGGCTGATCGCTCTCTGGGATGGCTGGGGTGGTGGGATCGCTGAGCGAGTCCAGTGCTGAAGTGCCTTGATCGGGGTCTGGTCCATGGAAGGGGCCGCTGGGGTGACGGCTCCAGCACCAGAGGCGGTTGTCGGGTGGAGTGGGTTCAGTCATGGGTAAAACCTCGTTGAGTTAGTTGGGGTTACATAACTGATGTAATCGGCTGCCTTGTGACTCTTCTGACCCAGCATCCGCCACGGCTTAAGCTGGGTCATGTCTCTTGATCTGATGGCCGCCCGACTGGACCTTGCCGCCCGCTCGGAACGGCTTGCCCGGCTGGAACCCGACGCGCTGAGGCGAGAGGCCCTGCGCTGGGCTGCCGAGCGGGACGAGGCGGGCCTGTGGGATCTGACCGAGGCATTTCTGGTCACCAGGGGAAGTGCAGGCGCGCGGGTCAGCCAGAACACCCTGATGAGCTACCGCGCCGGACTGTCCGCCTTCCTGAACTGGGCTGGCCCTGGCGGAATGAGCCTGCTGCGGCCCCGTCCGAATGACGGGTACGGGTACGCCCGCCATCTGGAAGCCTCCGGGCTGGCCCCAGGCAGCGTGCGGGTGCGACTGGCGGCAGCGCGGGCGCTCTTCGCAGCGCTCCGGTGGTCAGGAGCGAGCGACGCGGCCCCGCTGACGGACGTGCGGGCCGCCCCCGATCCGGTTCCGGCGTGGCAGAAGCGCCAGCCCTACAGCAAGGCGGACATTGAGTTGCTACTGAGACAGGCGGATCCACAACAGAAGGTCATGGTGTTGCTGGGTGCGCACTGTGGGCTGAGGGTGGGGGAGATGGCGGGTTTGATGCGGGCAGACCTACACCTGACGGCGGAGCGGCCTTACCTGACCGTGACCGGCAAGCGGCAGAAGCGTCAGGAGGTGCCGGTGTCGCGGAGGTGCGGCGTGGCACTCTCGCGCTGGGTAGAGATGACGCCGAAGCTCGGGCCGCGCGTCCTGAATTGGGAGACCCGAAAAGGCATCAGCGACAGCCTGCGCGAGCTGTGCAAGGTGACTGGCGTGCGGTATGTGGGGCGCGAGGTTCACGGCCTGCGCCACACAGCAGGCACCGAGGTCTATCGCCAGACACGCGATCTGCTGGAGGTGCGTGACCACCTGCGCCACGCCTCGGTGGAGACGAGTTCGCTGTACGTCAATCATGCGAGGCAGCAGGACCGGGCTGTGAATCTGGACTGGTGAAACCGAGGAAAACGGCTTTTGCACGGTTATACCGAACGGTGCAATTCCGGCAGAAAGTTATACGGGGCGCTTCCTCAAACCAAAGGTGTCCCGTAGGGCGTCCCAGAATGCTCTGCCGCCCTCGGACTGGCCATAGAACGGCCCGGCGGGTGGGGGTGGGCGGTTCCGGGGGCCGCCGTCGTACGGTTCATCCGGCCAGCTCAGGGTCAGGCGTCCGGTGGGCGTTTCGGCAAAGCCTCGGTGCCAGTAAATGACCTCGCAGCCGAGACTGTTGGCTTGACTCGCCACCTTTATGGCCAGGGCGGGCGGCACGTGAATGTCGCAGCTCGTCTGGCCGAGGCACGCTACCGGAAACGCCACGAATCCAAGTTGATGAACCAGCGCATCTGCGGCCAGCTCCTCTTTGCGCAGCCTGCGGGCCGCGAAGGCACGGCGGGCCAGATCCTGACCCGTGATCGTGCCGCGTTCCTGATGGTCAGACATCCAGGGCCTCCGGGTTTTCCGGCCAGTTGACGTTCAGCCGCGCCTTGGTGGCCTCGGGGAAGGGCAGGCTGGCCCACGCCTCGAACCGCAGCGCGTGCAGCTCCTCCACCAGCCGGACGCGCACGCGGGCCGGAATGAGGTAATCGGTCAGGCACGTCTTCTTGTCAGCGGCCTGGACGGTGATGGCGTGGAGGACGTGGGTGAGTTCGTCCGCGACGGGTTCAGCCCGCAGCGCCGCGTGGGTGATGGCGGCGGCGTCTCTGGCGTTGCGGACAGTTTGGGGGGTTGTTGGCATGAACACTCCTTTGTTGGCGGCGGGCGCTGGACTCGAACCAGCAAGGACCTGGGTCCGCCGTGATTGGCCAGCAGCTAGCCGTTCTGCTGGCACACCCGCAAGCGCTGGACTACTTCATGGGATCTCCTTTCGCCGTGCAAAAGACTGCGGCGGCGGGCCGGGCTTGACCTCCCGGTGAGGCTGAGGTTCGGCGGCTCCTGGCTCAACCAGGGACTGCCGGTAAGGCCCGGACAGGTCCAGCGCAGAGGGCCACCTGTGTTGTCCTGTCCGGGCTTGCTGCTACGCAATGCAGGGTCTGTGCGCGCATGGGGCGCGCGGCCCTGGCCTCTGGCAGAGAATGCCGACTGTCGCCCGTTTTCTCTCAAACGGAGCCGAACGTCACCCTGCTGGCCGGGTGGGCCTCCCTGTCGCGGTGTGTGGCGAGCGCGGGACGCGCGGCGCATTGCGCCTTTAAGCCAGTGTCTTAATTGACGCTGGCGGTTGATGGCCGGATGTTCTGGCCGAGGGTGGGGAAAAGCCGCAGTGGACGCCCAGGGACATCCAGCGCAGCGGAAAGAAGCGCCCTGACGCTACTTGGAACAGGGCAGCCAATGGCGGACGGTGGCCCTCCACGAACGCCGGATGACGCGCCTCACAGTCACGGGGTAGGGCGTGAAATTCCCTGTCGTCCAGTCCGGTGGTTCAAGCCCTCCTGATCGGGAATGCCTGCCGGACCTGCTACGCGCGTGCGCCCCCCGTAAGGGGCGTGGTGCCTCAGCAGTCACTCTGTCAGAGGCGGGTGCCCTGCGGTCAATTCCGCAGCGCTGGAATTCGGGAGCGGCGGGAGTCGAACCCGCTGTTTTCGGTCTTCACTCGGACCTATCCCCATCCATTGGGGTTTCGCTCCCGACACCGCCCCAGCGCAAAGGCTGAGGCGTGGGTATTGCGTCTTCGTGGAATCGGGCATGTGGGCCGTGCGGCGGGCCTGCCTATGCCGTCAACTCGGCAGAGTCCGCGACGACCGCCCTGGCTGGGATTGGCGGCCTCCTTGTCTCGCGTCAAGGGAAACGCCCCGCGCGGGCCAGCGCCGAGGAAGAGGCTGGGAGTTCGCGGGTTCTCAGGGGTGCAGGGACCTTTGGCCGTGTCTCGCCGGACCTGCTGCCACGGGGCAGTGGTTTCCGTCTTCACGCGCCGCTCCGGCTGAGCCGGTGGGGCCTGCACAGCGTCCCTATCCTGCTGGGACGCCTTGAAGCTCATGTTGTCATGCTGCCCGGTCCTCGGTGGGACCTTTGGTGGCCGGGATTAACGTGGGACGGCCATCCACGGGGAAGGTGTTAGGAAGGCTTGCCGTACAACACGGGCCAGCGGGCCTGGGCGTGGTCCTTCAGATCCGCGATCAGGGCCGAGACGGCCTCTTCCTGGGCCGCACGCAGGTCACCGTGGACGGTCAGCAGCAGGAACTTGCCCGCGTCGTGATCGAATTCGACGTAGACGTTGACCTCGTACAGGTCACCGCGCGCGTCAGGGATGTCGTAGACGGGCACGTTGAGCTTGATGACCTCCGGGGCGCTGCCCCCGTTGCGGTCTGCCACGCTCTGGCGGATGCTGCTGTCCAGGGCGTTGCTGGCCGGGCGCACCTCGCTGGTCTGCTCCCGGTTGTTCGTGAACTTCAGGGCGCTGAATGTGTCGATCACCGTGGGATCCACGTGGTCCCGCAACTCGGTGCGCAGCAGGCGGGTCAGTTCCTTCTGGGTCAGTGCGGTGAGCTGCTTCCACGAGGCCACCCGCACGAAGGCCGGGTGCAGGGGCAGGTTCAGCACGGCGGTAAAGCGCTGATCGATGTCGTCGTCCTCGCATAGCGCCACGATCTGGCCGTCCGAGACGTAAATCGCCTCCAGCACCCCGGCCTCGTGGCTGGCCTCGGCAGTGATTTTCAGGCTGGGCAGGTCAAACACGGTGGTGTTGTGGTGGTCCAGTTCCACCACGAACAGGTAAGGCTCCCCTTCTTGATTGCGGATCAGGTGGGTGCTGCCGGGGCGGGCATCTTCGATCAGGATGCCGTTGGCTTCCTTGGTCAGGCGTTCAACGTCTTGAATGGCGGTGCTGTCGAGGTGGCTCATCAGTTGCTCCCGGCACGCAGCAGCGGCATCTGGGCGAAGGTGGCCTGAATCACGGGCTTGCCGTCTGCGCCAATGCTCTCGGCGACGTTCAGGAATTCACCGCTGCTGGCGCGTGGCGGCGAGCTGGTCTTGACGTCGGCCAGGACGCCCACGCTGTTCAGCCCGGCGCGGCCCTGATCCAGGGTGCTGGCGCGGGGTTTGAACTTCAGGGTGATGGTGACCGTGCGGGCCTTTTCCAGGCCGGGGCGGCGCGAGCAGTCGGCCATCATTTCCTCAATGGCGGCGTTGATCGCGTAGCCGATACCGCCAGCTTCCAGCTCTCCGATGGTGTCGTGCGTGAGGGGCGGGGCTTTCTCGGACATAAGGACTCCAGTGGGCCGGGCTGCGGCGTGAGGGGAGGTGGAGAGGGTGTTTAGCGGCGCTGCTTCTTGCGGGCTTCCTTCTTGGCCTTGCGGCGGGTTTTGGCCTGGGCCTTGACCTGGGCAGTGCTGGCCCGCTGGGCGGTGAAGGTGGGGCGCACATCGGCGGTGTCGGTGGTCTGGCGGGCCGGGAAAAGCAGGTCATCCCCTCGGGCGTGTTCGCCCATGCGCAGGCGGGCGTCCATCAGCGGCGCTTCATGTGCGGAAGGTGGCGGTGGGCTTGGCTTCTGGGCAGGTGGGCGATGATGGCCCCGCCTGCGTAGGCCGCGATCTGCTCGGAGCGGCCCGCCACGCTGAATGCGCCGCTGTGGTTCAGGAAGTTCTGCGGGCGTTTGGTGCCGGGGTTGGCGTACACGGCGAGGTGCTTGGCGGGCGTGCGCTCGATCAGGCGTTCGGTGGCCATGCTCATGGCTCCAGCGGGGGCGATGTGGCGGGCGTTGGCGGTGGCTCGGCGTTCAGTTCGGGTGCGCATGGCTTGGACCTCCTGGGGTCAGTTGAGGGCGTCGGTGGTGGTGTCGGGATCAAGCAGGGGCAGATCGCCCAGGCCCTTGAGGTTGAACGTGCCAGTGGGCAGGGCAAAGTCGTCGGCGGGGCTGAAGACGTGTTCACGGCGGTTGAGGATCACCGTGCGCGGCGCGAAATTGTCGTCGTGGTAGGTGGTCTGGACGTGGGTGCCGTTGAACGCCGTGACGATATGGACGCCGCAGGTGTAACTGCGGTCTCCGCAGGCGGAGTTGGCGGTGATGGTGTACTTCTGGCCTTTCATCAGCTCTTGCATCGGCGGAACCTCCGGGAGTGGGTGAGGGAAGTGATGCCTGTCGTTTACGTAAAGCGAGTGCGCGGGGCTGTGGTGTAATGGCCCATGTCCACTCTTTTGGCTGCCGTGTTCCTGATCGTGGGCGCGGCCCTGGTGTATGCCGCCGTCCATGCCCGCCGCAGCACGCCACGTCCACCGATGGCCAGCACCTTCAGGAGCGTGGTGGTGGGCGCACTCGTGTTTGTTGTGGGATTGGGCATCCTGGGGGTGTTGCCCAGTGGGGCAGACCGGCGCACCGCAGCGCCTGCGCCGTGGCGAGCTGCCCCACCTGCGCGCACGGATATCCAGAACCTCGCCATCGTGGCGGGCGTCAGCGAGAACGATCCCGAGTTGACCCGCCAGTACGCCCGCCTCCAGACGCTGTGTCCACCCGCGAACGTCAGCGTCGCGGACCTGGTGGTCAACTTGCAGCAGATGGTGCGCAGGGAATCAGGCCGCGATATGCCGCTACCCGACGTGATGCGGCAGCTCGCCACGGCGCAGGAAGGCGGTGCCAAGGCGGGCATGACCTGCACGGAAACTGGCGGCATGCTGGCCGAGCTGCTGATCAAAGGGATGTAGCTCATGCGCTGGCCGCGTCCAACGTCATCGGGTCATCCGCCTGCGCGCTGCTGGCCAGCCACTTGGCCAGCAGTTCATGGGCGTGATACGCGAGGTTCTTGACGGCCAGGCCCATAAATCCGGCCTCAAACACCGCCGGGTCCACCCGTTCGCGGCAGGCCAGGAGTTTGGTCAGGAGCTGGCGCAGTTCTTCGAGCTGCGCGTCGTCCTGCACTTCTTCCAGCGTGGGCGGCTGATAGGGGCGGGGCGACATGGGGCGCTGGGCAGCGGCGAGCAGCTCAGGCGGGTAGGTGCGACTGGGATCGGCGTCTGGGAACAGGCCATGTGGAGCCGGAATGTTGCGGCTCATGCCCTCGCCTCAATCAAGCGGCCATCCTGGCTGTGCTGCGCGATCAGGCCACGCAGATAGCCACAGCCCTCTGGGAAGCGGCGGGCGGGCAGACTGGTGTATTTCGCCAGAGGCAGGCCCGCTTCCCCGAATTTGCTCTTGAACGCCCGGTACGCGGCGCTGTACCCGCCGGGGATGACGCGGGCCAGCTCCTGACACAGCGCGTAGATGGTGGCCTCCATCTCGGGGTGCATGGCAATGGGCGTATTGTCCAGTCGGACCTCCAGCGCGGCGGTGGTGGCCTGCAACACCCGGACCTCCTCACGGGTCTGCTTCATGCCGCGCAGGCTCAGCTCCAGCAGTTCCAGAGGATCGGTGGGCAGGATCGGCGCAGGGGCCAGGGCGACGCGGCGGCGGTACTCCCCGAACGCCTGGACCAGCTCGCGCTTCATGGGGACGGTGGCGTCGCTGTTGCGAACCAGAGTCAGGAGGAAGTAGCACTGGTCTTCGTTCAGGAGGGCATGACGGGATTTATTTGCGGCTCCAACGCTGTTTTTAACAGTCTCCATTTCAAATCGCAGGTGTCCAAGGCGACTAAAATCCTCGGCATAATCATCAATGAGACTCATCAGGCTTTTGTGCTTGTTTTCCATGCGGGCAGCGAGATGGCGGCTGTCCGCCCGTGCCTCGCCCTGGAATTCTTGAACTGCTACAATGCTGGTCATACGAGAACCTCCAAAACGCCCCTGGGATCTGACCCCTGGGGCAACTTCTTTTTTAGGACGTGGGGTTGAGGGCGGGTTCTATGTACTGACCTCCTACGACTGCGCCAAGAGTGGCTGGCAGCCCCAGTGCTTGGGCTGCACGATCCCACTCCTCGGGGTTCTCGGTAAAATCGCGTGGGCTACAGCCGTAGGCAGCAGCCAGCGCGAGCAGGGTTTCCATTTTTGGATTGGTGGGTACCTTGGCGTCGCCACGCCCCTCAAATGCCTCAATCGTCTTGTAGTTCAAGTGCGCTGCGCGGGCTGCTGCCTGGACAGATCGGATACCCGCCGCCAAGCGGGCAGCGCGTACCTTTTCACCAGCTACTGAAATCATGACAACAAAATACCACTAACTGGGGATTTTTGGAAGACGGTGAAACGCGCCACCACTTAATCAGCTTGTGGCTAATACCGATCAGAACACTTAGCTTGCCGCGTATTTTTGCGCTGGCAACGGGGTTTACTTCACATGGACCCTTGTATAATTCTCCCAGCTACTGGTAAACTTGCAGATAGGAAGTGCTATGACTGACACAAAACGCTACACGCGACGCCGCGCAACTCCACTCCCAGAGAGTGTTGAGACGGCTCAGCATCGCGGGCAAGTGTTTCAGCACATTCTGGATTCCAGAGAGATTTTCCTAGAGGACTTCGCAAAGAAATCCAATATCGCGCTCAGCACCCTCGGCATGTACATCACCGGGGAGCTGGACATTGCCCGCATGCGGCAGGCCACCGCTGAGCGTTTCATAGGCACGCTCGGAATTACCGACAAAGAGGCGTGGAAGTTGTTCCACATCCCTCTGCCGCAGCAGCGGTCTTTCAGGACGTTCCGGCCAAAGCCCTGGGGGCACGGTGAGGATTCTCGTAACCTCATCGAGTTGGAATTAAAAAGTCCTCTCCACGGAGAGTGGACAGTTCCTGCCGGGCATATTGTCCAAATTGACCCAGACAGCACTCTGGAAGGAATCGTCATCACCGAACTGGACGACGGCAGATTGTTCGCACTGCCCGCGCAGCTTGCTGCTGGCCGGGGCCGGGTTATGGGTCAGTTGGTCGGCGCGCTGGCCGCGTTCAAAGAAAAGTAAGACTCAGCAGCCGTGGCAGGGATCGTTGCCGATCCTGGAAGGGCTGCCCTGTGACCCATCACTGCCCTTCAGTTTGATTGCACCAGCAGGAGCAGTCGCCAGGATCAGACAGAGGACCGTTAGCAGTAATTTTTTCATGCCTCCAGTGTGCGGCCACTGGAGGGCTGTCCGCAATGGTAAGTTCCTGTGATTGCCCCTGGCAGCGCCCACCGGCCCCCATGCTCAAACAGGACGGCCTCCCGCGCCATTCTCCACTGGTGTTCCAGGCCCACCCGCTCCTGATCTGCGGCGGTCTCAATCAGGTGTTCCAGGGCCACCAGGATGGCCCCAAAGTTGGGTGCGCGTCCTGGCCGCGTCTGGACGTTCTGCTGGGCATAAGCAGCCAGCACCTGCGCCGTGGTGGGGGAGCCTGAACGCGTCATCAGCGTGTTCGCAGCCAGCGCGATCTCCCGGTGTGCCCCTGGTCCCACGCTGGCAATCACCACCGCCTCTGGCATCAGCCGCGTCATGATGCTCAGCACGTCATCTGTGCTGCCCAGTCGCCTCAGCGCGTCAGACAGTGTGGCGACAGTGTTGAGGGGGTCTGCGACAGTGCCGCCGCGCGCAAGGGCCTGAAGACCGATTCCAGCCCAGAGCGCGGCCATGTCCGCCTGCCGGGGAGGTGTCGCCCCGATCAGATCGCCCACCAGCCTGGCCCCTGTCACCGTGCGCGAGTAATCAAGAGCCAGCGCCAGGACGGCGTAACTGCCGACCAGCGAGTGGCCCAGATCAGAGACGCGGGGGACGGTCTGCCCGGCCCAGGCTTTGGCCCAGGTTCGGGCGGCGATCTGGGAAGCGCTGCGGAGATGATCGCCGCCGTCGATGCCCTGCAAGGCCAGCGCGGCAGTGTGGTACATGTTCCCAGCCTCTGAGGCCAGTGAGGCGCGGCGGTACTCCCCCCGCTGCAACAGTGCAGCCGCGTAATTTCCGCTGTGCCAGCTCCTGCGGCCTTCGGCCATCGGTTCAGCAAGGTCCTGGTGGATGATCTCAGGGACCGCGATTCCGAGCCGCACCTCAATCACCCGCGCGTGGAACCGCAGGAGCTGGGCGCGCTCTGGCAGCCCTGCGGCCTCTGCGGCGGCAATGCCGCGCCCAAGTTCCACCAGCGCTTCCCCAGGACGGCCCAGAGCGGCCAGAGAGGAGCTGCGCCCCAAGTAGAACCATGCCAGCCCGTCCTGATCGGTGCGCGCAGAACTGGCGCGGGGCATGGGCATGTCCAGAGCCTCATCGTGTTCACCCACCTGGCTGGTAATGGCAACGGACAGGCCCATGGCGAGGGGGGTCTGGAAAACAGCCAGTCGCTGGCAGGCCTCCTGCATTTTGCGTAGATGGTTTGCAGTTAGCGCCGCACGCGCCCAGACGGCGGTTTGCTTCAGCCCTGGCCCCGGTGGCACGGCAAGAATGGCGTCAGCGCCTCGTTTCTTCAAAGCGGCGTCAACCTCTTCTGGCCCCCAATTGGATGTTCCGGGCATATGTCTCCTGTGTGAATTACGGTAGCAGACAAATCAAGTTCAGGTGGGCGTTGCCGACCTTCCTATCTACTGGAGATATTGTTGCATAATATCCCCAGTAGATGGTAAGATTGTTTCAAGCCAAAAAGGCACTCCCCCGCCGAATGCCGCTAAGCAAATCCAGGCGAGGGAGTAACGGAGAAAGCATGACGCACACCGCCCCCGAAAGCAAGCCCCACACCTTCCCCCACGCGGACGCCGCCCAGTGCGCGTGCTGCGGCCTGGCGCTGAGCAAGGGCGGCTACGACGTGCCCTTCATCGGTGTTGTCGGCCCCAAGTGCGTCCTGAAGTTCGTCGCGTTCGCTGAAGTACTGAAGTTCATTGAGGGACGCGCGATCACCACCACCGCCAGCCGCGAGTTCAACTTCAGCGCCAGCCGCGTCATCACCGGCCTACGCGTGCTTGGTTTTGAGGTCAGCACCGACGGCGGCACATTCCACGTCGCGCGCCGCACCCGCCGCCTGAACGACGTGGTCAAGAGCTGGAAGAAAGTGCGCGCTGAGTTCGAGCGGGATCTGAAGGCGGCCAGCGGGCTGGAAGGACAGGTGGCGGCGTGATCCGCCGTCCCGCCCGCTCTCGCCTCGCCCGCCTGCGCCGCCTGCATGCGCTGGCGCTGTTCTCCGAGCTGTCTGCCGATCCCTGCACCCCTGAGCGCCGCACCCGCGCCCGCCGCAGTGACCGGATCGCGCGGGCCTGCCGGATGGAACTGAACCGCATGGCGGCGGCATGAGCAAGCAGATTCTGGACGCTGGTGACGAAGTGGTGATCACCCGCGACAGCTGGAGTGCCCAGCAGGCATGCGTCGTTTCGATGGACGAATACGGAACCTACACACTGGCTGCCGAGGGCGGTAGCGCGGCTGGGTTGATTCTCCATATGAAGCGTACCGAGCTGATCCGCTGCAATGGCGATCTCCAGATAGGCGACTGGGTGCGCGTGAACGGCACCTGCGAACAGGCCGTCAGCATGGACGTGGACACCCTGGAGGATGAGCCGGGCCTGATCGTGGACGATTACCCGGAGAAAGGCGGGCCAGATTTCAAGGTGTTCTTGCAGGGCGAGAACCGCCCTTACGAGTGCCGGGCCGGGCAGCTCACCCGCGTGGCCCGCAAGGATCAGCAGTGAACCTCCCCTGGCTCCCCACCACCAGCAGCACCAAGCGCCTGGAAGCGGACCTGAAGGCGCGTGGCTGGCGGGTTTGGTGGACGCAGGGCGGCAGCGTGCGTCTGTTCTCCCCGGAGGGCGACACCATCGAGGTGGACGGCGCAACCCCGGCTCAGGCCATGCGGAACGCCTACGCCTCAGCGCAGGAATACAGCAACGCGCAGGTGGTTGAACTGGCCCTCGACAACTGGCAGGAACTGGCGGCGCGGGCATGATGGACTCCACCCGGCCCGGCCTGCTGGCCCGCATCGAAACGTATCTAGCCTCCCACCCGTGGGCCTCTGTGCGCGTGATCGCCGAGGAATTGCCCCGCCCCATCCGCGCCCCACTGGACCCGGCAGGCGTGAGTTCATTGCTGCTGTGTCTGAAACGCCGGAAGCGCGTGGAATCCCGCCGCCAGTTCGAGGAGGGCATGCCCGTTCTGGGCTACCGCCTGACCGCTGCGGCCTGCCCGGTGACTGCCGAGCTGCGTCAGGTGCAGGACTCCATCCACCCGGACGTGCCTGCCCGTGACGTGTTGCTGGCCGACGTGCGCCGCCGCCGGGAGGAACGCCGCGCTTTGATCGAGCAATACGCCCAGCCCACGCCGCCATCCCAGCTCAGCCCTTTCGATCAGCTCCTGGAGGACTGCCGATGAATTACCCGATCTATTCCACCGCTCCTGCCCCGACTGCCCTGCGTGCCCGGCTGCGCCGCGCGAACCTGCGCCGCCGTTTGAGTGGGCCAGTGATGGCGCTGGCCTTGCTGATTTGCCTGCTGGCGGTCCAGTCTTTCTCGCTCCCCGCGTTTCTGCTGGGCGCGGCTCTGGCTTGCCTGGGCGTGCGCTGGAGCGGGCAGCCGATCAGCGCATGGGTGGATGTCGGACCACTGGAGTGGTTTTAGTGGCTGTCGTTCAGGACCACGAAGCGCGTGGGGGTTGCCCCAGGTGCCAGCACCTGTTTCCCGAGGACATTCTGGAGAACGCCTTCGGCCACCTGAGTGACGGCGTGCTGTATCTCGCCTGCCCAAACTGCCGCCAGGAGCTGACCGTGGAAGTCAAGTTCGTCTGGAGCGAGGTGCTGTCGTGACTGCCCCCACCCATCCTGCCTGGAATCAGACCCATGGGCACGTTGCCTTCGATTTCCTCAGCCCCACGCCCGCCCACATCAAGGACGCTGATGTGGCGCACGCGCTGGCCCACATCAACCGCTTCACCGGCCATCTCAATCGCGCCTTCTCGGTGGCGCAGCACAGCCTACTGGTGGTGGAACTGCTGGCCGAGCGTGGCCACCGGGACGCCGGGCTGCTGCTCCAGGGCCTGGTCCACGACGCCGCAGAATGTTACGTGGGGGACGTGTCGGCCCCGCTCAAGCGCCTGTTGCCGGACTACCAGAAAGTCGAGGCGCGCGTCTGGGCAGCGTGCGCGGCCCACTACGGCGTGCCCGTGGAGCTGGACCCCGCCGTCAAGGCGATGGACTGGCACGCCTGCCGCCTGGAAGCGCACGCGCACCTCCTGGGTGGGCCGATATACGGCTGGGCCGGAGAGGACGAAACGGAAGCCCTGAGTCAGCGGGCGCGCAACATCCTGTACGGCTACCACGCGACGTTCACCATTGAGCGCCGCTTTCTGGTGACACTGGATTTCCTGCGGGATGCGGCAGCGATGCAGCAGACGGTCCTCATGGAAAGACTGGGCGCGCGGGGCTGGCTGTGATCTTCTCTCTCGCTCCCACCACCGAGTCCTATGACGTGCTGCGCCTGACTTCTGAGACGGCCCAGTGGGAGTTCGGCTGTCACCGCGTGCTGTTTGGCGTTCGCGTGGTGGCGAACCGCGTGGGCGGTGGCGTGTATGCCGTCAATTACTGCGCGGGCGCGGACCCGGTGCGGATCGGCGTGTTGCGGAGTCTGGTGCAGCAGATTCTGGAGGGGTTGCCGGAGTCGGTCAGCGAGGGTGAGGTGCTGGCCCTGATGCCGCGTTGGACGGTGCGGCCCATGCACAACGATCCGGTGTGTTTCGAGGCCCTGGTGCTGCTCGCCCGGCAGGCCACGGCGAAGGCGGGGGCGGCGTGAGTGTCGTCGTCCCTGGGAGCGACATCCACAAGGTCCTCGTGGCGCTGAGCGAGTTCCTTGGCGTGCCGATGACCACGCGCGAGCTGGTGGACGAGACTGGCCTACCGCTCAAGCAGTGCAGCGGCTACATGTGGACCCTGCGGAAGCGCGGGCTGGCCCAGTCTCGCCCCAGTGATCAGCGCAATGGCCAGACGCTGGAACACTGGGTGGGGGAGCTGCTGTGACGGCTGCCCCGGTCCTGCGCTGGCCTGGCAGCAAGTGGCGCATTGCCGAGTGGGTCATCGGGCACCTGCCGCCCCACAAGGTGTATTGCGAGCCGTTCTTCGGTTCTGGCGGCGTGTTCTTCCTCAAGCCCGAGGCCGCCACCGAGATCATCAACGATCTGGACGGCAACGTGGTGGCGGTCTTCCGGGTGCTGCGAACCCAGCCACAGGCACTGGCGGAGCAGGTTTCCCTGACGCCCTGGGCGCTGGACGAGTACGAGGCATGTTGCGCGGCCCTGCTGGCCCCGGACGAATTGCCGGATCTGGAACGCGCCCGCTGCATGATCACGATCACCTGGCAGCAGTACGGCAAACGGGCCATGCAGCGCAAGACCGGCTGGCGCTTCCGGGGTGTCGATCAGCAGACGCCCCTCACAGCCTGGCGCAACCTGCCTGAGCGGATCGCCTTCGCGGCTGACCGCCTGATGAATGCCCAGATCAGCAACCTGGACGCTCTGGCGCTGATCCAACGGGTCAACAACTCAGAGACGCTGCTGTACATCGATCCGCCCTACCTCGGAGAAACCCACAAGGCTGGGCGGCTGTATGACCATGAATTGAAGACGCCTGCTGAACATCAGGCGCTGATCGATGCGGTACTCGGGCACGTCGGCCCAGTGGTCATGAGCGGCTACCCGAGCGCGCAGTACTCCGAGCAGCTCGCGGGCTGGCACCTGGTCAGCACCACCGCACGCGCCCAGAGCAACGGGCACCGTCAGGAATGCCTGTGGATCAATCCGGTGGGCTGGAGACGGCTGCGTGGCACGCACGGCAGCTTGGATTGGTTGGGCCAGGACGGCGGCTTAAATGACGTCTAAGATGGCCCGCGCCTATCAGCGCCAGTCTGCCGAGGCGGACCGCGAGAAGGGCTTCATCGGTGATCCGCTGCGCCTGCCGTTCTTCCGCATTCTGGAGGAGGTCCGGCGCGTCCGTGTGTCCGAGGCTTACCGCCGTCTTGTCCAGGCCGGGGCCGCTGCCCTGACGCTGAGCCAGCAGGAAGAGACGTATCTGGACGCCGTGCGGGGTCTGGACGAGCATGACCTCGGCGTAATCGTGCGGGCGTTCCACCAGTTGATCACCGACATGGATGACCGGCCCTATACCGATCTGCTGGGTCCGGTCTACATGGAGATTGGGCATCGGCTGGACCGTGCTGCTGGGGCGGAGTTTTACACCCCGCGCAGCATCTGCCGCCTGATGGCCCAGATGACCCTGAGCGCCGATCTGACCCCCGGTGAGGTGCTGCACTGCAACGAACCCGCCTGCGGCACGGGCGGCATGATCCTGGCCTTCACTGAGGTGCTGATCGAGCGCGGCGGCCACCCGCTCAACGTCTGCTGGACCGCCCAGGACCTGAGCGCCCGCTCCTGCTGGGCCACCTTCCTGAACCTGACCCTCTGGGGCCTGCCCGCGCAGGTGGTCTGCGGCAACACGCTGGCCCTGGAGAACCGCTGGACGTGGCGCAACCGCTTCTGGGATCTGGCGATGCCGTATCACAACCTCAATGCACCCCTCCCCGAAGAGGACGCCCAGTTCGCCCGCGTGGTGGACGCCATGCGCGGTTTCCTCAACTCGCCTCCACCCACTCACCCGCAGCCGGAGTTTGGTCCGCTGTTTGGAGGCCCCCTGTGAAGTCACCCACCTACGCCCCACTGTTCCCGTACCTCGCTGTCCGCCTGAACGCTGGGCTGCTGGCCGAGGGTGAACTCGTAATCGACAACTTTGCTGGCATCGGCGGGGCCAGCTCTGGGATAGAGGCCGCATTGGGCCGTCCAGTGGACCATGCCATCAACCACGATCCGGTGGCCGTCAGCCTGCACCGCGTCAACCACCCTCACAGCCACCACAGCGTGGAAGACGTGTGGCATGTGGACCCACTGGAGGTCACGCGCGGTCAGCCGGTGGCGCTGTGCTGGTTCTCTCCCACATGCACGCACTTCAGCAAAGCCAAAGGTGCGGCGCTGCTGGATCGGGGCATTCGTGGCCTGGCCTGGGTGGCGGTCCGCTGGGCGGCGCTGGTTAAACCCCGCGTGATCATCTTGGAGAACGTCGAGGAGTTCCGCGACTGGTGCCCGTTGTTGCCCGACGGCAGACCGGACCCCGCGCAGAAGGGCCGCACCTTCAACAGCTTCGTGAACGCACTACGCTATCAGGGCTACCAGGTGGAACACCGCGAGCTGCGGGCTTGCGATTACGGCACACCCACCATCAGGAAGCGCCTGTTCCTGATCGCCCGCCGGGATGGCCTGCCCATCGTCTGGCCCGCGCCCACGCACGCCGCCCCGACAGACCCCTGCGTGAAAGCTGGCCTGCTGGAATCCTACAAATCCGCCGCGTCCTGCATCGACTGGGACATCCCCTGCCCCTCCATCTTTGACCGGAAGAAGCCGCTGGTGACGAACACCATGAACCGCGTGGCCCAGGGCCTGCGTCGCTTCGTTCTGGAGGCTGCCCAGCCGTTCATCGTGACCTGCAACCACAGTGGGGCAGGGTTCAGAGGTCAGGGCCTGGATCAGCCGTTCAACACCATCACCGCCGCCCACGAAGCGCACGGCCTGACGCGCCCGCTGCTGGCCCCGTATGTGGTCAACAAACAGCACAGCAATCCTGCGCGCTCGCCGGATGCGCCGCTCTCCACCGTGACCACCAACCACAACAAGAACGAACTGCTGGGCGCGTACTTTGTCCCTCGCAACGGTGAAGCGCCCGGTCAGCAGGCCCGCGCGGTGGACGTGAACATGCCAGCCGCCACCGTGACCACCACGGCGAACGGGGCGCGGCTGGTGGTGGGCCAGGTGCTGAAGTTCAACACGGGCAGCGTGGGCCAGAGTGCCGACAAGCCGATGTATACCGTGACCACCGGCGGCACGGGCGCAGCGGCCCCACTCGGGATCTCCACCGCCCACTTTGTCCAGCACAACGGCGGCAGCCTCCCGCCCGAAGACGCCAGCTATTCCGCTGACCGCCCGGCGCGCACCGTGCTGGCCCAGGGTGGTCCGCAGGCACTGGTGACCGGCGCGCTGCTCAAGACGGATAACCAGCGCAGTTGGAGCCAGTGCGTTTACCCCGTCACGGCCCAGCTCCCCACCGTGGTCAGCAAGAACAGCTACGGCCTGACCACCGCCTGCCTGACCGCGTACTACGGCAGCAACGGCGAGGGCGATCCAGGCCAGGAAGCGGACGTGCCGCTGCGGACCATCCCCACCCGTGACCGTTTCGGCGTCTCGGCAGCCACCCTCATGCGCCAGCTCGGCACCAGCAACGGCGCGGACATCACGGCCCCTGCCCCCACGGTGATGACCCAGGGCAGCGGGGGGAAAACGGGTGTGATCACCGTCACCTGCTGGCCTGCCCTGACCAGCGCGGAGCTGGATCGGGCGCGCGAGGTCCATGCCTTCCTGCTGGCGTATCTCGGAGAAGGCGCGCTGGCCCCTTACAGCCGCGACGGCCTGGTGGTCCTGAACATCCGGGGCGAGTGGTACGTGCTGGCGGACATCGGGATGCGGATGCTCAGCCCGCGTGAGCTGGCGCGCTGCCAGGGGTTCCCAGACTCGTTCGTGCTGGAGCGGGATGCTGAGGGCAAGTCGATCAGCAAGGCCCGCCAGGTGCGTGGCATCGGCAACAGCGTCTGCCCACAACTGGCGCAGGTGCTGACCCATGCCCAGCTCAGCGCCGTGGTGGCCGAGGCGGCGGACTGAAATGCCAGACCATGACGTCACTGCTCAGTTCATGATCGAGGCCCCCCAGAGCTACATCCCCCTGTTCACTGTCCACCGTGAGCGTGTCGGCCCGGTCTTCGGCGCGGCCCTAGCGGTGGCGTTCGGGCATGCCATCGACGCGCCCACCAACCTGCGCGTCACGTTCACGGACCGCTTCCAGTTGGTGGAGGCCAACGGGCAACACGGGCGCGTTCCCAGCAGTGAGGAGGTTCAGGGCCTGCTGCTGGGCGTGGCCGTCGCCCTGGCTATAGACCTGGGCGGCCACCGGCACACCGTTGTAGACCTGAAGTCCGGGAGGGTCACCGATGCCTAACCACAGAGAGAAGCCCATCATCTTCAGCGCCCCTATGATTCCCGGCCTGCTGGACGGCAGCAAGACGCAAACCCGCCGAATCATCAAGCCCCAGCCCCACGCGGGCCTGCGCGCCTCTCCGTTCGTCCCCAGCGGTCTGGAGGACGGCCACGGGCGGCAGGTCAAGTGGAAGTACGCCGAGGGGGACCGCTTATGGGTGCGCGAACGGTTTCTGCTTGACCCCAGCGCAGATGACGATGCCTGGTTCGACGACGACGCCCGGCTGAGCTTTTTTGAGTGGGACGGGGGTGAACGCCGAACCGCCGATCTGCCGCAGGCGCTGCGTATCCGGGAGAACGTGCTGTATGCCGCCGATCAGCAGGAGCCGGAGTGGCAGTGGAAGTCTCCGATCTTCATGCCCCACTGGGCCAGCCGCATCACCCTGGAAGTCACGGCAGTCAGCGCCCAGCCCGTGCAGGCGATCACCGAGGCCGACGCACGGGCCGAGGGTGCACCCGCTGAATTCCTGATGGACGCTGCCAGTTTTGTGCAGGGGCAGGCGCTCCCCGAGTCCACCCACCGCAATGGCTTCAGGAGTCTCTGGAATCAGATCCACGGGGCAGGCAGTTTCGAGGCTGAGCCGTGGGTCTGGGTCTGGGCCATCACATTCAAGCGGGTGGAGGCATGACCTGGCCCGCCCACCGCGTCTCTCCCTGCCAGATGGGGGACCGTCACGCGGTGCTGTCGGTCCTGAGCGCTGAGCCGTGTGCCCGTGAGGAGATTCTCGCGCGGCTGGCGCGGCGCAGTCAGGAGATCACCCGCCTGGGCCACCGCCTGAGCGAGCTGTGCGTTCTCGGGTACGCCCGGCGGGACGAGGGCAGCTACGCGCTCACCGCCAGGGGCGAGACGTTCCTGGAGGACCTCTGGTGTCCCAGTCCATTGACGAAGGAGTGCAGGTCCGGTTTGTCGTGCCGATCTTTGCAAACCCCCACCTGAACGAGTACTACGCCGCTGGAGAACGATTCGGCACCGTCCTGCGTCATTGCTGGTACGTGCCAGGCATCGGCACCTGCTGGGCCATCCAGACCACCACCGGCGAGGAGATCCATGTCATCGAGAAGACCTGGGAACTGAGTGTCATCACACCCCCATCTGCACCCCTGTCAGTTCCCAAACCCACCCAACCCAAAATGCCGAGCCTGTTCGGCGCAAGGAGCCAACCGTGACCGCCTCAATGATCAATCCTGCCGACATCGCCGCCATCAAAGCCCAGCCGCGCCGCGCCCCCACGGCAGACCTTGTTCCCCCAGAGGACTGCGCCCTGTCCTTTGCCCGCGCTGCCCGCCTGACGGACCGGGAGTGGCGCAGGGCCTGGATCAGCGCGATGGACGTGCTGACGGTCCACACCACGGCGGCGCGCAAACGGGAGGACGGGAGCGAGATCGCCGCGTACCTGCTGGACCGCACGCTGGACCTGACCTCGTTTGCCCTGACCGAGTTTGCCGGGGCCTCTGCCGATCCGCGCCGCCGCATCCGGGACCGGACGGATGAGGCGCTGGCGGTGATCTGGGACGGCATCAAGGCCAGCATCTCGGAGGGCATCGAGGTGTACCGCACCGAGATCGAGGGGCAGAGTCAGGCCACCCTGGCTGCCGAGCGCGAGCAGATGACTGCCGGGGCCGATGCGGCTGCCCGTGAGGCGACAGAGGCGCGGCGGGCGCTGGATGCCGCCTCCGCCCAGTTGACCCGCGAGCGCGAGGCGTCAGCGCGGGAGATTGCCCGCCTGACCCGCCTGCTGGACTCCGAACGCAGCGCCAACAACAACCGGGAACGCGACGCCCGCAATGAAGCCCACCAACTGCGGCAGGACCTTGCCTCCAGCCGCACCGTGATCGCCAGTCTCAACGCCGAATGCGAACGCCTGGAAGCCCAGGTGGCCGCGCCTATCGCTGTGGAGGAAGTGCCTATGCCCAGTGATCAGCCCAAGAATGCCCTGGAGAGCGCGAGTCTGTGCCTGTTCCTGCGGAAGAAGCAGAACGCGCCAGGGCTGACCTGGAAGGAGAACCAGCGTCTCATGCTGCTACCGGAATCCCATCCATTTGTCCTTGAATGGCGAGCCGCCTATCCCACCCCTGAAGCCATGCTGGCCCAACTGCGGGCTGTGGTGTTGCCGATGCTGGGGCGGGTGGCCGCGTGAAGACCTTCGCGCATGGGGAGGTCATTCCAGCAGGGATCGTCACGCCCCGCCTGACGCCAGAACTGAAGGCGCGGGCCGAACAGTTGACCGAGGAGCTGCACGCCGCTGGTTTTGACGTTGTGCTGGCCCTGAATGCGCCTAAAGGGGAACAGGTGCCGACATGGCTGCTGGGTGACGCCGTGCATCTGCTCGCTCGACTGGCCCGGACGGCGGAATACCTCCAGAAGCAGACCTGCACCTGCGACACCTGCCGCAAGGCACGGAAGGAAGTGCGGGCGTGAAGGGCAAGTGGGGCGGCAACTGCAACCGGACGGCCTGCCAGCAGCCGGGCGCGGTGTGGTGGAACTCCAGCACGCGGGCGTTCTATTGCCAGACCTGCGCCGCGAAGATCAACGCATTTAGTGTCGGGGCCGATGGGTACGCGCTGTGCGTGTTGAGCCAGGACGGCCAGGAAGTGGCAGCGCCCTACGGCGGAGAGGTGAAGGCATGACGCGCATCGTCGAGCGGGCCAAAGCGTTGCTGCCCGCTGCTCTCCACGCCGTCGTGCAGGCCCGCATGGAGGAAGGCCGCGAGAAGTACGGTCAGGAGCTGGACGAGTGGCCGGGGACACCGCGCCGGGCGGCCATCATGCGTCTTCAAGAGTTGTTGGACGGCGTGAATTATGCGTTGTTCGAGGGGGACGATGAAGGGGCGCAAGCTGATGCTGCCCAGACTGCCCGCATTCTGGCACGCTGGCCAGACCTAACGCCGGAGGAGATGGGCGTGCGGGAGACCACGCTGCCGCCTATACCTGCCCTCAGCGCCGATCAGCCCACCTACCTCTCCCTCGGTGTCCCGCTGGCCGAATATCAGGAGGCAGAACAGGAGATCCTTTGCTGGAATCCTATGGACATGGCCCGGTTCGCACATCTCTGGCGCGCAGGCGGCCATGACATCGCCCCCAAGATGGAGGCTGAGCTGGGATACATGAATCGTCATTTTCTTGGGATGGCCCGCCAGCACGGCATGAAGTGGCGTGAGGTTGCCTCTGCCGAGCTCAAGGAAATGCAGGAGCGCCGCGCCGCCAGCACGGTACAGGAGCTCCCCGATGACCAGTAGCCCCATGTCCGAGCTGGAGCGCCTGGACCGGGCCTGTCGCGCCGTGTCCGCCAGCATCGCGGAGTTCGACACGATCACAGACCCTAAGCTGATCGACGAACTGGACGCCGCGCTGGACGGCTTGCTCTTGCCAGCGCCGGAGCCGGGCCACTCCGAGGCAACACTCAACACGTTCACGGTGGAACTTGGCGCGCTCTGGGACAAGAAGGTGGCAGGCACGGATACGGAAGGGGACCATGCCGCCTTCCTGGCTGCCCGTCATGCCATGTTGACCGCCCTGAAGGCCCCGGTGGACTCCGGCTTCTGTGCCTGCGAGGGCTTCGACGAGTGCGTAAAGCTCGGGGTGATCAAGCACGCCAGCCACCAGGTGCTGAACACGGCCACGGGCACCCTCCGCACCGTCCACTACTTCCATATCGGCCCGGACAGCGAGAACGGGGTGATCATCCAGTACTGCCCCGGCTGCGGACGGGTCATCAAAGTGAACCAGGAGGCGCTGGCCGCATTCTCAGAAGGGGAAGATCATGCCTGACCAGTGGAAGGCAATGCTGGCCGAGTACCGATTTACTCGGACTGATGGCCACCCCCTGACTGCCAGGCAGCAGCGGGAGATGGACGACAGCATGTTCGAGCTGATCGGTGGCTGGGCGCAGCAGCGCGGGCTTGCCGTTGAGGGTCAAGCGCTGTTCGAGCGGATGGGCGACGACTTGCCCGACGGGGCCAGCAGGTGAGCGAGCGCTTTCGCCACAAGCGGGGCGGCCCCCACACGCTGCTCAAGCGCCGCCTCTATGCCCGAGGTTGCCCATGAATGAACCATGCACCCACTGCTGGCACACCACTGGCCCTGCCCTGCTCTCTATGCCACCCCAATGCCCGCAAACCTGCTGTCGCTGCGGGGGAACGCGCATACTCAAGGACGCCCCGATGGACCGTGCTGGGCATGGCCCCTTTCTGCCACTTGCCGCCGCCCTTTCTGAGCCAGCCCATGCCCAGAACCCGGCCAAAGCATTTGAAATTGCGTGTCACCAGATGTCTGACGAACTGGCTGGCTCAAAAATATGGTTTGAAGAGGCGATCAAGAGGATTGGACATCTACTTGACGCCCCGGAGCGGATGGCAACCGCTCTTTTGAACATGGGCTATGAAGATGGTGACCGCATGTTTCTTGAACGGTATATCGCCGCTCTTAACGCTCAGGCGGCCCCATGACCCCAGCCGACACCCTTGCCCAGACCTGGGAGGACCGGGCCGCGTTCCTCCGCCAGCTTCACCGCGACGAATTCGGCTGGAAGACCACCGAACCGCGTGGGGAGGCCGAGACGCTGCTGACCTGCGCACGGGAGTTGCGCGCCCTGGCAGCAGATGCGGACGCAGAGACGGTCACGCTGCCGCCGTTGCCCTCGCTCCGGGTCCAGGCGGCGCATGTGGTGCTGCTGCCACTGCTGGACGCGGAGTGGCGGAGTACCACCGAACTGTGGCAGGCGGTTCAGGGACAGGTGACGTGGGGGATTTTTCAGGCCGCCCTGCGCCGCGCGGTGGACGACGGCTGGGCCGAGCGGACCCCAAAGCAGAAACGAAAGATGGCGTACTGGCGACTGGCCCAGACGCCGGAGGTCCATCCATGAAAGACCGCGTGCCCACTGGCATCAATCAATTCGTCTACGTCCGCCTGACCCGGCGCGGCGTGGTGGTCCTGCGGAAGCACGAGGCCGCCCAGCGAGATCTGTTGCCGCAGTCCATGAAAACCGACTACGTGTTCCAGCAACCGGACCTGGACGGGCAGATGAGCTGGCCGCTCTGGCAGTTCATGGCGATCTTCGGCCCCGCCCAGTACAACGGCGCAGACACATGCTTTGAAGTCATCCAAATCGAGGTACACCCATGACGCATCCTGATCTCTCCGCCGATACGCAGTTTGAAGACGCCATCATCGCCAGCGTTGGGGAAGAGGGCCGCACCGTCACAATGGACACCGGCTGGTCTCTCGGCATTTCCGCTGGCCCATTCATCCCACAGCCCGGCCAGTCCATCCGCCTGTATGGCAAGGGCACCGGCTATCCCGTGCGAGGCATCGTGATTGACGGGCAGGTGTTCCTGTATCAGACCGAGGCCCAGCACATGGCCGAGTGGCAGCGGGACATCGACGAACGCCGCGAGAAAGACCGCGACGAATATCTGGAAGGGCGCGCCGCCCAGGAGGCCGCCATCGCCCTGCTGCCCACGCCCTTCCAGGCCCGCCTCGCCCGCTTCCTCAAGAACGCCCCGGACACCGCCTGGGCGCATCAGGGTTATGAGCTGGCCACCTGTCAGGCTGCCGTGGCGATTGCCGATGCAGTGGGGGAGGGCGTTCAGGCGTTCCGCGAGCTGACCTATGAGGAGCAGATCAAGCGGGTGCCTCTGCTGGACGAGCTGGGGCTAAGTGGCAACCAGTTCGGCATGGCGGTTCGTCTGGCGCATCTGTCTCAGGCCAATCCCTCTGCCGTATCGGAGAGCTGTGCAACCATCTCACCCCTCGTGGGCTGCCAGGAAGCGGGCTGCGTGCCGGGGCAGGGGCTGTGAGCGGCTCCTATGCCCTGACTGCCCTCGCCGACTGGCTGGAGGCCCGACAGGATTATCAGCGCCTGAGCGCCCTGCGCTTTGACGCACCGGAACCTGAGCTGAGCGATGCGGCCCTGCGGGTGCTACGGACGTTCAGTGAGCTGGAGAAGCTGGGGGGTCAGGATGTGCGGCGCTGGGCCACAGAGCTGGCGATGGGCACGGTGGTCATGGAGGGGCGGCGGGTGGGGCAATCTGCCAGAAGTGCCGAGATAGCCCGTGATCTTGGCATCGACGTGGCGGCAGCAAGGCTGGCAGGCGTGGGGCTGGGGATCCTGGACCCGGAGGCAGGAGCGTGAGCCTGCCCGATCTACTGATGGAGCTGGCCGAGCTGCTGCCTGAGCGGTTCAGCGTCCGCAGCATCCCTGTACGGACCTATCACGTCACCAGCTTCCATGGACGGGTGGATGGCAACCGGGAGTACCTGGGTTGCACGTCCACCATGAACACCCTAGACCAGCCTGGGGAAAGCTGGCAGCAGCGAGTAGCCCTGGAGGGCGCACTGCGCGAGGAATGCGACGAGCGCGGCTGGGAGTGGGCCATCTACCGCTCCGGCAAGACCTACCGAGCCGCGCTGTACCGCAACCCTGGCCAGGACTCCACGGAAGTCGAGGACGTGGATGACGTTGAATCCGAGGAACCCTCTCCCGCAGAGGCGCTGGCGGCTGTGGTGCTGGACGCGCTGAAGGCGAGCGCCGACTCATGAGCTGTGAGTATCCCACCCAGCACATTGACCGCCGATTTGAACACCGCCCGTTCAAGTGCCCCGCCTGCAAAGATGACGCCCGCAACCGCCAGACCGTTCTGGCCTTCCAGTCGGACGCCGAGATGCCCCGCACGGATTACGAGATCGGCTGTGAGGCGTGCGGTCTGGTCTACGAGGTGACGGTCTACCTGCGTGGCTCTGGCGGGCCACCCCTGACCGACGGCCCGGCCCGCGAACGCTGCCCGGCTTGCGATGGCAGCGGCGTGGGCGAGGAAGGGGCCTGCGCACTCTGCGACGGAGAGGGCCACGTTTGGGCCACGGATTTCGAGGGATGCGAGATGCGGGGACAGGTACCGCTGTTCTAGCTTTACGTTAAGTTGACCCCGCTCCGACGCTTTGTTGTGGTGGGGTCTTTGCTGGAATGCCTCCCCATTCCCCACAAACTGCACTCTGAAAGCCCCGTCCCACACACGCTAACTTTGAGGCGTTGTCCCACAGCCCCCCATCAATCCGCCCGCCGCCCGATGTGGCCCCGCGCACATTCCGCGCTAGCATCCTGCACATGGTTACAGCCACAGTGTTCAACCACGCCGGAGGGGCAGGGAAGACTTCAATCACCCTGAACGTGGGGCATGAGCTGTCTCGGATGGGCCTGCGGGTGTTGCTGGCCGATCTCGACCCACAGGGAAATTCTACGTCCTGGATGGGTTTAACGGATGTTGATCTTGCGGAAACAGTCTATCCCGTTGCCACCGAGGGCGCGCCCCTCCCCACTCCCCGGCAGGCCCACGGCCTCTCCGTCATCCCCGCCCAGGTGGATCTCGCTCAGGCCGAGATTGGTATCGCCAGCATGCCCGGCGCACACCTGTTCCTCCGGCAGGCGCTTCAGACAGTGTCGGATCAGTACGACGTGTGCCTGATCGACAGCCCGCCCAGCCTCGGCCAGCTCGCCATCCTCGGCGCGCTTGCGGCTGATCGCCTGATCGTGCCAGTGCCGACGCGGCAAAAGGGCCTCGACGCCCTGCCCGGCCTTCAGCGGGCCACCGCCCTGTATCGCCGCCTGCGCCCGGAACTGACGGTGGCCCTGTACGTGCCCACCCTATACGACGCCCGCCGCACGCATGACCGCACGGTATTGGACGAGCTGCGCGCCTACCTGTCCCCGCTCTCGGAACCCATGCCGCAGAGGGAGGCCGTGTGGCTGGACAGCACGATGGCCGGGGAGCCAGTGGGCGTGTATGCACCGGGCAGCCCCGTTCACGAGGACATCAAACGCCTGACGCGCGAAGTCGCGCAGGCCCTGGGAGTGGTGATATGACCGCGAGACCGAAGAAACCCAAACCCCGTCTGGGCCTCGAAGCCCTGTTGGGCGACGCCTCCGCCCTGGCCCGTCCCGGTCTGGACGCCCGCAGCGTGCCCCTTCAGAGTCTGCGCCCCGGCTCCTTCCAGCCACGCCGGATGTTTGCCCAGGCCGCCCTAGACGAACTGGCCCGCAGCATCCGGGAGCAGGGCGTCCTGCAACCCCTGCTGGTCCGGCCCGCCGAGGACGGATTTGAGATCATCGCGGGTGAACGGCGCTGGCGGGCCGCTGAACTGGCCGGGTTGAGCGAGGTGCCGGTGATCGTGCGGGATCTGGATGACACTGCCGCCCTGGCCGCCGCGCTGATCGAGAACCTGCAACGCGAGGGTTTGAGCATGTACGAGGAGGTCACGGCCACCGTGCGCCTCGCCGCCCTGGCCCTGGGCACCGATGCGGACGGCGCACGCGGGCGGCTGTACCGGGCCAGGAGCCACGGCGGCGAGGATGTCGCGGCGCTGGAGGCCCTATTCGCCCGGCTGGCCCTGGGGGAATGGACGAGCTTCGTGACCAATAAGCTCCGCATCCTGAGCTGGCCTCAGCCGGTGCTGGACGCGCTGGACGCCGGACTGCCGTACACGCTGGGCGGCGTGGTGGCGGCTGCGCCCTCAGAGCATCAGGCGGAGCTGCTGGCCCTGGCCCTGAGTGGAGCCACGCACCGGGAACTGAGGGACCGACTGGCCGCACTGCGGGACCGGCCCACCCGCACGGCCCTGAACGAGCGCGAGGTGGCCCGGCTGGGGCGCACGCTGGGCAGCGTGACGTGGCTGAGGCGGCTGAATGACAAGGAGCAGAGCGAGCTAAACAAGTGGATGGGGAAGATGCCGGACTCGGTCAAGAAGGCGCTGGGACAGGAATGAAGAACCGCGCCGCCCTGACGACAGGCGACGCGTGTATAGGGTTTCCGGAAAAGGGTGTTGCTGGCGTTTCCATGAGGACATTGAGAGGGGGATGGCAGGGGCGACGCTAGAGGATCGGCGTGCCCTTCTTGTTCCGCCTGTGCCTGGGGCTGATGCCGCTCATTTCTCTCCTGCAAAGATCAGTAGGCGCGGAATTACGATCACCCGCTCAGCGTTCGTGCCTGGACTGCGGACAACCAGCTCGGTATAGCCGCGCCGTGCCTGAAGCGAAAGTGCGCGGGTGATTTGCAGCGACTCCCGCACGCAGTCGGCCAGGCTGTTATACCTGCCCTCGTCCGTCATCTGCTCCAGCGTTCGAAGGCTGGTGTCATCGAACGTAAAGGCCACGCGCTTGCTCTTAATCCCCATCTACTTCCTCCTCTGGCTTGGCCTTGAGGGCTGCGCCGCGCATGTGTGACACGTTCTCGCTCAATTCTCTTGCCGCCTGTTCAGAGAGCGGCGCTTCCAGGGCGTATTCGCTCTCCAAAAACCCCGCCATCTGCCGCAGGTGCGTAGCTGCATGCCGGAGCATGTTGTTGCTTGCCTCATGGGTGACGTGATGGGCGATGGCCGCCACAAAATCAGCGTGATCGTGGGCCTGATTCGCCAGCCGCCGCGCCTTCTCTGATGCTTTTGCGTCTTTCATATCGCTTCTCCCCTTGCTTGAACCTGCGCCCACTTCTCCGGCCATTCCTTCTGAATCACCACCACGAAATACGGCTCCACTTCCCGGCGGTAGTGCGCAAGGTCCACCCCGATCATCTCTGCTGCCCGCCCGCGCGTGATCCAGCCCGACAACGCCGCCATGACGGCCAGCAACTCGAAATCGTTGTGAGCGCCCGCGCCCAGCAGTTCGACGGCCTCGCGGCGGCGGGTGGCCAGCGCCTCCAGTTGCGCCCTGACATCGGCCTTCACGCCGCCGCCGTTTTGGCTTTAAGTGCCTCCCGATACAGCGTCCGCACCTGCGCCAGCGCGTCCCGTTCCAGGCTCCACAACCCCTGCGCCCCTTTGTGGGGGACAGATTCAGAGAGCGGGGTCACGTCGGCCAGGTGCCAGTGGTACTGACCGAACACGCTCCAGGGGTTGTCGTGGTCCTCCCGCACATCGGCCAGCCGTGCCACGGCAATGATGCCAGTGGGCATGTAATCCGTTTCATTGGCGACTTCCAGACCGCACCGCAGTCTGAGCATGGTCTTTGGATCTTGCTCGCCTTCCCAGCCCATCGTGGTGATGACCGAAGCCAGGGATACCCGCGCTTCCGCACGCCCCGCCGTGTTCGGGCCGTGCAGCCGTCCGCCGTGAATTGCCAGATACATGCCGATCCGTCCGCCCTGCTTCTCTGGCCGCCAGGTCCGGTTCTCGATGTTCTTGCCGCCTTCCGCGATGACCCAGGCCCAGGGATGGGTCAGGGTGATGCCCTTGATCTGCATGGTGGTCATGACTCTGCGTCCAGGCGGCGCAGACTCGGTCCGTCCACCCATATGCCGCGTTTCCCGCCGTAGACGTGGGTGCATTCCGGCCAGTCCACGCGGCAGGCGGGAATGTCTACGCCATCCGACTGATAGATGCCCTCACCTGGCCTGCTGAGTTCGGTGATGTGCCCCCTTGTACCTGTCAGGATGTTCTTGCCACCGTTCAGCACTTCCACCTGATCGCCAATCTTGAAGCTGTTCATGCGCCCATCCCAGCAAACAGCGGCCCAAAGTTCAGCATGACGGTGGCGCTGGCCTCTGGCGTGCGACTCGAATAGAACGGCCCGCGCGCCGCTTCAAAGTGTAGGCCCCACGCCTCCACTCCGCCCGGCGTCAGGCTGGCAGCGGCGATCACCTGGGCATAGGCGAGTTTGCTCTGGCGGCGGTCCTGATCGAACGGGCCATGCAGCATGTCCTCGCAATAGGTGAGGCGGTCTTGAAAGCCCTCCTGCGCGTATAGCTCCTTCGCTGCGGCCTGGGCGTCGGTGATGCCACGCCGCTGGAAGTCAAGAATGCACTGCGGGACCATCAAGGCGAAGTAGATTTGCAGCTCCTGAGCGCGTTTGTCATTAAAATCCACCGGGTTCCTCCTCGTCAGTAACGTAAGGGCTGCGCGTTTCTTCCAGAGCTTGCCGGACAACGATCTCGAATCGGTCTCGCTTGGCGATCATCCAGCGCAGGCGTCGGCGGGCAGAGTGCCAACGAGCGCGGTCTCCTGGCAGATGGACAGGCTTGTCTTTCTTAAGTTGAGGCAGTTCCAGCAGCTCCTGAAGATGGCCCGTGTCGGCAGCCTGATGGTGGATGATGACGTTCAGGCGCTCAAGCTGGCGTAGATCATCGGCTAGAGTGCGGGTCACGGCCTTCCCTCCGGTCTCCAGACCTCGATCAGTTCCTCCAGGCCCAGAGTCCGTCCGAGCATCTGATCCAGCACGCCTGCCAGACAGGTCAGGGCGGTCACGCTGGCGTGGGCCAGATCGCCCCGGATCATGCTGTGGGTGATCGTGCGGGGCAGGCCCATCCGTTCAGCGGCGTCGGCCACAGCCTTCGCGGACAACTCGTTGTCAGCCACCAGACCGCCTACCAGCAGACGCACGCCGTAAGCCACTGGCTCCGGCTGGCGCACCCACATGGGCCGCCCGTTGCGGTCCCAGGTGTCCAGCGCCGCGTGCGCGATCTTCAGCGAGCGCCGATCTGGCCCAGTGGCTTCCAGAGCGTGGCCGTCGATGGCCGCCATGATGGTCTTCACGTCCACGTCCATCAGCCGCGCTGCCTTCACTGGGGTCAGCGGCATCAGCACCTGCTTGGGCTTGGGCGGGTCCGGCTGCTTGTTCTGCGGAACAGGAAAGTCGCGGGTGTCCATCCAGCGCACCAGCTCGGCGTGGGCAATCGTGGCAGGCCCGTACTTGTCGGGAAGTGGCGTCAGTTGCCCCAGACGGATGGCGCGGTACACCGTTGACTTGGGGACGTTGGCAAATGCGGCGGCGTCGCTTGTTCCGTAAACATCGTAATACGGCACTTTGCGCCGTTCACCTGACTTGGTCTTGCAGGGGTCAATACCGCCCATCAGCCATCCACCTTCGGCCGCGCGGCCATGAATGCTTCCAGCGCGGCCACCTCGTCCACGCCCACAGCCATGTACGCCCGCACCGGGCCGTCCGTCATCTCCTCCAACACTTTGGCAGCGGCAATGGGCAGGCGCATCAGGGCCTCGGCTCCCACGAGGCTGCGCTGGGTCACGCCACGGTGGGCCAGCTCCATCACGGCTCTACGGTCTGCCATGCTCATGGCTTCTCCTTTGAAGACTCCACAGTCAGACGCAGGTCGAGGTACTCGAGGAGTTCACTCCAGCGCCCGGGCATCTTGCTTGTACTGCCAGAAAGCATTCGGTTGACGTAGACCCTATTTACGCCGAGTGCTTCAGCGACCTGTTCCTGAGTCAATCCCTTCTCCTTGATGACGGTCTTTACTGCTTGCCTAACGTCCTGATTCATGCTCATAACGTAACGCCTCCCGTTGCGTTATGGGTAGAGTAACACTTGACGTAACGTACCGCAATAGGTTACTATAGGGACAGCAGAAAGGGCGCTAACCCCACTACGAGAAGCGCCCCACTGACTCCCCGTTCGAAGGAATCGAAATGAACTCTAACACCCGCGCCACCACCCGCACCTGGAACGCCTACACCACCTACCGCGAGTGCAGCGTCGTGACCGCCCTGGCCGTCCATGTCGTGACCATGACGCGCGCGGGCGCGAGCTTCATCGCCGAATTGGATGGACGCCCCGTGGACATGCTGCATGCGGACCGCGTTCTGCGCGCCGCCGATCGCCTGGAAGTGGTGGTCGAGGTGCTGGAAGCGGCCCCCATCGGCAAGGCCACCGCCTGCGCTTTGCACCGCGAGCTGGGCGCACTGGGCTACAAAAGCCACTACGCGCTGGCGAGCGAGGTTCTCGGAGTGCCGGTGCCCAGTCTGGCCGCGCTGACTGCCGAGGATGCGGCTGTGGTCCGTTCATACGCTTACGGCCAGATGGGGCGTGCCGCATGAGCAGCTTCCCCGTCAGCATCCCCGACATTGCCGAGGATTTCGATACCGTTACCGTACGCGTGGGCCGCATCCTGACCGAGGCCGAGGTGGCGCAGGTGGGCGGCTGCCTGGGCTACGCGCTGCGCGTGCATGTGGCTGGGGAAGACCTGGGGGACCCGGAGAGCGTGGCCTACCAGGGCGGTCAGACGATCATCCGGTACTTTTTCGACAGCACCAAGGCCCAGCGGAGCGATCCTGACCCCCAGCACGCCTTCCAGGTTGCCGCCGAATTCATTTTTGATGGCACACCTATCCGCAGCAGCAACCGGAGTGGCCCAAACACTGCCGGTACCCGCCTGATTCAGGGCATCGGCCCCGTCGCGCTGGCCTTCAGCGTGAATGAATACCCCGAACCCACCCCGCCCGCCGCTCCTGCCCTGCCGGACCCCTCGGAGCTGCTGGCGGCGCATCAGGCCATGCTGAATGCCCAGGCCCGCTACGCTCAAGCTGTGAGCGACTTCCGGGGCCACGCATGACCCGCTTCATCGTGGTGATCCCGGCAGGTGGGGAACCGCTGGCGGTGCCGCTCGGCGAGGATCGTCTGGCCACGTTGCAGAGCGCGGTGGGCGGGCACATTGACTATCTCCCCGAGGCATTCCACGAACTGGACGGGTTTGAGGTGGTCCATCTGGACGACTGGCATGGACGGGCAGCCAATCCCGCCGCCTCGCGCCTGATCGGCCTGCCCACGGCCTGCGAACCCCTGCGCGGCCCCGTCGTGCTGGTGCCGCTGCCGCAGGGCCAGGACAACCGGGCTGAGCGGGCACATCAGCGGCGCTATTTCGGGATGCTGGACGCGGTGGAGTGCGGCTTCTGCTCGGCAGACGAGGCGGGCATCGGCGCGCTGATTCGGGTGGCCTAGCTCATCTGGCAGATGTGCGCTGAGCGGGCCTCCTGAACACTGGACATCAGGAGGCCCCTGCCCATGACCCTGACCGCCGATCCCCGTCCACGCGCCCACCTGCAAGGGCGCAACGCCTACGCCGCGCTGGCCGCCTGCATGATGGCTGCTCGTTACGCCGGATGGAGCGACGCGCAGATCCGTGCGTTCCGGCTGCGGGCCACTTCTGGCAGCGTCGAGGACGTGTTGCGGGCCTGCTGGACGGAGTTTAAAGCGCGCTAATACTGGGACTCCGGAAAGTCCTGTTGTTACCACTGCCAGTAATCGCCGTGGCGGTTGTGCGCCCGCCTGGCCTGCTCGTGAAGATAAGCGGCCACAAGGTGCAGGTCCGCTCCATACATGAGATCGCTGGACGGCTCCCTCCGGGTGGTGGCCCACTCGCTCAGCTCGCCCAGGTGGACCAGATACTGGTGGGCATCCTCGTCAAAGGCCCGCCTCGCCCGTTTGGACTGGCTGGCCAGTTTGCTTTTCGCCCGGAATTCCTGCCCGAAGATCGCCTTCGCCCGCAACACGCGGAAGGAATGGCCGCGTCCACTGCGATCAATATCGCGGATGACCCGGTTCATGCTCTCGGTATAGGCGTTCGTCAGGCGATACTCGAAATACGCCATGATCTCGCCCTCCCAATTGCTCATGGCCGTCACCAGCTCATGCCACGGCCCGCCCTTGATCCGCAGGGATTCGGGAACGCTGGCAAGCCAGCGGGCGTATCTGCGCCGGGCCTCCAACGCCGTGCTGGCGTCATACACGCCATAGAACCGTTCTTTCAGCTCATAGGCGGCGATCAGGTCCGGGAACTCCCCGCGCCAGTTCTCGATGTCCCGGACCTCCTTTTCGGTCAGGGTCTTGCGCCGCTTGAGGAGTGTGTAGCGGTTGCCGCGCATCCGACGGCGCTGCGCGGGATCCAGACCTTTGCGGTAACTCTTGCGAATCTGCTCCAGGGCATGGTTCGCCAGCCGCACCACATGCCATTTGTCCACGATCACCGCCGCGTGGGGCAGCACCTCCCGGACGGCGTCCCGGTAGGGCCGCCACATATCGATGGTCACGGCCTGCACTGTGGGGGCGTCCAGGGTGCGCAGGAAGGTAATGATGGTGGCCTTGCTGCGGTCTTCGAGCATCTCGATCAGGGTTTCGTCGCCAATATTCGTGAACACGGCGCGCGGCGTGTCGCCGATGTACAGCTCATCAATCCCCAGCCATTCGGGCGTCTCGAACTTCGCGTTGCGTTCCAGCCGCTGCACCAGATTGTCCTGGATGTTGCGGACGGTTTTGTCGTCCACGCCGTACATATGGGCCGTCTGGATGTTGCTCAGGGTCAGGCAGTCGCGCTCGATGGCCTCCACCAGGCGGCGGGTGGCCTGGCGGTCCGGGTGGACCCACGCCAGGGGTTCGAGGCTGGTGGCCCCGCAGCTCTTGCAGCGGTAGCGTTGCCGCTCGATCACCAGCCGGACGTGTGCGGCGTAGATGGGGGTGTCGGCGAGATGCTGTTCGATGCGGCTGAAGCGGATCAAGTCCCCAAACACTCCGCATTTGGGACAGGCGTTCAGGCGTGGTGTGTGCTGCACTTTCAAGACGTACAGGCTGTGGCCCAGCTCGTTGCCGTATCGGCCCTCTATGACCCGCGTGCCAGGCAGGGCGAGCGTGGGTAGCTCATCAGCCTGGAGGACGCAGAATTCCGACACTGGAGGAGCTTACTGTCCTTCTGGACACCCTAGATACAGGAATGAGGCGGGGTGCCAGGGGGCGCGGCTGCACTGGCCAGGGCTTTCGGGCGGGATTGACCTTATTCCGTTGATAGAATTACGCAATGAGCGAAACGTCACCCGCCCCCACGTTCACCATTCCCGCCCTCCAAAAAGCCCATCAGTTCGGCGCACTTGAGCGAATCGTCGAACTGATGCTTGAAGGGCGGAGCGCCGAAGTCCTGTGCGTGACGGGCGGCCTGGCCGCTGGACAGCTCTCCCTTGGGACCGCCGAAGACGACGGTGCCCTTCTGGACGAATTGGAGTGCCATATCTGGGCGAGAATCCAGGAGGAAACGCCTGTCGCCACCGCTTTTCTGGAGACGTACAGGGATCACCCTGTCCTTATCGGCGTCATCGAGATGCTGCATGACGAGGCACCCGTTCAGCGACTGTGGGCACTCCTGACGGGACTGATGATCGGCGCACGGAGTCCTTATCCCCGCATGCACGGGATGATCATGGTCAACACGCTGAGCAACCAGGTGGAGGCGGCCAGGGGCAGGGAGGCTGCTATTCCGAACTGATGGGCTACTGGTGGGTCAGAGTTGATGCTCCGGGCAAGGTTCCACGAATTCCACGTCCAGCCAGTACTCCGCCTGATCCCAGTCCAGTGGGTTCAACTCGGCACACCACGCGGCCCAGGCCGCAGCCCGGGCTTCCTCGTGGCAGCCCAGGTAATCCGCGAGGGCCGTCCGCTCAGCAGGGGAGGGGAGGTCATCGGACTGACCAAATGACTAATTTGTTCAACCACCTTTTTAATCCCCTAAAGAAATTAATTCTCCACGCCGAAAACGCGAATTTAAAGTCTTTTCAAGATCTTCAGCAAGTATCTTAAGATCACCCTCAACAATGCCGTTTAATATAATCCCAGCCACGAGTCCCGTCGCATCCTTCAAAACAGTGCGATGTAACTGAAGATGGGATCGCGCTTCTGTTTCTGCTTCATTACTATCCATCAGAAAACCTTGTTGCTGACTAGCGACTTCAAATTTTCTCTTGACGTCTGCCATCGCCTCCAAGTCTCCTGAACTCATGTCTCCACCAGTACGATGCAGCTTGCCTTTGCGGAAAACTTCTAGTGTCGGCTCCATCGTTTCGGGGGCTATATAAGTGGTCAATACGTAATCCAATTGCTGAGGGCCATCGCGCAAATATCCATTTGCTGCCGCATCATGATCTTCAAGCAGGTCCGGCCCACCTGGAAGAGATACTTCACCCACTATGTATTGATCCTCTGTTAAAAAGAGATGGGATGCGGCGACATGGGAAGCTTCGTGATACGCAAGCCGGATCATTTGGATTAGGGTCATTGCTTGCTTGGCCATCTTGTCGTCCAAAGTAGGCTCCTGCTGGAGCCGTGACAATTCCTGTCCCGCAGGAGTGTGAGCGATCCCCTGCACCTGTTCTAGAAATATCGGGATGGCTTGATATAGAACGGATCGTCCCTCATCAGTGTCGAAAAGCCATATCTCTAGGTCGCCAAAAGGAACGTCGGGAAGCTGCAACATGGCCTGCTTATAGCAGAATTCATGATCTATTCGACCTTCGATATCTGTGCGGTTCTCTTGCCGCAAAAATGTATCTAATCAGCAAACAGCGGCGTCGCTCCCTTATCTTTCCCTTTCTTGCCCGTCAGGCTCTGCGCCGGTTTGCGTTCCAGACTTACGTTGACTGAGCCAGCAGGCAGTTGCGGGCGTTTACCGTCGATCACATCCGCCGCCGTCAAGATCTGCAGTTTCGGGAAGGTCCGCCCCTCCCATTCGTAAGAGCCTGCCTGAGCGGTCTCCTGAATCATGCCTTTTGTTGGCTCATGCGCGAGCAGCAGCACCCCGATGGCAGCAGCCTCCCGCTCCACTGTGCCGCGAAGATCTCTGACCATGGCTGGTCCAATGTTGTGACCCGCCTTGACGCTGATGATCACCTTCTCGATCTTGCCGCCAGTAGGCGTGCGGAAGAAGATCTGGCCGTCGATACCCCGGTCCGGCCCCTTCTTCCCGCGCCGGTCATCGCCTACCGCCCCGAACGCGGTTCCACCAATTTCATGGACGGCCCAAAACTGGAACTGGAAGGGATTGTTCTCAGCCAGGAACCTAGCCCCGGCCTTGTCGATGGGAAGCGAGAGTTCCTCGTATCCCTTGCCTGGCAGCAACTGGTGGTCCGTCCTGAGTCGTTCTTTGATCAGGGAGATGCTCAGGTGGGTGACATCGATGCCTACCCAGGCGCGCCCCAACTTCTCGGCGGCGCTGATGGTGGTGCCGCAGCCGCAGAACGGGTCCAGCACCACGTCGCCAGGATTGCTGCTGGCCTGGATGATGCGTTCCAGCAGACTCACGGGCTTCTGGGTGGGATAGCCCAGCCGCTCTTGAGCTTGAGAAGAGAGCGGACCAATGTCTGTGATGACGTCCTGAATGGAGACTCCAGGCATCTCTCTTAAAAAACGCTTTAAGGCCAGCCGCTTCGTTTTGTCTGGGGGATAGTGGATTCGCCCCTCGTCGTGCAAACGCTGCATCGTTTCGGGCTTGTACGCCCAGCCATTGGCGTGTGGCTGATAGCCCTTCCATTCATACATCAGGTTGGGACGTGGCGAGGGGCTGCGCATGTCGCTCAAGCGATATGGCCCGCGCCCATCCCCGTCGTCATGCCGGTAGAACTGCTGGACGTACTTCTCGTCGTAGGGGGTATGGACAGCGTTCCAGGTAAATTTCTTCCCCTTGACGTAGTACAGGATGACGTCGTGAATGTCACCCCAGCGCTTGCTGTCGTTGTGCGCGCTGCTGCGCTTCCAGATGATCTCATTGCGAAACTGTTGAGCGCCGAAGATGATGTCCAGCACGATCTTCAGGTAGTGGCTGGCGGCTGGATCGCAGTGCAGGTAGAAACTGCCAGTGGGCTTCAGTACCCGGTGCAGTTCCACGAGGCGGACGGCCATCATGACCAGGTAGGCGCTGAGGCTGTTCTTGCCCAGACGCCGCACTGTCTCGTCTAAGAACGTTGCTAGTTCTCCATACCGGACTAGGAGGTCCTGCATGGCCTGTTCACTTTCCTCGCCCCAGACCCAGGTGTCTTTGAAGGCGAAGGCCTGGGCGTCGCTGCTGTCACCCTTATGGTCTTTGAAGAGGATGTTATAGCCCGCCTGGGAATTAAAGGGGGGATCCAGGTAGACGAGGTCAATGCTGCTAGCGGCAATCTCGTCACGTAAAACGGTCAAGTTGTCGCCGTGATAGAGAAATTTCACGCTGAGCCTCCAGTACTGGGTGACAGCAGTCGCCTGCCCCATCCAGTTGCCAGGTGGCGTGGTTGGGATTCACAGCGTTCTGTACGGGGAAAATTACGGGGTTGGCTCTTAAAAAACTCTTACACCAGCAAAAAGCCCCCACCCGCCCAAGCCGAAGCGCAGGAAGGTGGGGGCTGTCAGATCGCCTGAGTTGTCCGCTACCTTGCGTACACCACCACGGGGACCGCGCCTTTGCTGGGCCGGTAGGCCGCCAGCGAGGCGCTCGTGATCTGTGCCGCCAGACTGGCATCGTTGGGTACGAAGGTGATTCTCAGCGGCGTGAGGCGGACCGCGTCAAAGGGAATCTCGGGCAGGCCGCACCGCCAGCGCATACCGACGTCGATCTTGACCTCCTCGCACCACGCAGCGGCACCAGCGTCCGGCTTGATGTTCACCCCACGCACGTTCAGGGCTGGGCCGTCGCCCGCCACAGAGGGATCGCCAGTCAAGGCGTCCGGGCCAGGATTGGTGACCACCAGGGACAGGCCCTGCTGGGTCAGTGTGGCCTTCTCACCGGGTTGCAGAACCTGGGCGACAGGCGCGCAGGCGGAGAGGGTCAGGGCCAGGATGATTGCCAGGTACTTCATTTCAGACCTCCAGCGGCCAGCAGTTCCTGTGTTGCATCCAGGATGTCGGCGCGGTTGCGCCAGTTCAGATGAAAGTCGCCGTCCGCCAGATCAGGGAAGACCTTGATCAGTTTGAGCGCCAGGTGGGCGATGTTGTCTGCCGTGGCGGGCAGATGGAGCTGATTCAACACGCCTTCCAGCAGCGAACCCAGCGTGGCTTCCACCACTGCGCTGCCAATGGCTCCCCCGAAGAAGGGCAGCGCCTGTGCAGGGACGGCATCTGGCGTGAATCCGGCGGGCAGCAGGTTCTCAAACCCGGAAGGCGGCGCAGGGTCCGTGGTGGCGGGAGGCGTCATGTCTACGGGTGCGCCGGGCAGGTTTGGGGCACCGATCCAGCCCAGGGCCTGCTTGAGCAGATCGCGCCCGCCCATTGCCACCAGGGCGGAGGCCACCCCGAACAGCACGGTGGTCCAGGGCGAGACCAGCCCGAACAGTACCAGCTCTGCGCCGTAATTGGCGATGCTCAGTCCGAACGCGCCGCCGATCCCCAGCAGCAGGGCCAGCCCGCGCCACACCCAGGGGTTGCCAGTGATCTGGCCGTACTTCTTGAACTGCTGTTGCTCGCTGGCCCGCTTGATCGCCGCGATGGCCAGCAGGATGAACCCACCGAATTTGAAGGGCGACGTGCCCCAGCTCATGGGGTCAATGGTGGGGAGGATGTCGCTCCCCTGCGCGAAGGCGTACCCGCCTGCCAGCAGCGCCAGCGCCAGCACCCACAGCGCGTAAGCCCGCAGCAACAGCAGGATGTTGATCACCTGTTCGACGATTCGTTTCAGCATGTGTCCCTCCAGAGGGAAGAGAAATGGCCCGCGCGCAGTCGGGCCAGCAGTGAGGGCAATCCAGTTGCGCGGTCCTGGATCTATTTCGGCTGCTTTGTTGCGCGCTGGCTTTACAGTTCGTCCGCCCGTGCGGGCCGGACAAACCAGCGGCCACCGGAGAAGCCCAGGACGGTGGGATAGGGGAAGGTGTATTGCGCCTGACTGGCAGACTCGAACCCGCTGGGACCCGGCACCATCAAGCCGGGAAAGGCAGAGGGGGCCGTAAGTACAGGGGGTACGACGGGCACACCGCTGCCCAGCACGCCCCGCGCTCGCAGTTCGTGCATCACCGCCAGCACGCCGGGCCGGGTGTCCGGCTGATCGATCCGAACGCGGATGGCGGGATTGGCGAGGCTGGGCACGGTGCCCCGAATTCGCATCTGCACGCCGTTCTGCGGATCGTTGCTGGCATACGGGCTGTTCGCCACGCTGCCGTAGCCGGTGCCGTTGTACAGGAAGGCCGCATAGCCGCAGTCGGCCAGACTGGAGAGTGGGGTCAGAGCGGGGCGGCCAGCGCTCTTGAGCTTGGCCTGCACGAAGGCAGCGGCGCAGAGGACAGCGGTACGGGGATCTCGCTCAGGGTCTGTCAAATCGGTGATGCCGTATGCAGCTCCGTACTCGCGGACACGGGCAGAAGAAAGCGGTGGATCAAATTGCAGAATGCCCCCCACCCGGCCCGTGCTGGCCCCGAATGCGGTTTCCCGGTAATGCAGGGCCGCCAGCAGGTCACGGGGCACACCGACGCGCCGCTCGGCCTCGATGTAAAACGCCGCCCATTTACGGGCGGCGGCGATCATGTTTGCGTTCAGGTACATCTATTCGTCCTCCAGAGGTGGATCCACCGGCCACTGTCGCGGCGGCTGGTGGCTGTAAATCTGTTCCAGCAGCCGGGCATAGTTCTGCGCGTCGTTGCGCTGGCCCAGCACGGTGTAGAAGCGGCTCATCACGCGCTCCAGCTTCTTCTCGGCCTTCGCCAGTCGCCCTTCCACCAGCTCCAGGCGCTCGCTCAGACTTTCCTTCTCGGCCACGCTGGCCTTGCCGCCCCGCCACTGGCTGAGCAGGTACCCGATGGCCCAGATCAACACGGCGGCACCACCGAACAGCGGGGACTTGCTGATCGCGTTCAGAATCACTTCCTGATCTGGCATCAGCCCTCCCGCCGTTTGATCCAGGCGGGCGGGTGGTCCACCAGTCGCTTGACCCACTGCTGCCGTGGGAACCAGTCCCGGAAGTCGCGCAGCAGCAGCCACAGCGAACCGATGGCCAGAGAGGAATACGTGAAATAGCTGGTGGTCAGGCCGCTGCCGGTCACGAATACGGATGCCACCAGAAAGAAGTACGCGCTGGAGAACAGGTGGGCCGTCTGAGACCAGCCCGTTCCTGGCTTGACCAGCAGAAGAGAGAGCGCGATGGTCCCCGCCACCCAGCCCCAGACCTTCCAGGGCAGCACGTCATCAAAGGCGTTGAAGCTGCCAACGATGTAGGGCAGGTAGGGCCGCAGCACTACTGTCAGCACGAAGCCGAGGTGGACCGCCAGCGTGACCCAGTGCAGGGCGGACTGGGGGCGATGGCCGAAGAAGGTTTGAATCCACATCCAGATCGCCCGGACCATCCCTGCCGGACCCGAGAGCAGCCGTTGCCAGCGCGCCCTCACGGTTCCACGCCGTCCCGCCAGACTTCGCCGTCCAACCATTGCCACTTCCAGCTATAGGAGGTCCACAGCTCGCGCCTGGGCACCGTGCCGCCGTACTTGCCCAGGGTCCAGGAATAGACGCCGCCGTAGCGGGCGCTGCCGTCCGGGATGATGGGCTGGTACGGCGCACCGTTGCGTTTGCGGCTGATGGTGCTGGTCTTGCGGACCCGCAGGCTGACCGTGAACAGGCAGTCGCTGGACGGCTGAAGAAATGCCTGATAGGCGAAGCCCAGGGTGTAATCGGGGAAGACGTTCAGGTGGCAGTCGGGCACGGAGGCCGCCGCGAAGGCAAAGAGAGGCGGCGTGGGCGGAATGCTGTTGAGCAACGCTCCAGAATGGGTTGCCCCAGCCAGCAGGGCCAGCAGCAGCACAGAAGTTCGCATGGGAATCACCTCCTAGAAAGGTGGGGAGTGGGTTCAGGGACGGACGGCCAGCGGGTCCGGCAACGGGCAGTCGGTGGGTGCCCACCCTGGCCAGCCGAAATCACCAGGGGAACAGCCGGCCATGACCGCTGCCTCACCTACCGCGTCCGCGTGTGCTTCCAGGGCGTTGCAGTTCCAGGCGGGCTGGCGCAGACAGGCGGCTCCCAGGAACGCGGCGGGAATCAGGTAATGGCGCTGCTGCCACAGGTGCGTGACCTCATGGGCCACCATCCGCGTGCTGACCTGCCCGGATTCGATGCGGATCACACCCCGGCCAGCAGTGGCGGCCAGGGGTGCGAGGCTGCCCGGTGCAACCTCGATGGCGGTATAGGAAAGCCCCCAGACCGTTGGGGAATCTGGGGGCAGTTTTGGCGCGCAAGCGCACAGCAGGAGGACCAGCAGCCACCTCACGCCACCCGCCGCCCCACCACCACATCTGCCGCCGCCCAGACCGCCAGGTGATCGGCGATCCAGTCGGTGATCAGGGACTCAGGCACCGCCCCCGCCGTGTACGAACGGTTGCCAATCGGCCCCTCGGTGGCGTTGTCGCTGAAGCCGAAGTCCAGCCTGCGCCCTGGCTGTCCAGCCAGCGGCGCAGCCCAGGCCACATCGTTGTCGTCCACGATGTTCGTGGTCTTGTCCATGAAGAAGTTGCTGGCGTAATTGCGGGCATAGATGCCCACGTCAATGTTCGCGCCGTTCTGGTCCACCCGAGACCCGTCCGGCGCAAAGCCGGTCTGCGCGATCCGGTTGCTGATGATCTTGCCGAAATTGGTGGACGACATGCTGATGCCCGTGTTGGAGGTGCGCACGGCGGTGTTGCGCTGCGCCGTGGTGTATTCGCCGCCCTCGTCGCCCATGACGATGGCCGAACCCGAGTAGATATTGCTGGGCACCGTGTCATACGCGCCGTCGATGAGGTTGCGGTCAATCATCAATGGGCTGGCCGACGTGCCGCCCGATTTGTAGGTGTTGATGTTGTCCTCGACGCGGGATTCTCCGGGCAGATTGGTGACCCAGTTGTCCTTGATCGACATGCCTGCCACGCCGCGCACCTTGTCGAGCTGCACCGCCTGCACGCGGTACCAGCCCACGCCATCACCGCCCAGCGAGAACCCGTTGGGCGAGCTGCGGTCCCGGAAGCGTCCGTCGATATTGCGGAAGCGGTTGCGCTCGGCCCGGAAGGTGCCACCGCCCCAGCAGCACGTCTGGAGGTTGATGCCCACGCCGTTGAAGTTGCAGTTCTCGACGATGATGTTTTTCGCGTACTCGAACAGGATGCCGCCGCCGCGCTGTCCGTCTGCGAGATCCAGCCCTGGCGTGATGACGCTGCAATCGCGGATCACCACGTCCACCGCGACGGTGTTGCCCGGTGGCAGGCCGTAGGCCGCGTTGCCGATGGCGGCCTGCCCGGTGGTGTTGCCTGAAGGCGCGCTGGCCGTGCTGTGCGTCAGCAGCAGTGGGCGCGTGGTGTTGACGTAGATGGCGCACTGGCCCTTGACCAGCGTGCGCGCGGTCAGGCCCGTCACCAGTGAACGCCCAGCATCCGGCCCGCCCACAATCGGCACAATGCCCAGGCCGTCCAGGTAGGCATCGTTGATGACCACAAACGCGCTCCAGGTGATCGTGCTGGGGTCCGGCTCCACATACAGGGCAGGGTCTGGCGTGGGCGGCGGCGTGCCTCCCGAGATGGCGACAGTGACGTTGGTTGTGCCCTGCGCCGTTCGGTTCTGGCTGTCGGTGGCGATGGCGATCAGGGTCAGGGTGCCGTTGTCCGCAGCCGTCACATCGGTGGTGGCCGTGTAAGGCGGACTGCTGGAGCGGCTGATGAAATTGGCCGGGCTGACGCTGCCCCGGTAGAAATCCAGCCATTTGATGGTCAGACCGCTGGGAGGGGTGGCCACTGCGCCCAGGGCGAGCGGCCTTGCGGTGGTCACGCTGCCGGGTGAAGCACTCACGCCGACGGTTGCTCCTGGCAGCGGGATGGCGACGGTGACGGTTTGCGTGGTGGTGGCAAAGTTGCCAGCAGCATCGGTGGCCCTGAGCAGGTAGACGTGCGTGCCGTTGCTGGACCGCGTGATGCCCTCGGTGACCTCGCCGCCGGGGGGGATGGTGATTGCCGTACCGTCCCGCGTGAGCAGCAGCGTGACCGCGCCGCCCGCATCGGTCCCGCTGGCGTTCAGGGTCAGGGTGCCGTCGGCAGTGAAGTTAAGCGAGCTGGCGGTCAGGAGGGGGACGGGTGCGGTGGTGTCGGGCACGCCGATGGCAACGTCGATCTTGAAGCTGACCTCACGGGGATTGCCTTGCTTGTCCACCACCACCGCGCGGAACTGGACCTCGCCGTTGTCCACGAAAGTCAGCTCGGCAGGGCAGGTATAGGGGGCAGACAGGCGCTGGCCGATCTGCACGGTGCCTTTGAAGAAATCCACCCGCGCCGTGTTGCTGCTGTCACTCAGCTCGACAGCGAGCGGATAAGGCGAGGCGGTCACAGGGCCAGCAGCGCCGGTGAACAGGATGGTGGGCCGAGGCGGCGGCGCTGAACCAGAGCCGGGCCGAATGCCCGCGAGCAGGGCCAGCAGACGTGCGATTGAGGACATGGGGCCTCCAATGGCCAAAGCAAAGCCCCCACATTTCTGTAGGGGCTTGCATAAATTCTGTTGTGGACGTTGACAAGGCTATGCGTTAGTCGTCAAGCTAAATGAGTAGACCCTCGCGGTGTTAGAGCACCCAGGGCCACCTACGCCTTACGGGAGGCACAGCATGAAAGAGAATACAACCGCTCCGGCGGAGTCCATGCCCTATGACTGGGACACCCTGCTCCGCGAGAAACGGGAGAAGACGGTCAGGAAGGCGCTGAAGAGTGGCGATATCGATCTGCTCGTCAGCCTGACCATGCACAACCTGCTGGCCTACGGGCGCGGCGGGGCGCACACCAGCCCGCACACGATGCGCGGGTACACGACTGGCGTGCGGGCCTATCTCGCCTACGCGCTGCCCCTCGGCTGGAAGCGGCTGACCGAACACGATACGGACCTGACCATCGGCTACATCCGGGGGCTGGAGCGGCAGGGGATGAAGCCCGGCACCATCAACTCCAGGCGCAGCGCCGCCCGCGCCCTGTACCGCGCCCTGCGGTGGGCCAACGTGCTGGAAGGTGATCCTTTCGCCGACACCCCTCGCGCCCATGACACTGAGGACAAGTGGACGAAGCGGGAGGCGTACTCGCGAGAGGACATCAATGCCCTGCTCGCCCTAGCGGACGCGGACGAAACGCGGTTCTTGCTCCTGGGCGCGCATGGGGCGCTGAGGATGTCTGAGCTGATCGGTTTAAGGTGGCAGCACATTGACCTCCTGAAGCGGGTGATGGTGGTGACCGGCAAAGGCCGGAAGACGGCGACGGTTCACCTCACCGCAGCGCTGACCGAGTCGCTGGCCCAGGTGCCGGAGGAGGACAGGGAAGGGCCGGTGCTGGCCTGGCAGAACCAGAAGACCGTGCGGCTGGTTTTGCGGAGTCTGTGCAGCCGCACCGGGGTCAAATACGAGAAGCGCCACGTCCACGGTCTGCGGCACTCGGCGGCCACGCTGCTCCTGGACCAGTGCGGCGACATCTTCGTGGTGGCGAGGCATCTGCGGCACAGCAGCATTTCAACGACAGAAACCTATGCGAAGTTGAGCAGCACGAAGCTCACCGATGCGCTCAAGAGCTGGGACGTGGCAGAGGACGCAGCGGACTAACCCCGACATCAGCAGCGCCCAGGAGATGATTCCTGGGCGCTTTTCTTTGGCTTTCTTTGGCCGATATTCGGCTTGATCTTCAACCCGACATCTGAACGTATCGGGAGAAATCAGCGGATGCGGTAGCCTCAGCAGAACACCCCGCGCACGCCAATGCGGGGGTGTGGTTGGGCCGCCCGAAGGCTGCTGGATCGCGGTGATTTAGTGTACTTCGGAAACAAATGCGGTCTGCGTTGGAGCCTTATGCCTTTTATGAATGCTCGCTGCAATGCTTGCGGGACTATTTTCCCGTCAGTAATGGAAATACCCGATGACGGCGACGATATGAGAGTTTCAAATATAGTCTTCGGGCCTTGCCCGAACTGTGGAGGTTCCGGCCCCTTAATTGCAGATGGTTTGACAATAAGTGTTTCAGGTGGAAATGTGACTGTTCCACGAGGGGGCATATCGAAAGCTGATTTAGCGATTATCACCTCCGTCCTCTCGCCGTTCCAGTTGAACGGACGAAGTAAGAAGGCTACTCAGCAAGCAATCGCTAAAGTTTTGCCTGAACTTGCGCCTGAAATTAACAAACTCAATGAAGGGCAATTGGCTGTACTACTTGCCTTTATTATTGGGTTATTCACCTTTCTTCAAAATCAATTGAATTCGGACAGCGCTTCGGTCCAGGGAGAACAAATCATTCAGCTTATTCGAGAACAAACTGCTGCAATCCAGAAGCAGACAGAGCAAGCTCAGAGAAGTTCGGATCGATCATTCCAACTTGATCAAGAGAGGAATGATCTGCTGCGACAGCAGTCAGAACTTCTCAAAGAACATCTGAAGGAAGCTCCAGAACAGCATGAAGGCTCCCATCCCCAGCAAAAACCAGGGGGGAAATAGCGCAAGGGGTCGAGGCGGAAGCATTTTTGCGAGGCCGGTGCCGATCATCAAGGCACTGACCAGGGCCGCAAATAGAACGCCGATGGTCATCGCGGTTAGGATCAAGGTGCGCTCCCTATATGAAATGTCTCCAATCATCTGGGGGCTGTTTTGCTGGCCGATTCTGTGTGCTATTGGTTCCCCGGATGCTCGGTACAGCCAAACTCGGCATTGGTGTATAGCACAGCCTCGTCCCCGCTTTCGGCAAAAGCCCAAGCGTTTTCACCATCACCATCTGGACCCGCATACGATGTGGTGGTTAGGGCGCAGGTTTTCACATCCTCGTCGCCAGCATCATTCATCACAGGGTCTTTTGCGCCCCAGTGAGGGCAGGTATTACACCGTTCCATGCGTCCTCCTGTCTGCGTCATGCGAGTAGCCCCCCGTCCCGCAGGCGGGTTTCGAGTTCTGCTTCCCGCACTCGCAACGCCTCCACTCGCGCAATCAACGAGGTCAAGACCGCCTGATCGTAAGCTGCCGCCGCCACGATTGCGGTGTTGGGCGGGACTGTGCTGGTCAGCGCCAGCGCCTTGAGTGGTTTGGGGTACAGGCTGCCGTCCAGCGTGGAGAACGGGCTGCTCGTGGTGGCGACACCTGCCGCACCCGTCTTGACGAACACCCCTGGCATCGAGAGCGCAGACGCCCCGGCCTGAATCCCGATGCGGGCCACGAACAGCGTTTGCCCGATGGAGGTAGGTCCGGTGTACCGCACGTTGATTTTCGGGTTGTGCGTGTTGCCAGAGGTCAGCCCCGTGACGAGCATCCAGAGGATGTGCCAGTCGTGACCGTCAATCGTTCCCAGCTTGATGCTGCCCTGCGCGGCGTTGCCATAGTTGACGTTCCCGTCCAGGGGCTTGAGTGTGGGCGTCTCGTCACTGGGATAGGTCCATCCCACTGCGCCGCGCTGAACGTTGCTGGCGGTCACGTCGCTCAGGCGCAACCGGAAGGGGGTGGTTCCGATCTGCGTTCCCACGCTGACCAGCGCCCACACCACAGCCTGCGTGGCGTTGATGACCACATTCCGGCCCGCGCCCGTGGTGGACCCGGCATCGGAGGTGATGACAAACTTGGTGGTGTCATACGCGCCGCTTGGCCCTTTGCGGTCTGTGCTGTTGGCAGTCACGGTCTGCCCGCCGTCCACGGTCCACTGCGCCACAAAATCATCGGAGTACGGCATGTCGTTCACGGCGGCAACGGGTTTGGCCGTGACGGAGGTGTAGACCGGGTTCGGCTGGCCCGCGACTGCCTCATCCCCCAAGAGCACCCAGCCGGATTTGCCTACGCCTGTGGCCTTGAGGTACTTGAGCGTCCCGAGTGCGCCGTCTGTGCGGGTGTACTCGCTGCCAGGATTGGCGGTGATCACACCTTCCGGGCTGCCTGTTCCCACTGTGCGGCTGATGGCCGGGGCATCGGGTGAGCCGCCCTGGGTCATCACGCCGCTAAAATGCACGTTCCCCACATGGAAGGCATCGCTGTTGTAACTGCCCGTGTAGTGCGTGCGTCCCGGCCCCAGCACGTCCTTGGAAGGCTCTGGGAGGTTGCGAAACCAGTAGGCCGCGCCGTTTTGCCGTGCCCCGAACACATTGATGATCGGGCAGATCGAGCCAGCGCCAATCCTGAACACGGCGTCTGAGCCGTTGGAGTTGGTGTAGCCGCCGAAAATGTTCAGGGTGCAGAGTCCGGTGTACTCCAGTTGGTAGAGCGCCCCCAGGTTGGCCTCGGATTTGGCGTCATAGACCGAGAAGGTCATGGTCCCGCTGAATCTCATCAGGCCCAGTTGGTTGTTGTCGCCGCTGGGGCCATAGACGGAACCCACGCACGCGCCGCCGCCTGCCAGATCAAATCCGTATTCGTCTGATCCGTTGCTCGTCACGTTGTCAATGCGGTGCGGGGCATGAACCCCCTCAGTGCGAATGTTTGATTTTCGCCCGTTCTTCACCAGCAGGTTTTGGATCACGCAGGTTTCGCCCAACTGCCACACGGCCAGCGGATGCCCGCCGCTGGAGTTTTGGCTCTTGTTGCCGTCGATGACGAGGTTTTCGAGGCGGGCGTAGTGCAGCCAGTCCCCACCGAGCTTGTTGGCCCAACTGCTCGATTGGATGGTATTTGTTCCCGCTGGTGCGCCGGGGGCCAGCTTGATCTGTGCGCCTGCGGTGGCGTCACAGCTTGATCCGCGCAGGGTAAACCCCGGAATCCAGATGATCGCCGTGTCGGTGTAGTAGGCGTTCAGGGCGGACGTAAACAGTAACGTGCCGCGCTCCCAGCGGTTCTTGACGCCCTGCGCGGCCATGTTGATCCGCACGCCGCCTTTCGTGGCGTCATTGACCGGGAGTGCGCCGTAGACACCCACGCTAATCACGCCGGGGCTGGCTGCTTGATACAAGAAATAACCATTCGTGGCCGTCGCGTGCCGGATATACATGCCGCCGTCATCTGCCGGGTAGCTGCCTTCCTGCCAGATGTAGACGCCGCCGCCGCCGTCGCCTGGGGCGTAATAGCCACGCACTCGGATGGTGGCGTTAGCCCTGCGGATTGGGTTGGTGCGGAGTGCGGCGATGGTCCCTACGCTGTTGTCCCGCAGGTTGAAAATCGGCAGACTGGGGGTGCTGCCCGCCATCATTTTTAGGTAAACGTCGCCCGTCTCGGCGTCAGTAAGGTTATTACCCACCGGGGTAGCGGCCCACTCCGTCCCTACGGCGGCAGCGTTGGCTACGGTTTTGCCCAGGGCGGTGCTGATGGCGATGCTGGCGAGTGCGGCCTGGGCGTTGGCCTGCGACTGCGCGATATCGGTCTGAAGATCGGCCAGCTCCCCCAGCACCACCTGGGCATCCCCCACGAACTGCCCGATCTTGTCGGCTTCAGCCCCCGCCCGGTCTGCCTGGGCTTTCGAGTAGGCGATATGGGCGTCGAGAACCTGTAAATCATCGTCGGTGACGACACGCTTTCTGTTACTGGGATTCGTCATCGATGACCTCCAGGAGATGGCTGTAAGTGAATGTGGCGTCTGGGTAGCTGTACGTCCGGCCCGATTCCGCGCCGAACCCCACGCCTGCCAGCGGTTCCACCTCGTAAAGCCCGTCCTCCACTGCCGTCACGCGCAGCAGCCCGAGTGGGTAATTGCCCGCGACACCCGCGATGGGGTTGGGCTGAGGCGAGGGATCGCCTGGATACAGCCGCCACAGCGGATCAGCCAGCAGATAGGTCACTGAGAAGGCACGGGCATTCCCCTCGCCGTAAGGTTCTTCGTGATCCATCACGGCCCGGATGGCCACGCTGCTGGCCCCCTCGGCAAACCCGGTGGCCGCCAGAGCCAGGGCATGCCAGCGCGCAGCCCGCGTGCCCACGTCGAAAGCGTTGATGCCCTCCACGCGGAAACGCACCTGCATCTGAACGGGTTTGGGCTTGCGGCTGCCACTCGCCCAGGTCACCCCCCTGGCGGTCTGGCGCGCGGTGGTGTTCAGCGGCACCTTGATCTGATCGCGGTGCGCTGATACAGGGGATGGCCCCTCGGAAGCCAGATAGATCAACCCCCCGACAATCAGCGCGGGCGGCAGCGCCTCGGAAGGCGTGCTGTCAGGCAGCAGCCGGGGCAGACGGTTCAGGAGGTCCAGCGCCGTCATACGGCCCTCACGGCGTCCAGCGTGGCGGTCTGGTCTTTCGCCGTGATGGCCGCCGCAAAGCTGAGTTTCTCGGCGTCATCACTCTGTCCACAACGCACCTCCGTGTACAGCTCGCCGTCCTCGTCCACGTCGTACACGAACAGGTCCACCGGCAGTTCTCGGGTGCCTGTCAGGTTGCCCGCGAGATCCCGGCGCAGGATGCGGATTTTTGGTGCAGGATCGGTGTCCCAGCCAGGCAGCCGAACCGTGGCCGGGTTCTGGATGGGCAGCCGGGCCAACGGTCCCGCCGTCGCCAGCATCAGCTCTGCGTCGGCCTGAATGAGGGCAGCGGCGCTGATGCGCAGGGGCGTGGCCACGCTGGCCTGCGAGACCGTGAAGGACAGGCGCTTGCCCACGCTCCAGCGGTCTCGGAGTCGCCCGTCCCGGAGTTTCCAGGGGAACAGGTTCAACCCGCCTGCCGTGGTGTTCGGGCGTTCCACGGTCAGCAGCACCAGATCGTCGCCCGCCTGCCCGCTGATGGTCACCCGTTCCACGCTGCCCCCCTCCACCGCCAGCACGAAGCCATCGGGAAGCGGGGTGGTGTCGGGGTAGTCCAGGGTCAGGCTGTAGGTCACCGCGAGCGCGCCGGGCGGAGCGCTGATCTCGATAGCCGTGTCGGGCTTGCCATCAGCCAGCAAAGGACTGTCCCCGGTCACGCTGGGCGTACCAGGGGGCACGCCGTCCGGGTAGAGGGCTGTGGCCACCGAGACGCCCACTGTTGGAGCTTCCAGCGGCTGGAACAGCTCAGCATTGGCGGGCACGGCCACACTGCGCCATGCCTGCCCATAGGTATGCGGGGCCACGGGCACCTCGCGGGTCAGCGGGCCAGCCCGGGCCAGGTCCTCTGCGTACCGTGTGGCGTCCCGCAGGTTGCCCGTGCTGGACAGCAGGCTGTACACGGCCCCGGCTTGCAGCGTCCGCGCCCAGATCAGGCGCACGTCCGTCACCAGTGCGGTGCTGTCCACGTCCAGGCCGTCGATCTCCACCAGTTCCCCGGCCTCATCGATTTCCAGCAGGCCAGTCGGATACCCGAACACGGGGCGGCGGTCTGCGTTCACGCCCCAGTCGGGGTTCTCGTCCCGGCTCTCGGTGCTGCCGTCCGCGTTCAGGTAGACCTGGCTGCGGCGGCTTCTGCCCTTGAGCCGTTCGTCGATCAGCTTGGCAACAGACCAGAAGTTGCCGTCAATCGCCGCGCTGGTGATGTCCAGGTCTGGAATGTTCGGTTCGTCCGGGCGGATCAGGATGGGGCCGATCTGCCCGTCGATGCCCAGTTGACCAGAGGCATTGAGCTGCAAGAACAACTCCCGCACCTGCGCGCCCAGGTCCATCTCAGGCAGAGTGCCCCGCACTTCCACCTCGGTCAGGCGTTTCATGCGGAAGCCCTGCAACTTGTAGCGCCCGATCTCGCTGTCTGCGCTGCCGTTCACCACGGCCACTCCGGCGTAGCGGTTGCGCCAGATCGCGTTTGGGCCGCTGCGGAACTGGACGGTCACGATGTCACGCGGGCCAATGCCGAGGCTCACTGGATCCCCCTCGAACGTGGCTTCACGGCAATCGCCGTTGCCGCGCACCTCCATGCGGCGGGGGCCACCGTCCAGGCGCAGCTCATCCGGCCCCATCTCAAGCTGCCGGTAAAAGCGAAAGGTGCCTTCTGGGGAAAGCACCTCCAAGCGGTATTCGTCTGTTAAGCCCATTGTTCACCTCCCTTAAAGTGCCCCGGTGGTGCTGACGTAGCCGGTGCCCGTCCCTGCTGGCCCGGAAACCTCGATCCTTACTCCACGTCTGAATGTTTCGTCGAGGCTGCCCACAGACCCCTTGAAGCTGTCCGCCGCTTCCTTGATCCCTCGCATGCCTTCCAGCAGCGGAGTCGCAATAGCGAACTGGATCGGCTCCGGCAGGGTGCTGAGGTTGCTGGTGTTGACCCCCTGCGTGTCCGGCGTGCCCGTGATGCCGTATTGCTGGGCGTAGCCCTGGAGCCTGGGGGCCACGTCCGTATAGAACTTGCTGGCCAGCCCGTCCACCTGGTTCACGGCGGCGTCGATGCCAGCGAGCGCAGCAACATCGTCCTCGGTACCCGGCGTCTTCAGCGCGTCGGACCACGCCTTGATCGCCGGGGCGATGATTTCCTTGAGCAGCGTTTGGTTGATGAACAGGTCGATGACGCCATTGAGCATCCCATCGAACACCGTTTCATGCAGCTTGTCCTTGAACTTGGAGAAGTCGTTGTTGAGGATGGCGTCCTTCAACCCACCCTTGATGCCATCCGTGAAGGCAGCCGACATGGTCTTGGCGAAGGTCAGGCCCAGCTCGTCGATCTGGTTGACCACCTCTGGACCGCCACCGAACACGTCAGCGAAGAAGCCGCGCGAACGGGTGAAGGTCTTCTGGTAATCGCCGCCGTTCAGGAGCGGGTTGTCCTTCTGGAAGTCCTCCTTGAGCTTCTTGACCTCGGCCTGCGCCTTCTTGAATCCGGCGATGGCGTCGGCGATGGAACTGGCCACCTTCGTGATGGCTCCCACCCACGCGCCGATGTCTGCCGGGTTCAGCAGGATCTTGCTCACATCGGAGGCGAGGTCCACCAGTTTCCCGGCGGCGTTCCCGATGCCTGTGATGTTGGCGATGATGTCTGTGCCGCTCGTCCCGTCGTCCAGGGCAGCGAAGGCCCCAGCGAGTTGCTGAACGTACCCGGCGTATTCCTGGAACTTGCCGATGGCCTGGAGCGCCCCCGCGATGGCAGGATTCATGGCCCGCAGACTGGCGGCCAGCTCGTCGAACTGCCGGGCCAGCACAGGGTTCCCCGCCTCACGGGCCGCCTGCGCAAACCCTTCCAGCTCGGTTCCGGCCTGCTGGAGGCCCTGCACAAATTCGGGGGCTGTAATCTTCCCGGAATCGAAATCCTCGGTGAGCTGCTTGATACCGTCCTGCATGTCCTTCAGGTCAAGCTTCTCGGTCAGCTTGATGTCGGGTTCCGATCCGAACTCCCGGATGAGGTTCAGCAGGTTCTGAAGGTCATCCTCGGTGAGCCGCCCTGCCTTCCGGGCGGTGTCCAGAGATTCGGTCAGGGCATTCAGGGTGGTGGTGTCGCTCAGGCCCTCGCTGCCCAGCCCGAAGATGGTGTCGGACCATTTGGTGAATTCATTCGTGGGAGCAGCAGGGGCGTCCAGTGTCCGGTTCACGCCGTCCTGAATCCCGTCTGCCGTGATGCTGGCCAGCGCATCCTGGTACGCCTGCGCGTTCTCGATCCCGTCTTGCAGCGCCTTGCGGGTGGCAGCGGGCAGGGCCTGACCCACCTCCGAGGCGAGCAGGTCCGCTGCCTGCGTCATGGCGACGCCCAGAGTTGCGGAATCTAACTCGGTGTTGAGTGCTGGCGTCAGGTCACGAGCAGCAGCGATAGCCCGCGCTGTTTCAGCCCCGCCCGGCTGGGTGTTCGTGAACCCGCCTCCGTTGCTGCTGGGGGCGTACCCGGCCTTACTGGGGTCTTCGTAGGCGGCCACGCCTTGGCGCAGCTCAGTTAGAAGCGCTTTGAGTCGCGCCACCATCGCCGGATCGGTCACGTGATCAAGCTGGTCCACCACCTGTGAAATCTGATCCTCGATGGTGCCCGAGAGGCCAGAAAAGAACAGGTTGAATCCATCTGTAAGGGCAGTAGATTTCGCCAGCGCATTGATCTTGTCGGTCAGATCGCCGATGGTGGCAGCGGCGTCCTCGCCCCGGTTAGAGGCTGCCCACGCTTCGTCCAGGGCCTCCTGCAAGGTCTGCATGGCCCCCGAGGTGTCGCCCAGCTCCACCAGGGCGTCGGAGGTCTTTCCTGCCTCGGTGGTCAGGCGCTCCATCCAAGCGGTGGTGTTGGCCAGAATGACCTCCTGATCACGGATGGCTTGGCTGACCGCATCCACCGTGCCAGGGGCGAGTTTTCCAGCGGATTCCAGGTCCTGAAGCACCTTTACGTAAGCAGCGTTTGCCTCGGTGCTGCCAGGAATCTGGTCTAGCGCGGTTTGCTGGGTGGCCACGTAGCCCTGTGCGGCCCGTTGCGCTCGGTCATAGCTGTCGGCGACATCCGCGTAAGCTCCAGCGGCAATCTGGGCGTCGATGGCCTGATCCCGCATCAGGTCCGAAATATGGGCCACCGTGCCGCCCGCCACCTGTCCAGCTTTTGCCATGTCCTGGAGCAGCTTCAGGTACTCGGCGTTGCCTTCGATGGTTCCTGGCATGGCCGCCACGGCGTCTTCCAGGCTGACCGCATAACTCTTGCCTGCCTCTGCGGCCCGGCTCTGTCCGTCGCCCAGGTCTGCGAACATTCCGGCAGCGATCTGGGCGTCAATGCCCGCCTGATAGAGGGCCTCGGCGCTCTGGCGCGCACCTTTGACATATTTGGTTTGAGCCACACCACCTTTAGTGGCAGCGTCTGCGGCCTGATCCATGCCCACGCGGTAAGCGGTCAGATCCGCGATTTCTACCTTGCCCGTGGCGATCTTCTCGCGCATCCCATCGGCGAGCTTGCTATAGGCGTCGCGGGCATCCTGGATGGCCTTGGTCTGGTCTTCCAGGGCCTGGTTTCCCGCGCTGGTCTGGGCGTTCCTGAGTTTGACCACAGTGTCGGCATAGGTCTGGTTTGCAGCATCGATGTTGCGCTGCTTATTCGGATTGGTGATGTCGTTCTGGAATGCACGGATGGCCTTGTCGCGGGTGGCACGGGCAACCTGTTCGCTGGCGTTGAATTCATCTTGCCCCTGACGCTTGATCAGGGCCACCTTCTGGGCTGCGGTGCCCTTGAAATCGGCCAGTTCCTTCTTGTTCAGTTCCTGCGTGCGGGCGAGGTCTGCCTCAGCCTCCTGCACGTCCAGGTCACGGCGCTCGGCAGCATATTTGGCGCGAAGCTGGGCCAGCTCTTTGGAGCGTTCCACAGCAGCTTTGGCGGTCTCCTCGGCCAACTTTCCGATCAATGCGGCGTTATCCTCCAGCGCCTTTTTCGCCGCCTTGCCTGCTTCGGTGTCCAGATCGGCGCGGCGCTTCAGCTCGGCCTTCGCGCCGTCCCAGCGGGCCAGATCACCCTCTTTCTGGACACCGCCCTTGATGATGTCGCTCAGGCGGCCCGTTCCAGCGTTCCGCATGTCGGCCACCATTTTCTCGGCAGCAAGCCGCTCGGCCAGTTGCTGCTGTTCGCGCTGGGTGGGGGTGAGATCGGGCTTCTTGTCGGTGATGGATTTCAGTTTCTTGGCTGCGTCTCCGGCCAGATCCAGGAGTGCGCGATACTTCGCCGTCTCGCCGTTGCGTTTCTTCTCGGCACTGGCGGCAGCCAGGGCATCGGTGCTGATGGCTTTGAGATTCTTGCTGATCTCGGCAGAGGGGCGGCCCAGATCGCCCAGGCTCTGCGTGATGTCGAGCTGGCCCTTCAAACGGTCAAAGGTCTGGCCGTACTGGGAGGTGGCTTTATCTGCCTTTTTGGTGGCCAGTCCAGCATATTCCAGCGCTCGGGCCGTGATGTCGCTCTGATCGCCAAAGGATTTGAGGGCATCTTTGGCCTTGTTCCATTTGGCCGAATTGGGCGCGGTGCCGCCAGGTGCGTACTTCTCCACCTGATCCAGAATGCGTCTGGCCTCCTTAACGTAGGTCTCAAACGCCTTGATCGGCGCAGCAGACGCGGCTCCGCCTGCTCCTGCATCGGGCCGGACCTCGGGCACCTTGGCCCCCAGCACGGGCAGCATGTCACCGGGACGCACGATCCAGTTGGGCGTGCCCAGTTTACCAATCGCCACATCGCCCACGGGGTTCACGCCGGGGCTGGTGGGGTTGCCATACTTGTCGAATTTGCCACCGTTGGCCGCATAGGTCACGCGGTTGTTGCCACGCACCATGCCGTCGCCGATGTAGATACCAGTGTGATTCTGGCCATTCTCCGTGTAGAACACCACATCGCCCTTCTGAAGATCTTTCGTGCCGCTATACCGCTGAGCAAAACCCGCCTTGAGCAGGTTACGGGCGGCATCGGTGGCCTCGGTTTTGCCGTCCCCATTGCTGTCGGTCTGGAACAGGGCATTGATCTTGCCTGCCACTTCTGGTGTGGCCTTGCCAAGCACGAGCCGCACCCACTGGGCGCAGTAATTCACGATGCTGTCGGCGCTGACCTGTCCCAGCTTGCCCGCCCCGGCCTCGACCACCTTTGCGCCCAGGGCGTCGGCTCCCGCCGCCGTCAGGGCCACACCCGCTGGGCCACCGGTCTGAAGCGGGCCAGTGAAGGTGCCGTTGGCCTGGGCCTCCTGCTGCACCTGAAAGCTCAGGTCTGCCACTGCGGCTTCCAGCGCAGCCACCTTGGCTTTCTGGGCGTCCAGACGGGGCTGGAACTGCTCTGACACTTTGCCCGTCGCGCGTTGCTGCGCATCCGCCACGCTCTGCGCAGACGCCAATTGGCTTCTGGCCGTGGCCAGTTCCTCTTCCTTGGCCTCCTTCTGCTTGAGCAGATCCGACTTGCCGACGCCGTTTTTCAGGTCACGCGCCTGATTGAACTTGCTCAACACGTCGTTCAGGCCCGTGAGCATGTCGTTGATACCGTCCAGCACGCTGGTTTTGGTAGACGCAAACAGCTCGCCCACATTCACCCACAGCGACTTCCATTTGGCCGAAACCTCATCAGATTTCTGGCTGATGGTGGCGGCCACCTTGCCGTAGGCTTCCGCCGTTTTACCTGCCGCGTTCGCCTGCCCTTCCAGGGTGGCGGTCAGGCGCTCGAAATTGCCGTTAGCCAGACCCGTCACGGCGGGCAGACCGCCCACGTCGCCGAACAGCCGGGCCATCGCCTCGCTGTTGCCGTCGGTCTTCTCGATCACGTCGCGCAGGAATGGCACGAGGCCCTTGGCTGCCAGCGCCTGGGCATTGAACTGGATACCGAGATCTTTGGCGGTCTCTTTTGCCTGCATGCTGGGCTTGATGATGTTCGTCAGCGCCGAGCGCAGGTATTCGATGGCGGAGGACGGCTTGATGCCCTGCGCGGTCAGTGCGGCCACGCTGCCCAGCACCTCGTCCAGACTCAGGCCGGCCATTTTGGCGGTGGGCAGCACCATACCGAGACTCTGGGCGAGTTGCGAGAAGCTCATCTTGCCGTCGTCGACGGCCTTAAAGAGTTTATCGCTGACCATTGTGGCGTCAGACGCTTCCAGTTTGTAGGCGTTCAACACGCTGGTCAGCACGTCGGTGGCAGTGGCAGTCTCCGTGGCTCCAGCGCGCGCCAGTTCAGCGGACTGCTTGAGCAGCGCCAGGCTGGCCGTCATGTCCTCAGTGCCCTTGACCCCTGCACCCAGCACGTCATACAGACCCGCGTTGAGATCCGTGTAGGTGGCCCCCACGTCGCCGCTCATCTTCAGGATCGCGCGTCCAGTGTCCCCGAGCTGGGCGGTGGTCTTGTCAGTCAGCGTAGCGATCTGCGCCAGCCCCTTCTCAAATTTGGCGTACTCGTTGACCGCTTTGGTTGCCGCCAGCGCCGCGCCGCCCACCACCAGGGCAAGCCCACCCACAGCCAGCCCAGCAGGGCCAGCAGCAGAGGCGATGCCCTGGAAGGCATTGATGGCCGCGCCGCCCTGGGAAGCCATCATGCCCAGTTGACCGGGCAGCATCCCGAAGCTGTTGACGATGTTGCCGGACAGGCCACCCGCATTGATGCCGCCCCGGATGGTGTTCTGCTCACGGGCGAGGCGCTGAATCTCGCGGTTGACCTGACCAAGCTGCGTGGTGGTCAGGTTGCCACTGCGGGCCATCGTCTGCAAACTGGCGGTGATCCGCGCACTTTCGGCGGCATAGACGGCAGATGCGGCCCGGAACTCGGTGGAATTGCGCCGCACGCCCGCCGTGGCCGTGTCGAACGCCGCCCGCATGGCTCCAGCCTCGGTCCTGATCCGCTGGAAGGCGTCGGTGTTAATGGAGCGCAGGCTGCCCGTCAGGCGGGTCAATCCAGCGTCCAGCGCCTTGAAGTCGGCTGTCCCGGCTGTGGCCCCGGCAGACGCCGTGCGGAGACGGCCTTGCAGGGCAGTGAGCTGGGAACCGAACTGCGCGGCGTTTACGTCCCCGCGCTTCCACTGGTTGTTCAGGGCTTCCAGCTCGGCCAGGAGTGCCCGATTAGCTGCTGAGATGCCCGGCCCACCGCGTCCGCCGCCGCCACCGCCGCCCCCACCACCACCGAGAGCGCGGAGCTGGCTGATCAGGCTCTGAAGGGCCGTGATCTGGGTGTTGATTTGCGTGTACACCGCATTCAGCGCCGTGGTGTTCACGGTCACGCGGTATTGCATGTTCGCGCCGAGGCCGTTCAACATGCCCTTGAGGGTGGTCAGGTCATTCTTGATCGCGTCGAAATTCGAGAAGCTGACTTTCAGCAACACCGAGCGGCCCTGGAGGCGGGCCAGCTCAGCATTGACGCTGGTCAAATCAAACTTCAGGCGCACCGTTCCAGTGTTCTGGAGTTTGCCCAGCGTTTGCATGATGCCCTGTAAAGCCGTCTGTGCCCGTGCGAGGTCTGCGGCGTTGCCTGCCCGTCCCGCCAGTGTTGCCGCTTCCTTGCGGGCCGTCACGAGTGCCCGGACTGCCGCCGCCGCCTCGCGGTCTGCCTGTGCGCCTAGCCGCGCGGTCAGGACCGACTGGGCTGACAGGGTTTTGAGTTCTGCCGTCACGCCCCGGATGGCCCCAGCCTGCTCTTTGTAAGCCGTCCCCAGCAGTCGGGCAGCTTGCGCGCGGGCCTGAGCGTCCCGCTCTGACATTCCCTTGAGGGCAGCCAGATCAGCCTTAACCTGCTCAATCGCAGTCTTTGCCGCGCGGTTGTCGATGTTCAGCTTCACACCGTTGGTACGCTCAACAAACTGACGGGCCTTCTGAAGATCACGCTCGATGCCTGTCAAATCTAGGCCCGTATCGATAAAGAGGCCGCCCACAGATTGACCTTTGGTCATGGTTTAGTCACCTCCAGGGCAACGAAAAACCGCCCGGAAGGGCGGCGTGAATGGTTATGAACCTGAGAGGCGATCTATTCAATGTCTATTTCTAGATTTGTGCTGCTGCCCGTGCATTGATAGGTGGATTGAATCAACGCACCGAAACTGTTTTGCGCCTCTATTGTCCCATTCAGACGGTAACCACTCGTCACCGTCAGCACGTCACGGCCTATCTCATTCCCAAACTTTGCGGTAGATGGGGCCTTGAGCTTTTCGCGCACGCCGCGCTGGCAGGCCACCAGAAAACTGGTTTGGTAGTCAGGCGTGGAGGGAGCAAGAGAACCCCAGATCGCCAGCGCGGCCAGGACGGCGATTGGAACCCCGATCAGTACCGCCGCCCATTCCCAGAAGCCCTTACGCTGGCCCGTGCGTCGCACCTGCGCCCGGTAGGCTTCCTCGGCTTCAATGCGGGCGTTTGTCTCAGGGTCCAGGGTCATGCCCCCAAGATAAACGCCCCAGCGAGTGCCAGGGCGCGGGTGCGGATGTGGGCGCGTCAGTTCAGCTCCAGCACCCGTTCATCCTTTTTTGCTTTCACGTCCAGCAACGGCGCGGCATCAATGGTGCGGGTCTGGTCAGGAGCGCCCACCCACTTCTGATGAAGCTGCTCCAACATTTCTTTGATCCGGGTCACGCGCACCGGGCCGTAGAGCTGTCTCCCCTCTGGACTCTGGGCAATCTGCGCCACTTCATCCATGCTGTACACATCCAGGGCCGTCAGGGCAGCCAGGACTTTCGAGGCGGCGCTGTCGAAACGGGCCGCAGCTTTGGCGTAGTCACGCTGCTTGAGTTCCTGCTCCCGGGGAAGCAAGGGCAGCGAGGGCACCTGAATCACTGTGCCGTCCTCCAGTTCCAGATCCTCAATCTCGCGGGGCAAGGGCGTAAAGGGGCGCTTAGTCAAGGGAGGAG